AACACAGGACGCTAGTAAAAATATTTTCCCAGTGGGTATAATAATCGGTGGAGAAGAACTGCACAACAATCATCATTTGAATCCTGCCAGTGTAAAACTCAGTAAAAAATGGTTTGAATTTGATATTGGGTGGTTTTGGTTGTCGGTGTTGCGTTTTTGCAACTTAGCCAAACTTAATAGATAATATAATAAATAACGGTTTTCCCAAATTTTCTTCTAAAAAATTCTTGCATTTAATTACCAATTGTGCTATAATATGGTTATAGCAACAAGTTTTTTCAGCAATGAAATTCTATCAAGAAACCACCAAGTATGATGGTAACTATGCCAATGGCATTTATCTTTTGGACGACCGAAAGACTTTGATGTATGCTTATGTGTCCCCCGGAACCAAAACTCCCAAAGAATTTAAATCACCAATCAGAATTGACACCAGGGGAAGAACATTTATAGAAGTTAAAAACACTTGGAATTTTAAAATTTCCAAAGAAGTCACCGTGAATCCTCGCTGGGAAGTTAAAGGCAGCAAAGGGGATGTTTATGTTGTGGAGCAAACAGAACAAGGGCTAACTTGTAGTTGCACAGGATTTAAATTTAGGGGTAACTGCAAGCATTTATCTATGATTCCGTGATAAATAATTTAAACGGGATAATTCAAATGCCTTATAAAATCACCAGTACTACAACAAAACCAAATCTTTCTGTGCCAAATTTTGATGTTTGGTTAACTACAGTGCCTCAGTCTGTACTTGATCCTTTCCCCGATGCTGCTGGCAAAACACCAGCACAGGTAATTGATGAATCTGTAGCGCAATTAGATGATACAGCAAAAGGCTTTATCAGCCAAGGAGCTGTGCCTGACCAAGACGATCTAGTATGGACTTGGGAAAGTGTTTGGGTTGACAAAGCAGCTTGGACTAATGCAGCAGCAAAAAGTTCTTATATAGATGGCAATGCAAATGTTGGACGAACCGCAGGTAGTTTTCTTAGACAGTTATACATGACAGAAAACAACATTACAGTTACCACTTTCGAATCGAACATTTGACAAAAAAAACATTCACTGCTAAAATAACATTGTGTCCAATAAATCAATGTTATTTTTATGACCGATCCTTGTTTTCAAGTAATTCGTGACCTAGAGCGTCACAGCAGCAGGCTCAACAAAGAGGCAATCATTCTTGCTCAGGCCCAGCAGGAAAATAATGAATTTTTTGAGGGTTGCAGACTAGCACTGGACAGCACTGTGACCTTTGGTCTTAAACAAATACCGGAGAAAAAAGATGCGGATGGTGCTGGTTTATCTTGGAATAGTTTTACTGTCATTGTCGCTGGTTTGGTTAATCGCCAACTCACCGGTAACCTTGCAAGGGATACAGTTGTTGAAATGATGCAATCAGCCACCAAGGCTGAGTGGAATGACTGGTATCGCAGAATTCTTATCAAAGATCTGCGTTGCGGTGTCAGCGAAAAAACCATTAATAATGTAGTGGCAAAACAATACAAACATTATCAAGTGCCTGTGTTCAGTTGTCAGCTGGCTCATGACAGCCAAAATCATGAATCTAAGGTAACTGGCACAAAAAGAATCGAAGTAAAGTTGGATGGTGTTAGAGTAATTACTATTGTTTATCCTGATGGCCGTGTGGACCAGTTTAGCCGCAACGGCAAAGAACTGGTCAACTTTGAACACATAAAACAACAGTTAAGTTTGAATGCCAGTACTTTTAAAGAACCTATGGTACTAGACGGCGAAGTAATGAGCAGTAGTTTTCAAGACTTGATGAAACAAGTGCATCGTAAAAGCAATGTCAAAGCCAACGATGCTGTGCTTTGGTTGTTTGATATCTTGCCTTTAAAAGATTTTGAGCAAGGTCTTTGCAAACTCAAACAACGGGATCGCAGTGCTTGGCTTAACAGTTGGTATGACAGTAATCTAATTCGCAGCATGGCTAATGTGAGGTGTTTGGATCACGCTGAAGTGGACCTTGACACTGACGATGGACAAAGGTTATATGCCATGTATAACAAAAGTGCCATTGAAAACGGCTACGAAGGTATCATGCTCAAAGACTTGAATGCGCCTTATGAATGTAAACGCACCGCCAGTTGGTTGAAACAAAAACCATTTATCGAAGTGTCTTTGGCCGTAACAGCAGTAGAAGAAGGCACAGGAAGAAATCAGGGTAAACTAGGAGCATTTATTTGCGAAGGCAAAGATGACGGAAAAAACATTCGTGTTAATGTAGGCAGTGGCTTTACTGACAGTGACCGTGATAGTTATTGGTCTGCTAAATCTAAAGTTATCGGACAAATTGTGGAAGTCCGTGCTGATGCAGTTACACAAAATCAGGATGGCAGTTATTCGTTGCGTTTTCCGCGTTTCCTCAAATTCCGTGGCTTTGAAGTGGGCGAGAAAATTTAACATGGAAAAACAAGCAATTAAAGAACTAATGTACGGTGGCATTAACGAACTTTTGCAGAACCGTCGATTCTACTATCAAAGTAGCGTTGGTAAAAATTACGATCACTGGACCGACGAAGGTAAAAGTGCTATAACAGAGTTTGTAAACCAAATTTCACATCTCATATTAGATGCGGAGGCAGTTGAGTTTGATCGGCGTGCTAAACAACAAACTTTTCAAGCATTAAAATCATAGGGTCTTGATTTTAAATTCACAACACTGTATAATTGCACTAACTTTTCTTAATGGAGAAATTACATGCTGACTCTTAAAGAATGGATGGAAGTGATTGACTATCGCATCACTGAAGGCAGTGATTACTGTTGGACTTGCTTTGGCAACAAGCCTTATACTTTATCCTCATGGAACGGAGATCATGATGGATACAGTTTCAATATTACATTTGATACTGGAACTCAAGAAGTCTATATGGTTGAGAGCTGTGACTACAAACACAACAGAGCATATCGTTTAATTAATCCCGATTGGGTAAAAGCTTATAACGATTATGCTGATCGTGAAAATCCAGAATACAAAAATGTTGCCTGGGACAATGTCGACTATGTTGATCTTGAAGTTGATGACGATTGGATCCAGAAAGCTTTAGCCATTAAAGCAGGCGAAAACTACGACACTCGTGTCAGCGTTCCAGTTGACTTTACCGATGAAGAACTATTTAAGTACATGAAAATGGCACATGAACACGATATGTCTTTGAATCAGTTCATAGAACAGGCTCTGCGTAAAGTCATTGAGCAGGAGGTACAATGACAGATCCTATGCGTGAAGCATTTGAGACTATTACATATTTGACATTGAATATTGCGGGTAGTTGTACAGGTCATGGTCTACGCCGTAAGCTCAATGGAGAGTATGTCAGTGACCTATTAGAAGATCATTGGAATACTTTTCAAGAAGGCTGGGAAGAAGCTGTTAAATATCTACAGAATAATCAAAACGATAATTATACCGACATTGTCAGCAACGGCGGTATGGACCCAAGAAATTAAAATGAAAGTACAAGAGGATCAGTTTATATATGAGTGGTTCAGCGGCACCGGCAAAGGAGGACAGCACCGTAACAAGCATCAAAATTGTTGTCGCTGTATACATGAACCAACTGGTATTACCGCCAACGGCACAAACAGTCGTAGCCGCGAAGACAACCGGCGGCAAGCCTATATCACTTGTTTAAGCAGAGTCCAAGCGTACTTTCACAAAGACAAAGAAAGGAATCTTGCTGGTAATGAACGGATCAGAACTTATCACGAACCTGACAATAGAGTGGTGGATCATGCCAGCAATTATGTTGACACCTATACTAATGTAGTCATAAAAGGTGATATGGAAAAGGTAATTGAACAACGAGCAAAAGCAGTTAGATAATGAAAGAAGAACGCGAACATATTGGCTATATCGAGCGCGAAGAAGGGTTTTACAAACTCTATGCTCCGCTGAAAGGTTCTATTGTGACTCATGCTTTCATTCTCTGTAAGTATTGCAACGGTGCCATCTATCACTGCATGGGTCCAAAATATGATGCAGTATGTAAGCCCTGTTTTGAAAGTGCTGAACGGCGTGAAGGATATCTATGAATGAACAAATTATACAGGATTTAGTAATTAAGGCAAGAGAACTTGCTGTTAGCGCTACGCCTGACAATGGAAAGTGTTTTGACTTAGATGTATTCCACAATAAATTTGCTGAGTTGATTGTTAGGAAATGTATAAAACTTTGTGACCAGGTTGATATAGTGGGCGCTGACGAATGTATTGATAATGTTCGAAATTATTTTGGGGTCTAAAAATGAAAGAAATTGATATTGAACAATACTGCGATGGCTGGACCGTCAAAGTTGATGGAATAAGTTTTAGTTGGAACCATAATGATGAAGACATGGGAACTGAGGGTATCAAAGCACTGTTAGAATATCTCGGGCATGATGTAGAGATTGAGGAATGTTACTAATGAACGAACGAATTAAAAAACTCTATAACCAATCGCTTGAGGAAAAGTATCAATATGGTGGAAGTGATGCTAAACCTGGCGAGATGTATAGCAATTATATAACGGTGTTGAATCCTGAAAAGTTCGCCAAGTTGATTGTAGAGGAATGTAGGACGGTTGTAACTGAGGTGTATCGTAAGACTCCTTTAGAATTATGTGGTCCTTTGCTTACAGCCGATGAAAAGATTGAAGAACATTTTTACGGAGTTGAAGAATGAGAGATAAAATTTTTGAATGGTTAGGACGCAATCAACAAAAGATTGCTTATATTGGTGGAACCTGTGGGCTGCTGGCAGCTTTAGGTTACGCATTGCAAGGCAATTATGGTTTTGCAGCACTTTGGGCAGTTGTTGGCGGTATGATATTTATTGACACCCGAAGGCTGTAAATTAAACTGCAATGAGATATGCATGATTCAAAAAATTAAAAATGTAGATACACTAGGCAATGCTTTGGTCAGTATATTTCATAAACTGGCCTTATTTGGTATCGGAGCAGCCACCGTCTGGGCCGCAGCATGGGAGTTCAATGAATTACTGCAAAAACATCATGCCTCGGTCAGTGATCTATTGTTGTTGTTCATTTATCTAGAAATTGGTGCCATGGTTGGTATCTATTTCAAGACCAATCATATGCCAGTTAGATTTTTGCTGTACATTGCAATTACGGCACTAACTCGTCACATGGTGGATATCATGAGTCACTTGCCCATTAATATCCTGGAGATGTTAGCAGTGGCAGGGTCAACATTTGTTATTGCCGTAAGTGTGCTTATTGTGCGATATACCAGTGCTCGATTCCCCAGTGACCGCAAGGACGATGTTGTATAAGATATTATCCAAAATACTGACAAACAGCATGACACCAATTGTAAATCAAAACATAACAATTACAGGCACTACCAGAGGGATTGGTAAATGCTTGTTGCATCGTTTAGAATCTGCAAATCGAATAATTGAATTAAATCGGCCCGAATTCAATTTAGAAAAAATCCAAGACATGCAAAATATCAGTTTTAAGTACACAGATATTTTGATATTAAATGCTGGATCTTTGGGCATTGGAAAATGTCTATTCAGTGAACACTATCAAGAAGACTGGATTCGGATCATTCAAGCAAATTTAGTTGGCAATTTATTTTTAATTCAAAAATATATAAGACAACGAGATTCGGGTTTGATAGTAGTTCTAAGCAGTATGCGAGCAGCAAAATTTACCGACGACGCATTGGTTTACAGTGCAGCTAAAACAGCACTTAGCATGTCTGTAAGAAATTTGCGTTTAGAACTGAAAAAACAAAATAAAAACATAAGGCTGTTAGATGTAAAACCAAGTTTTACCAAGGCAGACTCAAGCCCTGATCCACAAGATAGAAAAGTTTCTACTTATGATCAAGTAGCAGATGGCATTGTTGCTGCTATGACTAACAGTCAAATTGAAGAATTACGATTTTAAATAAACTTGGAGAGTCATAATATGTTACCCGATAATTGGACAGAATTAACAGTGGACCAACGCAACGGTTGGCTGCGACAGGCTCTTAAGGATGATCTTAACATTACATTTACTAAAGTAGACGGAACCCAAAGATCCATGCCCTGTACTCTAAGAGCTGAAGCACTGCCACCGCAGACTTTAACAGAGCATCACAAAACTCGTGTGTTCAAACCTGAAACACTGTCGGTTTGGTGTTTGGACAAAAAAGAATGGCGCAGCTTTCGAGTCATGAATGTTATTTCGGTTAAGAAACTTGATACAGTATAACCAATAAAATTGACCCCTTGGTATTTTTTGCTTATAATAGACCGTAACTGCTAGTAAGCAGTAACTTTTAAAAGGAAATTAAATTATGTTTACAAAAGAATCTAAAACTCAACGCCTTCTAAATGCTTTGCAAAATGGTGAAGCAATGACCGCTAGCCAAATCAGCAAGCGTTTCAGCATTGGCAATCCCCGTGCTGAAGTCAGCCGCATTCGTCACGCTGGCTTTGCCGTTTACGCTAATCAGCGTAAAGCTGGCAACGGTGTTCGCGTTACCGAGTATCGTTTGGGCAAGCCCAGCCGTGCTCTTGTAGCTGCTGGCTACCGTGCAATGGCTCTAGGCCTGTGATACTGTAAGTATCTTCAAAAAGGCACTTCGGTGCCTTTTTTTATTCAATAAATAGATTATTCTATGAAATTTTCTGTAATCAGCGATCTGCATCTAGAATTTTCAGATTTGGAACTACCTGGCGGAGAAGTTTTAATTCTGTCAGGTGATGTCTGTGAGGCCAAACATGTTCATGCTGAATATGATATCAACAACATCATGAATCCCGGCGGGCCTGCTGACGGTAATTTTAAGCGGTCAGATCGTTACACACGATTTTTTCATGAAGAGTGCAGCAAATATGACCGAGTAATTTATGTTATGGGTAATCATGAACACTACGGCGGCCGTTTTGATAAAACTTATCAGCATCTTACCAGTGTGCTGCCTAAAAAAGTTGAATTACTGGAAAAGACCTACACTGAAATTGACGATGTTGTTGTAATTGGCGCTACACTATGGACTGACTGCAATCGCGGTGATCCGATTACTATGATGACTTTGAAAAATGGCATGAATGATTATCGTGTGGTTCAAAATTTTTATAAACAACAAGATCTGTACTATAAACTTACACCCCAAGTTACAGCAGAAGATCACATGTGGGCCAAAGATTTTATCACAACAACTGCCAAAAAATTTGCTAACAGGCCTGTGGTTGTGGTCACGCATCACAGCCCCAGTAGACTCAGCACCAAACCCCGTTATGAAAAAGATTTTCATATGAATGGTGGGTACAGCAGTAGTTTGGAAGATTTAATTTTGGACAATCCAAATATTAAATATTGGACACACGGACACACACACGATACCTTTCAATACGAAATAGGTCAGTGTACGGTGATCTGTAACCCCAGGGGTTATGTTGGTTATGAAGAAAGACCAAAAAGCTTTGACCCTACAGTGGGTTTTGTGCTACAATAAACTATCTGGCGTTAGTATAACGGATAATACAGCGGCCTTCTAAGCCGTCAATAGAGGTTCGATTCCTCTACGCCGGACCAAGATTACTTTTATTTTACTCATTGAAATACTAGTAAATATAACTTTATAAGGAAACTTCTCTAATGAAAAAAACTATAATTGCACTATTAGCCAGTGCGGGATTTGTGGCAGCGGTTCAGGCTCAAGTTACAATTTCTGGCCAATTTGATGTTGGTTTGATCAACCCCATCGGCGCTCAAAAAACTCGTGTTGATCAATCTGCCAATGGTATGAATCAAATTGTATTCAGTGGCTCTGAAGATTTGGGTGGGGGCCTTCGCGCTACATTCCGTCTAGCACAAAGATTCAGTCCTGAATCAGGTGCTGCGGATGGAACTTCTGGCAACCGTCCAATGTTTCAAGGTGAATCTACAGTTGGTTTAGCTGGTGGCTTTGGTGCTCTAAGATTAGGTCGTGCTGTGACAGCCTTCCAAGGACCTATTAATGACACTGATCCATGGGGAACTGCACAGGCAGCAAGCTTGGCCGTATTGACCACTGGTTATGCTACTGCTGCAGATTTTAATTCAGGTTCTGGATCTGGAGCAGGCCGCACTGATGGTATATTTTATGTTAGTCCAAAAATTGGTGGTTTTACTGCATCTATGACTTATGGTTTGAAAGACAGCCAGGTAACAGGCACAACTACCACTGGCAGTAACAGCCTTACCAGTTATTGGTTAGCTTACAACCAAGGTGCTGTTACAGCGGGTGTGGGTATGGAAGAAAACCGCGACGGTGATAAAATCCGCGCAGTTTTAGCCAGTTATAATCTTGGTTTTGTTCGGGTAGGTACTACTTACGCAGTATTAAATCCTGTTGCTTCTTCCGTTGATCGTAAAAGCTACAATGTAAGTGCTGTTATGCCCATTGGCAAACTAGTGGTTAAAACAGGTATCGGCCAAAGCAAAGCTGACAATGCTGTAGCCAGTGTAAAGAAAACTGGTCTCGGTGTTGATTATGTTTTGAGCAAGCGTACATTGATCTACACTAGTATGGCTCGTGATACCGGCAGTGCCATTACAGGCGCAAAAACAGGTTATGATGTTGGTATTAGACATAGCTTCTAATAGTAATTTAGAATCTTAATAACCGCCCCGCACCTGTGCGGGGTTTTTATTTGTAAAAATAGTTGACAAATTGTTTAAGAATATCTATACTAACACAGTTTTATGATTGATCAATCTAATTCAGCTAAAGGCCGCACAAGTTTTGATGGCAACATTGGCAACGATCTGGTGCATTTTATTAATCGAAATGTAACGCCTTATGCCACAGAATCTTCAGGGCCAAAATTTGATTTAGTTCCAGTTACTAAACAAAAAGACATAATGGTCAATGCAGCCCGTATGCATGCCAAACAAGAATATGACAGGATCATGCAATTGGTTGCTGTGTTGCAACAACAGGCTGCAGACATTAAAAAAAGATTAGACATTACTGATGCAGTACATGCTGCAAAATATGACTTTCAACTGTATCATGGTCAGTACTATTGGTTAGTATGGGACACTGATAAAAATATAACAAGACTGGTACATAATGGTCCAAATAACTGGACCACAGCAGCGCCTAGAAATTATCAATACCTAACTCGCATACAATGGTTAGGAGATCATACATGGAGAGAAGCCAATGACAACTGAAAATCAGAAACATAAAGACGATCTAAACATTCAAATTGATGACTACCAATATGATTGGAATGATTTAAGCAAAAGTTTAAGTATCGGCAATGGTGTAATTGATACAACATCAGGTTATAATGGTGCCATATCTGGTGCTTATAGTAGTGGTAATTACACTATTGCAGGTTCTGGTCAAAACACTGTTTGGGCAACTAGTGCATCCCCTTATGTAATGAATACTAGTGGCAGAATAGATATCACCGGTGAACAAGCTGATATAAACATGAACGGTAAAAGTCTTAGAACATGGATGGAGGCTGTTGAACAACGATTGGCAATTTTGCAACCCAATACCTTATTAGAAGCCGAATGGGCTGAACTAAAAGAACTAGGTGATCGCTATCGTACTTTGGAAAAAGATATCAAAGAGAAAATGAAAACCTGGGACATTTTAAAACAACCAGAATGAAATTACAGTGCATCGAGGGTGAATACGAAGTTTCTTGGACCGGACATGCGGATCGAGCACATCGAGCCATAACTTGGTGCAATGAACAATTTGGTGCCGGTTGGGGAAAAGTTAACTCTGCAGGCCCTGGGGGTTCAGGTGTGGCCTTTTACAAATTCACATTTAAACGACTTTACCATGCACAATGGTTTATGTTGCGTTGGAGTTTATAGACAATTATTACAAATTGTGTTATAATAAACTATGACAACTGTTTATGTTAATGGCAATAAAATCAGTACATTTGATGCAATTATTTGGGCCAAAGAGCAATTTGGTTCAGAGGCATTTAAAATAATTACCCCTTTTCCTGGACAAAATTGGCAATTTAAATTTATTGATGCGGGCCAAGCTACACTATTTGCACTTAAATGGACTTGAACTTAATGGCCAAAACTCTTACAATCAGTGTTCAAAATTGGCAAAAACTGCAATATAAACTCAAAGAACAATACAAAAACAAGCCCAGCGTAATGCTAATTTCATCAGTGATGCGACAGGAATTAGGATTTACAGTGCGTCAACACAGCACATGGGAAGATGACTCAAATTTTGGCAAATATCCAGTAGCGGTTATTTGTTTAGATTTTTATGATGATCAATTGGAAACTTTGTTTAGATTAAAATATCTGGAATACTGTTATGATTAATATAAGATTTTCAATCACCAATCCTTGGAGCAGACTTTGGGATGCAGGCTGGTCTTGGGCTAATCAGCTGACCAAAAACAAAGCGTGGGAACTACAAATTTATCGTGCCAATATCGTTGCAGAATTTCAATTTGAGTTTACCCACAGACAAGATCATGCTGGACTGAGACTAGAGTTTGGTCTTTTTAGTTGGTGTGCAACCTTTGTAATTCACGACACCAGACATTGGAACTATGCCACCGAACGATGGGAAACTTTCGAATAACAGGAATCGAAATGAGTACAGACTATTGGCAGCGACTGGCATACAAGCCTAAATATTTCATAGGTGACAGAGTTTTTGGTCACTGGAATAAAATTCCATTTGTTGGATCGATAGGTAACGACACTGTAATATCCTCGGCACAAGGACCAAGAATAACTGTGCTTTTAGATTTGCCCATTGTCTACAATAATAAAGTTCACAATATTATAGTTACAAAACATAAATACATAGCAAAACTTGTTAGTTTTGACAACCTACTCCCTATTAAAAAGAAAACGAATACAAATGGAAAAAATTCAATCCACTGATGTCTTACTTTCTCCACACAGACCAAAAGGCGCCTTTGTTGAAGATGTAACGCCACCTGCTAGTTTTACTTGGCTACCTTTACCAGATTTGCCACACCCTCCTGAACACTTTATTCAAAGAGCGTATGAACTGCAAGAAAAAGGCAGTCAGGGATTACTAGAAGATGTTATTTTAAAAGCCGGTTATATCACCAAAGAACACAGAAACAGAACCATAGTGAAAAATGGTAAAGAACAAAAAGGACAACACCAAGTTGGTTTTGCCATGGGCGCAGACTGGGAGCAATGGGTAAGAGAAAATATCACCGAATATTTTTACGATACCCATGTAAGAACAACAGGTTCCCCGGATCCTAATAATGCCACAGAACTAGGGCCACACACGGACGGAACAAAACTCAGACTGTTCTATCTAATTGAAAGAGGCAGCGACGAAACCAGTACCAGTTTTTATGTCAAACCAGGGTGGCCAATGGTCATTGATCATCGAAAAGTACAAAAAGATTCTACTACAACTCCACATGTGGACAATGTAGACAAAGATGTAGTAGAAATAGATAGGGCATTTTTCCCTATTAGGCAATGGGTTCTATTGAACAGTTGGGTATTACATGGGGTGAATAATATTCCTGCTGTTTTTAAAAGACTAAATTTTCAAATTGCTATTCCCAGCAGTTCTATCGTTCATCAAATAAAATTTAAAAAACCATAACAGATAATTTAAAAATTATGTTGCGATATTAAATATTGAATGCGTAATTTTTTTATATTTTTAACATTTTATTTGACTTTGACTTGTAATTATGCACAAAATCATAGCATAATAGTCTATAACACCCAAAACAATTCTATAATTAAGCAGTCAAATGCAGATGTGGTCAGGCCCATTGCCAGTATTACTAAACTGATGACTGCTATTGTGGCCTTAGAAACATATAAGTTAGAACAAATTATTCACATAACAAAAAAACAAACAGTGGCTGTGGCTGATTTAATCACTAGTTTACTGGTTCGCAGTGATAATTTTGCTGGTGAGCTATTAGCTAGACATTATCCCGGAGGCCGTGCAGCTTTTATAGCAACAATGAACGCTAAAGCAAAAGAATATAATTTAGTCAATACAAAATTTATTGATCCCACTGGTCTTGGAATTTTAAATATAAGCACAGCACTTGAACTTGTAAATTTAGTAGTCAAAGCTTACGAATATCCGTTCATAAGAACTGTATCCAATCAACCAGAAATTTACACCACAATAAAAACTAAATATGGATATAAGGAAATACCTATATATACTAATACAAGTAGGGATTTGCTAAATGAATTCGACAATATTTTGCTTACCAAAACAGGCTATACCAGTGGCGCAGGACGGTGCATTACAGTAATGATTGAAAAAGATAATCAAAAACAAATAATAGTTATTTTGGGCGAACGGTCCAAACAGCATCGCGATAATTTGGCAAGACAGCTAATAGCTCAAATTTAACATCAGTGTTATAATACAGTTATGAAAAAAATGAGTCGTAGTCCGGATCGACATAGTTTTCAAAAACGAAGCTATCAACGAAAGATAGAACAGGCAAAAAGCCAAAACAGTGTGGACGCTGCTTTGTCCATGCTTAATCTATATGAAACTTGGAATCAACAGGAGTTGGAATTAGAAGAAAGTGATGAGTGGAAAAAGAACAACATGAGTTATGATCTTTGCACCACTGATTGGATTTTGGATAAAGTTAGATCCAGTAAAGCTTATGCTCAAAACTTGTATGCTGCTATGTGCAACAATAGTTTCCAAAAAATAGAAACCTGGCCAATTTTAAAAGACGAACAATGGTCCTGCAGTTGGCGCAGTGCAGGTGGTATTATAGCTGACATGCGTCAAGAAGGCGATTACATAGATTGGTACTGTTCGGGGATCAGAAATTCTGATACAAGCACAGATGAAGAGCAATCAAATTGGACAGAAGAACAAAAACATAATTGGCAAACTATTTTTTCAAAATATGTTTCAGAAAGTTGTGTTACTGAAGAAATTGAAAATGATTTGAATAAACTAGGATGGCGAGTAATTAAAGATGACAACAAACCCATTTAAAGATCAAGAGAAGTTTATGCGAGCCTGCGATCAAACTGTAGGTGAAGTAAATTATCAGCAAAAGATGCTGTATACCAATTTGATTGAAGAAGAATTCAATGAGCTGAAAACTGCAAACAGTGAAGTTGAAGAACTCGACGCTCTAATTGATATTTTAGTTGTTACTATTGGAGCCATACATTCAATGGGTGCCGATGGGGAAGGTGCTTGGCGAGAAGTCATGCGTACAAACTTCGCGAAGATTGATTCCACAACAGGCAAGGTTCGTAAACGCGAAGATGGTAAAGTTTTGAAACCTGAAGGTTGGCAACCCCCCAACTTAAAGCCTTATGTTCGTCATGACATAGGCAATGGTTTTGTTCCAGAATTTTTTTAAGGAGTATATCATGGACACAGTAATTTATCGTACAGCCGGTGCAGTAAACGACGCAATGGTTCGTGTATATCAACACATGAGTCTTGCTGTGATTACCAGTATGGTAGTCAGTTATTTGGTGGGCACAACACCAGAACTGTTACAATTTTTCTTTACAGGTGTAATGAAATGGATTGTAATTTTATCACCTATTGCGGCTATTCTGGCTTTTAGTTTTGCAGCAGACAAATTCAGCAAACAAGGACTAACAATGTTCTTGCATGGCTTTGCAGCACTAATGGGACTGAGTTTTAGTGTTATCTTTGCTGTTTACACCATGGGATCTATTGTATCAGCGTTTATGGGAGGTGCAATCTTGTTTGCGGTAATGAGCTTTTATGGTTATTTTACTCGCAGAGATTTGACTAGCATAGGGCAATTTTTATTTGTAGGTGTCATAGCCATTGTAATTGCCAGCCTTGTTAACTTGTTTATTGGCAGCACAGTAATGCAAATGGTAATAAGTGCTATTGCTATTATTGTATTTCTGGGATTAACTGCTTATGATACACAAAATATTAGACAGTTGGTCAGCCAAGACACAGATACAGGTCGAGAAGAAGTTCTTGGTGCGCTAACACTTTATCTAGATTTTATCAATTTATTTTTAAGCCTATTACAGTTGTTGGGCGGAAAGAAGGAATGAGAAACTATTGGTCTTGCACACCTTTTGCGGACTGGCTAAGAGGTACTAAAAAACTTAAATATGGTACAGGGCCGCAATGGGATGAATGGGACAGTAATGCTAAAAAGGCACATCCCATTCGTTGGTGGCTGGCTGAAGAAGCCCTAGATCGTGTGCAAGATGTAGTTTTGTTTATTCCTGATAAATTACATGCTATTAAGTACTATATTAATAACCGTTGGATTACTCGCACTCATAGTCTTACCGCTAACTCACGGGACATTAAACCCGGTCAGTGGTGCGACGTGGGCGACCGGTTTCTACCTTGTTTGTTCAATGAGTTACAAGACTTTGTTGAAGTTGAGCTAGCATGGTGGCATCTTGCCTGGGAAGGCCCTGAAGTTCGTAAACAGTATAACATGCCATGGTGGGCTGTAGGTTGGTGGCGTGTTCGTGCATGGCGCTGTCCGCAGGCCGGGCTTGACAATCTAAAGTGGCAAAGCGAACTTGTTTGGAAAGAAGAAGAATGTGAATCGGGCAGTCCAAATATCGGCAAGCCTACATATCAAGCCATTAAAGCACAAGAAATTCTAACACTATACAAGTGGTGGACTGAAGTGTATCCCAATCGCCCAGACCCGCATGATGCAAGTGGCTGGAGTGCTTACTGCGAAGCAATGCGTTTAAAATATCCAGGTAGTTTTATGTCTAGTCTAAACAGTAAAGATTCCGAAGACCGTAAAGCTAGCGACAAGGCTCATAAGCTACTTCGTAAAATTGAAGCAGCTTATGAAAAAGAAGATGAACAAATGATGATTCGTTTGATCAAAGTAAGAAATTCACTTTGGACCTAAATATGGACTTGATTATCGAATTTGCAATTTTTATGCTACAGGCATTTGGCTGGTATTTGGTTTTATCTTTAGTATTTGCCTGGATTTTAAAATTGAATGGCTATGAAAAAAAAGTAGCACAGATTACTCAATTTAAAGAAAAAATAAATGAAATTGTTCACAGGGTTTCAGTAGAAAAACATGGAGAAATTTATTTGTGGTTTGACGAGGATGACGGCGAATTTTTGGGCCAGGGCCGAACAGATCAAGAATGTATAGATCATATTAAACAAAGATTCCCGCAACATTTATTTCTTTTTAGTAATAATCTTTATATTAAAGGTCCAGAGTGGACTTTTCAAAAGTACACTTTAGAAAAAAATTAAAACCAAAGTTTTACTTGTCCAATAATTACAATTCTGCTATAATAAAGCCTTTGTAACAACTTAAAGGTTATCGCCGTGTCAATGCACTTGCATCATCCTAGTTTGAGTCTAGCTGGTAAGAAAAAAGGCAAGCAAAAATTTCGTAATGCTGCCGAAGCACAAAGAGCCAGACAGTTAGCTGAAGATTGGGTATTGTTAAAACAAAGACACGGCGTGCCCAGCAAGGAGAAGTCTATGGGGAAGTTTTTTGAACCGTTGCACACTGCTTACAAACTTACCGCACCGCCTGGTCGCGAAACACAATCCGTAGGTCGCAGTGTTCCTGATACCCATCTCGGAGCAGTGACCAGTAAACCTCGTCAACACTATACAGGTACTAAAATGATTGGTATTGGCACACTGCATAAAAGCAATGCTGTGCCTATTTTCAGCGACGAAGATGCCAAAGATCAAGCAAGGATGCGCCGTGGCTAATTACATATATTATGGTATTAAAGATGACTATATGTGGTGTCTAAAAGGCGAAAGATTATTAACTGAATGGTTTTATCCACAATTATTTCGTGACAGTGACAGAGTTTATCGTCAAGGTCCCAAAGGAGGCGTAAAACTAGTGCGCTCAAATTGGGACATACCCAGAGCGCCTATGCTGGGTTACATAGGCGATAATCAAAGACTACTGAAAGAATTTATGTGGATCAAGTTAAAAGCTAAACATTTAAATTAAACATATAAGGAGAACAATTTAAAAGTGGCCAAAGAAGAAGCAATGAAAATGCAGGGCAAAGTTACAGAAGTTCTGGGCAATGCTATGTTTCGTGTACAGTTAGATAATTCAGATCACATGGTAACCGCCTATGTGGGCGGTAAAATGCGAAAACATGATATCAAAATTATTGCTGGTGATAAAGTTTCATTAGAAATAAGCCCCTATGATCTAACAAAAGGTCGCATCATGTATAGGCAATAAATAATTGCATGACACAAGAAATAAAAAAATTAATTGATTTAGTAGAATCTAAGGGCAAACAATTAGAACTGATAAAATTGCCCTATGGCCGTAGTAGTTTAGCACCTATTATGAGCAAGCAAACTATAGATTATCATTATGGTAAACTGGCTCAGGGGTATGTAGATCGTTACAATAAAAAACAAGGAGATCCTGTTTTCAACGAAGCAGGTGCTTTCCTACATAATATTCTTTTTAGCCAATTTTCAAATCCCAGACCTAGTAATCAACCCAGTGGGGCCAGCCTAAATCTTATCAAAAAGAAATATGGCGGTTTCAAAGAATTCAAAGAAAAATTCAAAGAAGAAGCCATGAAAATCCAAGGCTCCGGTTGGATTTACATGAGCCGTACGGGAGAGATTAAAACTATCAAAAATCACCAAATTAAAAACGATATAGCACTTTTAATTGATTGGTGGGAACATGCCTGGGCGTTGGACTATGGTGCCGACAAACAGCGATATTTAGATCGTATATGGCAATTGATTAATTGGGATCGTGTTAATATTAGAATCTACGCAGGAAAATAATTATGTTAACTATTAGTGAAAATGCAGTTAACAAAATTCGTGACTTGTTAGCTGAAGAAAACAATCCTCATTTAAAACTACGCACTTTTGTACAAGGTGGCGGCTGTTCAGGTATGCAGTATGGTTTTACTTTTGACGAAGAGCAGAATGAAGATGATTTTACTATAGAAGAAAATGGTGTTACTGTTTTAATAGACAGTGCTAGCATGATGTACTTAGACGGCGCCAGCATCGATTACAAAGAAGATGTCATGGGCAGCAGTTTTACTATCAATAATCCCAACGCAGAAACCACTTGCGGTTGCGGCAGCAGTTTTAGCCCTTATTAAAGTTTTAAACCCGCTAAATAAGTAAAACGGGTTTAAAACAACTATGGCTTTATTACCAAATATCAATGTAGGATCAGCACCTAATGACGGTACAGGAGATACCATTAGGAATGCGTTCATCAAAGTAAATGAAAACTTTCAATTTATTGAAACTTTTTTTCCTAATACAGATGTTGCTAATTTAACTGCTAATATTACTAGCACAGGTACCAGCACTTTTAACATTGTCAATGCTGCAACTGTTGGTAATGCGGGAACTACCTTTGTCGGAACAAGTATTTCAGCTGCAACTGTTGGTAATTCGGGCACAGCTTTTACCGGAGCTAGTTTAAGCGCAGCAACAATTGGTAATGCGGGTACAGCTTTTACCGGAGCAAGTATTTTAGCTGCAACGGTTGGTAATGCAGGAACTGCTTTTACTGGGGCAAGTATAAATGCAGCCACCATTGGTAACACTAATGCTCTACTCACTGGAACATTAACCACACCAGTTCAATCAAATATAAGCCAAATAGGATCGTCTATTACATCAAATGTATCTATTGTGGGTAACATTACATTATCAAGTACAACAATTACAGGTTTGTTAGCAACAGTCAATCAAGTTGGAACAAGAACAGGCGGTGATCATAATATAGGATTTACAACCTCTAATATTCAAACTATTGCTTTTTACATGAACAGTAATGTAAATTTAACTTTAGTAGGCACAATCGAATCTGGTACCCAAAAAGATTTTTATTTTATTAACAACACCGGCACACTAAAATCAACAAATATATTTGTATATGGTAACAGAACAAATAAAGGAACAAATGTTAATATAGGAGTTGCTAGTAACACTGTGACTTTAATAAAAATGATTGCCTTAGATACTACACCTAATAACTTAGTGGCTATTATAAGCAATGTATAAAGAATAAAAATGGCTAACACCGCACCAATTTGGATAACTCCCCCCGGTAATTTAGGTATAATTCCTGAGCAAGAATACTATGAATTACCACTGGATGCCTATGATCCCTTGGCTGCACCATATCCGCCCTTGCAATTTAGTATTGTTGCTGGCAGTTTACCTGCAGGCTTGCAAATTTATGATGATGGCAGAATATTAGGCATTCCTGTACTAGGACAAATACGCGGTGTTCCTTCACCTGTAAGCAAAGTAACAACCAGTACTTTTACAGTAAGAATTAAAAATATTCAAAATCAGGTAGCAGATAGAACATTTACTTTGACGGTAGCAGGCCTAACCCCACCTATTATTATTCCTACAAACAGTGATTTAGGCACTTACATAGATGGAACTTATGTTGATATACAGTTAGAATCTATAGAGCCAAATAATTTACTTACTCCTGTTTTTAGTATAATAGATGGGGCTTTACCAGAAGGAGTAACTTTATCTAGTAATGGAAGAATAAGCGGCTATATAAGACCTGTAACCAGTGATCAAACCACACAAGGACAGGGTTATGATGTAAGTCCATTTGATCTTTACGGTTTTGATTTTAGTGGTATCAATGTTGACAGAAACTTTCAATTTACAGTTCAAGTTGCCGATGGAGTAAATTTTGATACTCAAATTTACACGATTTATGTAATTTCTAGACAAAGTCTTACAGCAGATAATGATACAACCACAGTGGATAGTTCGTATATTACTGCAGATGATACTACACTTTACAGTCCAGTAATTTACACTGAAGCTGGAAGTTTAGGTTCAATAAGACAGAACACAAGATTTGCTTATCAAATTGAAGCAGAAGACTATGACGCAGATGCTATTACATATGAAATTACCACTGGTGCTTTGCCAACAGGATTAACATTGAACGCTACTAGTGGTTGGATTTCGGGGTTAGTTCCGTTTGGTGTGCTGGGCAGTATTACATATAATTTCGGTATTAGGGTTTATAAAACTGGAAATCCAAGCTATACCAGCGAAACTAAAAACTTCAGCTTAAAAGTACTAGGTCAAATTTCAGACACTGTAACATGGGAAACAGATTCTGAACTTGGTATAATCTATACTGGCGCTATCAGTGATTTGTATATTAGTGCTACTACTCCCAGTAACCGCTTTTTACAGTATAGTTTAATTACTACAGGTGGTCTTCCAATTGGGTTAGAACTACAAAAAGATGGTACTATAACTGGTAGAGTAAGTTTTGAAACTTTTGGTTTAGATGGAGGAACTGTTACTTTCGATGACGGACTGACTACATGGGATCAAAAATATACATTCACAGTGTCTGTCAATGATTCAGACAACTATGTGTATGACGAAAAAACATTTACACTAACAGTGTATAAACGAGACAATCAACCTTACGAAAATTTATATTGTCAACTACTGCCAACAAGAGCTCAAAGAGACATATTCTATGGCATTATAAACAACTCCGATATAATACCAAACAGCTATATTTACAGACCGTGGGATCCATGGTTTGGTGTTAATTTTTTGCGTAGAGTTTTACTGCAAACAGGTTTGAATCCAAAACAAATAGCAGAGTATGTGTCTGCGATGACTTTAAATCATTACTGGAAAACACTGCAATTTGGCAATGTAAAAACCGCACGGGCCCAAGATGCGGATCTTAATACAATATACGAGGTTGTTTATTTAGAACTTATTGACAGTGTGGTCAATGACCAAGGACTAGGACCAAATCTTGCAATTAGTTGGCCATTAAATAACAGCGGTATTACTACAGTATATCCCAATAGTTTTCCTAACATGTATCAAAGAATAGGAGATAATATAGGGTATGAAAATAGAAGTATTTTACCTGCATGGATGACCAGTACTCAGTCTGACGGAACTGTATTAGGATTTACACGAGCATTCGTAATTTGTTACACTCAACCAAACAAGTCGCAAGAAGTTGCATATAGACTGAGCACAGTCATTGAAGAATTTGGATTAATTAATTTCACTATTGATAGATACGAATATGACAGCGTTTTGAGTGAAAATTTTGAAAAAAATAATGCCACAGGTACAGGCACAATTACATCTAATACTAGCAGTAATATAGTTATTGGCACAGGTACTGCGTTTACCAGTGAGCTGTATCCGGGTAAAACAATTTTCGTAAACAATATCACACTAGGCACAGTAAACACAGTAAGCAATGCTAGCGTTCTTTTATTAACTGCTAATGCTAACAGTAATGTCTCAGCAAACAGCTTTACTTATGATACTAATGTGTTTATAATCAATAATTTCGTAATTGCTTCAGGTAATATTACAGCAAACACTAATAGCAAATATATTCAAGGTATTGTTACAAACATTACAGGTACAGGACTGATAACTGCCAATGTTGATAGTACAACAGTAACTGGTATTGGTACCGCTTTTAACACTGAATTAACTGTGGGTAAACAGTTATATTACACAGGTAACAGCATTGGTACTATAACCAGCATTAGAAGCAATGCAATTTTAACACTTGATGCTCCAGTCAGCTCAAATTTAACTAATGTTGCATTTACTGCAGACGGAACTACTACTTTGTTCCTTACAGAATTGCATTTAAACGACACTATTGTTGTCAACACTAATGTGCGATTGGGAACTGTGGCTAATATTCACAGCGACACAAATGTGGAATTATACAGCAATAGTTTAAGCACAGTTTCTAATGTTAGTTACAGTCATACCGCAAGAGATATATATACCACACCGACAACAGGAGATAAATATCTGAAGTACCCACAAATCGGAGTTTTGCCCTAAATGACCAGCAGTATTAATTATACCAATATAGATGCAACTTTTCCAGTAGCTGGACAAGACAACAGCAGCCAAGGTTTTCGTGATAATTTCCAAAATATCAAGACTAACTTCCAATATGCAGCTACAGAAATTTCCGCATTACAAGCCAATGCAGTGCAAGCGGGGCAAACTAGTAATTTGTCTGGTAGTGTTTTGGCTAATGCAGCTTTATCTGGACTTAGGGAAGTAGTATTTGATCATGGCACAGTCACTAGCGGAAGTTTAACTTATAATTTTTATAATGGAAGTTACCAATTAGTTAATCTCGGTGCTAGCTTAACTGTAAGTTTTAGTAACTTCAATACTATTACTGATCAGGCTATTACAATTAGACTGGCAGTTGTCGTTCCTAATACTGCCTATACTGTAACATGGCCGGCCAGTGTTAGTCAGAATATTTCAACTATTGACAGACAATCTGGTCAAGTAACCAGATTTGCCAATACAGGATATTATGTATTTCAACTAACTACAACCAATGGCGGCACAACTTGGTCAATTACAGAACTTACCAGAAATCAAAATGAATTTCAGGGTAATGTAAACTTTTATACAGTGGTCAGCAACACTGCGGTAGCAGGTGTAACAATTACGGTGGCTAATGTAGGCGGAGTAGTTAAAGGTAATATTTACGCAAACAATGTTATTGTAGACAGTGTAATTACCAGCGGCACTAATGCTACCTATACTGGTAATGTAACTGCGGGTAATTTAATTGCTAATACTGGCATCTATGGTAATGTCCTTACAGCAGTACAAACTGGAATTACTTTACTAGGCACTCAAACTTCTTTAAGTGTAAGTGGTAATGCTAATGTGGGCAATCTTACAGTTACTGGCATGACTGACATGTGCGGGGGTACCACTTATGGTGTACAAAATGCCACAATGGTCAATGGTGGTAGCACTCAAATTTTCAGTAATATCGGATTTGCATTGTTGAGAACAGGAGCAGGCGTTGGTACAATTGCTACTCATACAATTATTATGCCAGCAACACCAATGAATGGCCAAGCCATCCAAATTGGTTTTGCAAATACAGTAACAGCATTGACTCAAAGCGGGTCTGGTTCACAGACTGTAAATGGCGCATTTACCACTGCTAATACAAGTTTTGGTGCAACTTGGGTTTACGAATCTAGTACCAATGCTTGGTACAGAGTTGGTTAAAATTAATTTGATTATTTGAAATTAATTCTGTATAATTTGCTCTATACTGTTATGAGTGACGAGCTTTACCGAGAACTAACAAAAGTTTTGCAATTAATGGCTTGTGGTAAAATTTTTGCTGCAAGAGAAATGTTGGAAAAATTGTTAGGCACAGAACAAAAGGATCGAGCATAATGCATCCATTTACTCCGGATTTGTCTCAGACCAGTGATGCTGAGTTAACTAAAAAACACAGCGAACTTATGACAAAATTGAATGCTGCTTACAGAATGAATAACGGCTCACTGATAAATCAACTGCAAATGATCCTAGATGATTACACTCAAGAAATTAATCGCAGACGGCAAAAAGAATTAGAAGAAATTCTCAAGAAAAACGACAAGTTTGATAAAATAATCGATATAAAGTGAAATATAACAATTACGGCGAATTAATTGTCGATGAGCATGACTTATTCGATTTGTTATACACAAATCCAAATCTAGACTTGACTAGATTTCGAGTACAAGACCCTTCGTTGTATAACAGTGCTGTTAAAACTTTACATGCAGAATTAGACAAACTAACTGAATATCATCCAGTAGACTATGCAAACATTGAAGATTTCGATCATCAACATCAAACTCAATGGATCATGCCTGATGAATATAAAAAATTTGACATTGCAGCGTGGTTGTTGGATCAATGCACAACAGAAGAACAACTACAGCGAGTTGGTCAAGAATTAATTATGTATCAGGATCGTAACTTATTTGATCTACTAAAGTTTATGAAATATCTAGTAGACAACATGAGAAAGAATAATATAGTATGGGGTGTTGGTCGAGGATCAAGTGTGGCCAGTTATGTTTTGTACTTAATTGGTGTACACAAAATTGATTCAATATATTATCAGTTAGACATCGAAGAATTCCTTAAATAAGTGTAAAGGATAATAACATGCCAAACGGAATATATAGAACAGCATTTGGAAAAACTGTTAATTTAGATCAATTGAGATTAATGCACGAAAATACAAAAGCTGTAGGCAACATGAATGCCAACGCTCGTGGTGATATTGTGGCCGCAGATGGATCAGTGGTCAAAGGTCGCAACCAAAGAATGCATGAACAATATCAACACAGGCCACCAGTTAACTTAAATCAATTACGACGAGGAAAATAATGCCAATCGAAAATCCTTATGATCAAAAAATAGGCTACAAATTTGCTAACAAAGTAAAGAAATTAATTCCATTAAACGACCATGTTCTAGCCACAGACATGAATTTTGGCCAAAGAACACTGACCAGTGGTATTATCTTAATGGGCGATGACGGAAAAACTGACGGTATTAGACCTCGTTGGTGTCGCGTGTACGCAGTTGGCCCTACTCAACAAGATGTAAAACCTGGCCAGTGGATTCTAGTAGAACACGGTCGTTGGACTAGAGGTATTGAAGTTGAAATAGAAGGTAAACAATTCACTGTGCGTAGAATAGACGCTGCGGCGATTATGATGGTTTCCGACGAAGAACCTAATTCAATTGATACTATTAGTACAGCACTTCATGCCGAAAGACGATCAAGAGAATACTATGGAGAATAAAAAAATCTGGACGGTTCAACTTGAAGAAGATCCAGAAACGCCAGGTGAACTGTTGTTTACTTTTCCTATGGATTTGTTAATTGCAGCAGGGTGGGCAGCAGGCGACACTATAGCATGGAGTCAAGACTCTCTAGGATCGTGGATTTTAAAAAAGAAATCTGACTTAGACAAATAATAGATATCAAATGGGTTTTAAAATTTCATGGGACAAGGCCGATATAGAACGGCAGTTGATGAGAATGTCGGGGGAATTAAATAACCCATTGAATGACGGTTTTTCAGCCTGGGCCATAAAAAAAGATCTATTAGAAATTGAATTCTTATTACATGAACTAATATCAAAATCATATACCTTTGGCGATACCGAATCTAACTTTATAAATGAGTTAGAAAAGAAAAAAACTTGGAAAATATTAAATGACAAAACAAGCAATAATTAATCAAGATAGTTTCTGCACTTTTCTTGAAATTAAAAAACTGTCAATTGAAAGCCACCGAGGTTGTTATGCTTTAAAGTTTAGCACTACTTTTAGTAATGCCAAAGAACCTGCTGCAGAACAAACCAAATATCAGTTATTTTTAACACAACAAGAATTTTTAAAACTTAAGGATCTTATCAATGCGGTGTAATGTTTGTAATAAAGATTATAGTGTAACCTGTGATTATAATCAAGGTCGTTGTCCGCATCATCCACCTATAATAAATTCACACTCGTTTAGATTTTTAAATTTATTTCGTACTTTAAAGGAGTGGATCAGTGGAAATTCAACCAAAAGATCCTAGTAAATGGCATTTTAGAATCAGTTTAATAAAAAGTGGCATTAGAATTATTGCCGCTTGGAGGCTTATTCAGGGTGATTTACTGGCTGCGGGTATATTGTTTATAGCAGCCGAATTACTAGGCATTGCAGAGGAAATGTTTTAATGATATTCAATAAAGTAAGAGAACTTAAAGACAAAGGTCTGCGGATTGGAATAACTTTTAGCACATTTGATTTATTACATGCTGGGCATGTAGCTATGTTAAGTGAATGTAAAAACCATTGCGATTATTTAATTGCAGGGCTTCAGACTGATCCTACTATTGATAGACCCGACACAAAAAATCCACCAGTACAAAGTATTGTCGAAAGGCAAATACAATTAAATGCCACTAGATATGTTGATGAAATCGTAGTGTATCAGACTGAAAAAGATCTGGAAGATATTTTACTAACCTTGCCAATTGATGTAAGAATTTTGGGCATTGAATACGAGCACAAAGATTTTACAGGGCGTAATATTTGTCTTGACAGAGGTATTGATATAGTTTACAATAAGCGCGATCACAGTTTTAGCAGCAGTAGTTTGCGTAAACGAGTGGCCGAAGCAGAAGCACAAAAACATAGCAGTTTGTACAATGATCCTAATATACAACGAATACGATGATGTTTATGTTTGGGTTGAACCCAACGACCACAACATACCATTAAGTCCTGAATTTGATGAAGAACAACAAGCTTTGTTATGGAAAACAAGAATAAAAAACATAATCAAAGAAGAACTTAAAAGTGGTCGTCTAGAAATAAAATGACTGAAAATTCCGGGGGAAAAGGATCAGCACCTAGACCATTCAGTGTTGATCAAAAAACTTTCAGCGACAATTGGGACTTAATTTTTGGCAGCAAAAGTAAAACTGCAGGAAAACCAGATTGTTATTGCTATAATTGCAACAAGAATTATGCCGAACCAGGGTTTCACTTTCCGTATGTAATGACCAGGATGATTGTTTGTCCTATGTGCGGAAACAAACGCTGTCCACATGCTACCGATCATAGCTTTGCTTGTACCAATAGCAATGATCCTGGCCAACCAGGAAGTAGATATTAATGAACGAACAAATTAAAAAACTGATAGAACAAGTAGGCACAGATACCAGCGGCAAATGGATCAGCGTGGACAATGCCGAAAAATTTGCAAAATTAATCATTGAAGAATACAATAAAGAACTTCGAGAGTCTCGAAGAGAAACAAAACACAAATTAGGTTATAGTCGTATTGGATTGAAAAACATATGAAAGAACACTTTAAAAATCAAATTGAACAGGGTGCTACAGAAATGTTTTTCTATGCACTTGAAAATGTAGATCAAACTCGAGTCGAAGTAAAGAGCCACAAAGGCACAATTGATACTTTTCCTGAACTAGAATACATCCGCCATTTAACTGATGGCGTACCATTGTTTCGGAAACAAATTATGGACTGAAAAATGCTCTCTGTGTATAAATAACTATATACGGAGAGAAAAATGTCCTACAAGAAACCACAAGCTGAAGAAATCGATACAACTGAACTCTGCGAATACGGTTGCGGGACACACGCACGATATAAGTTCTGGAACGGAAAAGTATGCTGTTCTAAACATCACAACTCCTGCAAAGGCAAGCGTGAGGCTTTTTCTAAGTTAGATCATACAGAAAGAACTTCTAAATCACTTGCTACTCGAATCGAAAAAGGTATCACGAAAACTTCGCAAATCAAAGGGGCCGCCACTCGTAAAGAAAATAATCATTACGAAAAATTGGCGCATACAATGCGAGACCACTGGGCTAAGAATCCTTGGGACAACAATGCTCAATGTCCTATTACCGAATTTAAAAATACAGGCGTAGTATATCAAGGCACTTATGAATTTGAGTTTCTTGAAGAATTGGAAGCAGAATACGGATTAGAATGGATCACTAAAAATGTCACTCGCGGGCCAAGTGTTTGGTTTGACGATCCTACGGATAATGTCAAAAAACTTTACATCAGCGACTTTTTAATACACAATACAGTGTACGAGATTAAATCATCGTGGACTTGGAATAAGAATGGTACTGACATTAATCTTGAACGAAAAAATAAAGCAAAACTGACTGAATGTATTAATCAAAAATATAACGTAGTATTAGTATTAAATCAAAAAAGGATAGAGTATGCGAGAGTTATGGACGGAGTTGTATAGGCCCAAAACAGTTGATGAATATGTGTTCACTGATCAATCAGTAAAGGAACAAGTACAGGGCTGGATCGAAGAAGGCGCTTGTCCGCATCTACTGTTACATGGACCTGCGGGTACAGGTAAAACTACATTGGCCAAGGTGTTAGTAAATCAACTTGGTATAGACAACTTTGACTTTTTACAAGTAAACGCTAGTCGAGACAACGGTGTAGACTTTCTTAAAACTAAAATTGAAGGATTTGTCAGTACTTTGCCATTTGGACATCTTAAAATAGTGCTACTGGACGAAGCAGATTACTTGAGTCCAAACGCACAAGGCCTGCTGCGTGGACTCATGGAAACTTATCAAGCACAGGCTAGATTTATTTTAACTTGTAACTTAGTACACAAAATCATTACTCCTATCAAAAGCCGTTGTGTAGATTTACAAATTAATAAAACTGATCCAACAGAGTTCACTGCTCGCGTAGCAACTGTGTTAATGACTGAAAATATAGAGTTTGACTTAGACACACTAGACAGCTATGTCAAAGCCACTTACCCAGATCTTCGTAATTGTTTAAAACTAGTACAGCAAAACAGCAATACTGGCAAACTGATCAGTCCCCGAGAAGAACAGAACAGTACTGCAGATTACAGATTGACCATGGTAGACTTGTTCAAACAACGCCGAATCCGCGAAGCAAGAAAACTATTGTGCGAACAGGCCAGGCCTGAAGAAATGGAAGAAATTTTTCGGTGGATGTATGATAATCTAGATTTATGGTCCGCTACTGAAGAAGGCCGAGATGAAGCTATTATGATTATTCGTAAAGGCATTGTATGGCATAGTCAATGTGCGGATCCAGAAATTAATTTAAGTGCGACTATTACTGAACTGGCGGGAATTCGATCTTGAATTCAAGATTAAAATTTGGTGATACTTTTTGTGTTTTGCCTTGGATCGAGCAGCATATTGATATTAAAGGCCAAAAAAGATTTTGTTGTCACTCTAACCAAACTTTAGATTCTGAAGAAACAGCTAATAATTTGCGGCATCAAATTTGGCAAGGTATTAAAATACCAGATTGTAGCTATTGCTATAGTTTAGAATTAAAAAAAGTTATAAGTCCGCGACAAAAAGAAAGTGCAAGATGGCTGCAAGATAAAGATATAAAATTACATTTTGAAGCATCGCAGTGCCCCGAGCCAAAAGTAAAATTTTACGATTTAAGATTCGACAATAAATGTAATTTAGCTTGTATTTCTTGCAATGCAGACGATAGTAGTTTTTGGGCTAAAGAACTTACAATACCTATAGTAAATAAAGTCAGAAAAATTGATTTTAATTTAGAAGGTATTAAAAAAATCTATTTTGCAGGTGGCGAGCCGTTAATAATAAAAAAATACATAGATATATTAGAAACTATTGCAAAAGATTACCCAGAAATTGAAGTAGTAATAAACACAAATTTAAGTAGTTTATCTGACAGGTTTTTAAATGCTATTAGTCAAATTGATAATATTTCATTTATGGTGTCAATTGATGCATATAAAAAAGTAAATGAATATCATAGATATCCAATTTCATGGGATAAATTTTACAATAATTTAAACTTATTGTTAACAAAAGATGCCGTTATACATTTTAATACTGTAGTAGACGCAGTGTCCGTTTTTGGACTAGCAGATTTAAAAAAATTGCAGGATATTCCTATAACTTGGAATCTAACAGTGTTACAAAAACCAAATTGGTTAGTGCTTAAAAATATTCCAGAAAATTATAAATCTTTGGCGTTAGATGCAGTGCAAAAATTTTCAACTGATAATAAATTTTATTCAAATAGTTTAGATTTTAAATCTAAAATAAATCAAATTCAAAAAGAAATAAAAGAAATAGGCGATAAAAAACTTTTCATTGATAAAATCACAGAATTGGATATGAGACGAAATATCAATCACAGTGATTACTTGGGATTTGATTTCAATCAAAAATAAATATTATATGATTCCAGGAATGTTCAAACCCAAGAAAAAGAAGGTTGTTGACCCCAATGCGCCCCCAAGGCCTACATTGTTGGGACACGAAAAAGAAATGAAATCTTGGCGTGAACAGTTTACTAAATTAGCTCAAACAAATACAGATCAAGCTATGGAGATAGCGTTTCTTCGTAGAAAATTAAACAGACTTGAAAATCAACTTGAAGCAACAATTGGTGTTGTTCAAAGACTTCAACAACAAAGAAGATAATATCCCAGTTTAGGAGTACCTTGTATAAATACTTGTATGAAACAAGTATTACACAAACATCATATTATTCCCAGACACGCAGGCGGCACAGACGACCCATCTAATTTAGTATATCTAACAATTGAAGAACACGCTAACGCACATAAAAAATTGTTTGAACAATATGGCAGACAGGAAGATTTTTTAGCATGGAAAGGTCTTGATGGATTAATCGGCAAAGACGAGATGGTCAAATTGAAATGTTCATTGAATTCATCAAGACCCGGAGAACTTAACACTTTTTATGGTATGAAGCACACAGACGAAACAAAAAGAAAAATATCAGAAAAGAATAAAGGACATTCGTATAATAAGGGAATTCCAAAGTCAGACGAGCATAAAAAGAAAATAAGTGAAAGAAGAAAAGCTCAGGCAAAAAAGTATACATTTGAACATAAGGACGGAAGAACATTTACTGGAACTACAGGCGACTTAGTCAAAATAACTGGATCACAAGGAGCAGAAGCGTGGAAACTTGTTGTCGGTATCTATAAAACACATAAAGGGTGGATTTTTAAAAAATGATGAATAAAAAAATTATATTAGTTGATTGTGATGGCGTCTTGTTAGACTGGGAGTATAGTTTTGATGTGTGGATGCAGCAACACGGATTTAATAAAGTAGATGGAGGAAACTTAAAATATAATATAGGAACCAGATATGGAATTGACCACGATCAAGGCCGAAAACTCATTAAAATATTTAATGAATCTGCTCACATGGGTTTTTTACCTCCTCTCCGTGATGCCATGTACTATGTTAAACGATTGCACGAAGAACATGGTTTTATATTTCACTGTATTACTTCATTGACCACAGATGAAAATGCTCAAGAACTTAGAAAAATGAATCTAAGAAAGCTCTTTGGAACAACAGCATTTGAAAAGTTTGTATTTTTGGAAACCGGCGCAGACAAAGATCATGCACTAGAACCATACAGAAACAGTGGCTACTATTGGATTGAAGATAAAATTATTAACGCTCAAGTTGGGTATAATTTAGGTCTTAATAGTTTATTAATGGAACACGGGCATAACATGAATGCCGATGTTGAATTTCCAATTGTAAAAAATTGGCGTGAAATTTATGAAATAGTTGCCAATTGTAAACATGTTTAATAATGATGTAAATATCTTTTACACGGGCGGCAGCGGTGGATTTTTTTTATTACACAATATTTTACTTTTGAATAAACATAATATATGCGTTCATTCACAGGCAATGAATCAAAGTTATATCAATTCAAAAGGAACTTTACTTTTAGATAAAGATAATTTCGATACATTTAAAAGATTAGGCTGGCCGTCATATGAAGAATACTATAATCTTAATGTTTGGAATAAAAATTATATTAGTAAAATAAACGACTACACTTTGCAGGAAATATCAACAGTTGAAAAAATAAATGGATCAATAGGTCATCATTTACAAGACTATATGGATTTTGTAATTGATTTTTTAATTAAAAATCAATGGACAGAAACAGGATCGAAATGGAAGTGGAGTGAAATATGGCCAGATAATCTAAAAACATTAGAAACTTATTTTCATAATCATAGAAAATTTAAAATATATTTTACTTGCAACGATATTGATCAATGGGTGACTTATCCTGGCACTAAAATTGTTTTGTATACAGACTTAAAGTCACAAATTAGATTAGCTTGGTACAAGAAAGCTAATTGGTTCTGTGATAAACATTTTCACAAAATGATAGAAACTAAAAAAATGATTAAACATCTAATACAAACTCATGATATTCAAAATCAAATTCACACTTTAACAAAAAAAGCTATTAATATTTGCGATTATGCTATTAAATTACAAGATATCATTCACAGCCCGGATAAATTCCACTTTGTCACACAGGCTCATAAAGATCTAAAATTTAGATGGTTGCAAAATCATCCCAACCATTTACTCAAGAAATGCCACATTGATTATCGCATTTAAATAACCTACCATTTAAGTAAGAAGATTTTAACCAGCTTTGTTCAACTGCATTAAACCAACCAATGGCAGTTTCTAAACCTTGTTCCAGTGCGTTATTATTTTTTGCCATAGTCTGTAGAAACATGTTATCATGTTGCCAAGGATATTGATAATCTAATTTTGGATAAAATCCTAACCAACAACAAGGATAAACTTCACCAGTGGCAGTTACATAAATTTGCTGTGATTGTTTTGCTGCACAATTTACTTGTTTTTTCACAGGCAATATTTTATACTGTATTAATCTCGTATCAGGCAAATCGCCGTTTTTACCCCATTCTTTCCAAATTTCAATTCTTTTTGGATATTCAAAATTAATCATGTTAGGCAAATTACCTATATGGTATACAAAATTACCATGTCTATCATAAACTGGGCCCGAATCTCTACCATCATCAAGCAAATCAAACCGTTGAAAACCTAACTCTCTACTCATTTGTCTACAACGATCAATCTGATGTTTGTTGTGGTCAAATTTAATCATACGCCATATTGCGGTACCACCTGCTTCAATAAATTTTTTAGCATTAGTTATTACGGTTTTCCAATTTGTATTTCGTCTGTATATAGTATGAGTATCTTCTAATCCATCTATTGCAAATCCTATTTGTATGTTAGGTATTTTACCCAGTTGTTCCCATAGCCCGATTCGGCCGCCCGATGCATTTGTGCTAATTTCTATTCGCAGTTGTGGGTTACACATGCTAAAATATTGAACTATAGCCAAATTATCTTTGGCAGTAATGAAATCGCCGAAATTACCGTTTATTAATATATGATCTAGTTGATTCAAAAAATCAGGTGTAAATATTTTTTTGGCTTGAACTAGAGTCATGTCAGTTACTGGATAACCTAAGTCTTCGTCGTAACCTGAAGAATTTCTTGGACACATTGGACAGGCAGCATTACATCGTGTACTGATTTCTAAATGTACACTGCGAATGTTATTATAGTCGATCATATTGTTATTTACGATCGACTACTTTAACAGTTATATCTCTCGATATACCTTTAATACTTCTTTTACAGCAGGATGTCTTTGGATATCTCTTCCGGTAAGCTCTACTCCTGCTATATATTGACAATTTTTGTAGTCTTCAACTAGTGCTTTGAAGTCTAATAGACCATTGTCGGGGTCTTGACGGTCCGCTTGTCGGGTGTCACCGGTAACAACCATTTTACTATTTTCGCCTAAACGAGTTAACAGCATTTTCATCTGATTTGGTGTCGCGTTTTGCATTTCGTCTGCAATAATCCACGCATTTTTAAATGTCCGTCCTCGCATGAATGCCAGTGGAGATATCTCTATAATTTGTTCGTCTAGCATTCGGGCTACTTCTTTTTTATCGTAATATTCATATAACACATCAAACAAAGGTCTAGTCCATGGTTCCATTTTTTGATTTAAATCACCAGGCAAAAAACCGTGTCGTTCATCGTCTACACCCACAGCAGGTCTTGTAAGAACAATTTTAGTTATACTGCCGTCTTTTAAGGCTTTTATTCCTGCTAACATAGCTAACATAGTTTTACCTGTACCAGCAGGGCCAGTGGCAAAAATTATTAGTTTGTTAGTGTCTGTGAGAAGATTAATATAGGTTTCTTGATTAAGTGTTTTGGGTAATAATTGAACTTGTCTTTTTTTGGTGTTATAGTAAGTGTTAATACTAACTACATTGTTTTCTACTTTTTGTTCAGGTTGGTAGAACAACCTACTCTTACGCTTCGACAATATGTCCTCCAAATGTGTAAATATGGACTCGAGTAGCGGACTCTAAACTCAGTGTCCACAATATTATTTAAAAATCGGATGAGATTACAAAACGCAGTTATAATTCTTGTAATACAGGACTAAGTATTAGGCTAACTTGCTGTAAACAAAGTACAGTCTATCGTTAGCATCTTGCTTAAAAGTTTCTAATCTTAGATTATATTTGTCGGCAAACTCTTTCACTATGCTAAACGACCAGGGAAAGATATCAACATATGGGCCTGTTTTATGCGTGATTCCAGGATTAGCTCTCAAATAAAAGTTACCTCCTGGTTTTAGAACACTAATACATTTTGAAAAACGAGCTTCAATTTCATCACGACTGTTAAAATTTATACTGCCTAAAGCAATTAAAACATCGTGCTCACCTGTATAGTCTAATATGTCTACCATATAGTCAGCACAATTATTATATGGATCAATACCTATTAAATTTTTAATTCTACCTTTAAAAGGATGATACCCACAGCCAATGTCTAAAACACTTTGAGGATTAAGTTGATTTATTTCGTCAGCTAGCTGCCAACCAGTATAATCATAGTCATTTGTACGGGGTTTCCAGATTTCTGCAAAAAATCTGTGAATGTATCGCTCACTTAAATCATGCGTAATATCTTTAAGAGTACCAAAATAATCGCAAGGCAAGCTTAATTCTGCCTCAACTATATCTTTAAATTTCCTATATCTTGCAGGAGTCCAGGGTAATTGATCTACCAGAGTTGTTTCGTCAATTGAAATATTTGCATACTTGGGCAAATTAAATGCAGACTGCAAATTTTTTTGTAAAAGAGTAAAAATTTTCGTATTCATAATAAATTTTTTTGTTTAGACTAAATATTTTTGTATTCGAACAAAATTTTTCAAGTAAAGTATTTAATCTATAAGGAACATCATGAAACAATTTTTATCATTATTAGCTTTAGTGCCGGCCATGGCTTTGGCTTGGCAACCAACTAAACCTGTTACAGTAATATTTCCCAATGGTCCCGGAGCAGGCAATGAAATATCATTTCGTATTGTAGCAGAACAAATTGAACGAACTTCGAATGTAAAGTTTGTGTCAGAATATAAACCAGGAGCCGACGGTAATATTGCTGGCAATTATTTTAATTCGTTACTGCCCGACGGACATACTATCATGGTACCTGCCTGTCAAAGCAATTGGGTAACACCAGATATTTGGTATAGTAAAATGGTCAAATATGATGCACAAAATTGGGAGCCTGTGGCAAACATTGCAAGAAGTCCACTGGCATTTTGGGCTAATCCTAAAAGTCCAATTAATACTCCTGAAGATTTGGTCAAATTAATTAACAGTAAATCCAGACCTGTAAACATAGCAATCGGCGGTGGCGGGCATAAACTAGCAGTAGAATATCTGACTACTTATTTGTCAGTTCCAGGTGGTGACCGTGTAGAAACACCCATGTACAAAGGACCCGCACAAGCACTGTTAGATGTTATGGGAGGTTCTGTAGAATTTGGTGTAACTCCAGTAGCAGTAGGCTACCCCCATGTTCAAGCAGGAAAACTAAAACTAATTGGTATTGCAGATACTAGAGTTTTACCAGGATTAGAAAAATATCCTTTAATGACTGCTGTTGTGCCCAATCTCAGTATACACGGCTGCTGGAACATTGTGCTGCCCCCAGGAACACCCCAAGAAATACAGTCTTGGTACAATAAAAATTTTGTACCTGTAATAAGAAATGCACAGTCTGCAGAAAAATTTAAAGAAAATATGATGTACATAACTGTCAACGAGCATTCGCCCGAAGGAGTTAGAGCCAGTATGCATAAACTTAGACAACAATGGCAACCCATTGCAAAGAAAATTAATCCACAACAATGAAATATATTTTTGTGTCTGGCGCTCCAGGATCTAAGTGGAGCAGTGTAGTTAAAAACATTTACTATAGTTCTAGTATTGACTCAAGTGACGCAAGCCCTAGTCGAGAATATTACCATGATGCCACTGGAGAAATGCAGCTCATGCACATGGGGGTATATTGGGGACCAGCTATGGAATTTGGAGACTGGTTTGAAAATCTTGATCAGTACTCGAAAGAAACCAACGAAGCTGAATTTGATCGTCCATTCTCGGGTAAAGGCATAAGGATTATCAAAAGTCATGTGTTTGGTTATCATATAGATTACATTAAAAAAACTTGGCCAGACTGTCCAATTGTGCTTATAGATAGGTCAGATGATGCCTGTTTAGGCTGGTGGGTAAAGTGCGGAGAATTTAAAATTACCTATCCTTTGTATCGTGATTATTACAAAGATCTTAGACAAATGGCTGAATGTATTCGTAAGGAAAACCTGGGCAACAGGCGGGCTGCTAGAGAATGGCCCAGTAAGACTGTAGAAACAAACTTGCAGTTATCAAGATTACTGGGACTTTCGGACCCTCCACTATGTTATCGGCAAGATTACACTGCATCAGATATAAAGGTAACAGTTATATGAAGTCCAATTGGGAATTGACCAAAGCTCGTAGCCAATATCATTTTGATACCGATAAGTGGAATCCTAAATGGGATCGTGTAGAAAGAATTGGGTCTATTCCAGTTACTTGGAAAAGCGAATTACTTGAAGTAATACAGTCAGCACTGCCTGTAACTTGGCGAACAAGGGGCAGAAACAATGATCCTTTAAAACGCCAAGATATAGAGTATGATCAAGAAGATTATGATTTAGAACAACAGGGCTACGGCAAAGATTATGTAATAACGAATTTAACATATTCATTGCCCTCAGTATTTCAGTCTATTGCAGATAAATTTTGTTTAGAAAACTGTATGGCTCGTGTGCATGTACAGCAGCCAGGGCAAGTATGGAATTTGCATTTAGACAAGTTAGAAAAATGGATGCCCGAAGACCCCACAAAAGTAGTTAGATATTTTGTACAATTAACAGACTGGCAACAGGGTCATTTTTGGAATTTTGGCAACTATACTTGGTGGGGATGGCATGCAGGGGATGTTACAACTTTTGACTGGTTGAATGTTCCCCACAGCACCGCCAATGCAGGGCACACAGCCCGAGCAACACTACAAATTACAGGTTTAAAAACTATCAAAACTCAAGAGTATTTGAACTCTCTTGAATATAAATAACTACATGCCTGCAAATATTAAAAAAATATTAGATAATACCAAAGATATCTACATGACTGACAGCAGTTTAGAAACTCTGCTGGATTTTGAGCGTGTATTAGATGACATGGACTTGTACGCTTTTCCCAATTGGAAAAAAGGAGAATTAGTTGAAGGTCCTGTGTATGAAAAATATTTCGTAACTTGTACTTTTATGTATGATTACAAAGACATGCCAGATCCTGATGGTGGTGAAAGATTATTAAACTATGGCTGCGAAATAACTTACAAAAAAGATACCTTAGAGTACCCTGTACAAGTTAAAAGCCCCGATGATTTTAAACCTGGTACAAAAGTTCCCCGACTAGTCAGTAAGCCAATTTGGCTTGTTTCTATTACTATGCCCAAACAGCTAATGACTGACATAGAACAAGGCAGTATAGAACTAGAGAACGACTTGTTAGACCAAGAAGAAATTGAACAAGCAGCTGAACAAGGTGAAACAAATGATGTGTTTCAGCAAGACATGGAGCAACAAAATGCACCCGCTATCTAAGCTATTTGAAGGTCTTGAACAAGGAGACCTTAAAAGACTGATAATTCCTGAGCTGCACATTGATGAATTCAAAAGTAAAATGGGTACCGATGAAGATATCATTGTTGTTAGTTTTAAAGTTAAAGAAAAACAGCCAGCAAATGCCTTAATGGTATTCATGGAAACAGGTTATGAATTCATATTAGACGGAGATGTAAGTTCAGGGGTCATGGATGATGGCGATTATATTGTATTTGCAGAAATAGAAAGAAACCGTGAAGCTCCAAAACTTATTATGCGTCTAATAGATGATATTTTAAATTTAACCGATCAAGATATAACAGAGTGGCAATTTCAATATAGAAAGAATGCCAAGCTATATGATTTAACTGAAGAAAACATTGCAAACATAGTGCCTTTGGAACCAAAGATTTATAAACAAAAATTCAAAGACAGCAACAATGAAATTACAGCCATGCAAGAAGCTGCTAGAGTACCTATCAACAAAACTGCCCCAATCAATTCATGGACAGAGCACTTACGAGTAGCAGCAGGCCTGAAGTAATTGATATAATTGTAGTTGCATATCGCAATGACATTTTTCTATTAGAACTTCAAGCTAGATCAATTTCCTTATACTTTCCACAGGAACGCATTGGCAATATTTACATATGTGTAAATGATGAAGATCATTATTGTACAGATATAAACCTAGACTGGTGGGGCGAAAATAAAACAAAAGTAAAAATTATTGCCCGTAGCAATTTTGGGTCCGATCCTAGTTTAGATGGTTGGAGAAGTCAACAACTTTATAAATTATTACTGGCTAATCAAGCCAAATCAAACTGGAGCCTGTGTTTAGACAGTAAAACTTGTTTTGTACAAAAGTTAGACTGGAACAGTTTATTTGACCAGTTGGGACGAGTAAATTTTAAACATTTGCCAACAATTAATGCTTTTCTATCCGCACAGTATTTTATAGAAGAATATTTTCAAATTTCTTGCCCTCAAGTGCTAGGACCAGGCGGGGTGCCTTTTATGTTTCACACAACCACAGTAAACTCTATGATCAGTGAAATTCCAGATTTTTTTAACTTCTTTTGTCAAAATGTTAAGAGTCCCAATGAGTTAACAGAATTTATGCTGTATACTGGTTTTGTGCTTTACAAATATGGCAAATTTGATGACTTATACACCGACAATCAATACTACAGTATTTTCAATTTAGCAGATTTTCAAGTAAAAGATTTTGATAAAACATGGAGTTGTACAAAACAATCTAATTTACTAACTGCCAGTGTACAAGAAAGAGCTTACCCTAATTTATCCAATGAACAATTTGATATTTGGGTAGATTTTTTGCAGAACAAAAACTTACTGACCAAAGATGATGCAATAGTCCAAAAGCTAAATACTTTGAGATAATATTTCGAGGAGTTTTTATGGCCAATGGATTCGATTTTGATTTCACAGTAGATAAACTTAATGAATGTGTACATGGTAACCCATACATTCAGCAATGGTATAGCGCATTTTGCAAAATACTGCCCGATTATGAAATTCATACTATTCCCCGTGTAGCAGCGTTTGTGGCACAAACAGCACACGAAAGTGGGGGATTTAAGTTTATCACAGAAAACTTAAATTACAAAGCAGCTAGTCTACGCCGAGTATGGCCTAAATATTTTCCCGACGACGAAACTGCTGCAAGATATGCAAATAAACCTGAAATGATTGCTAACCGTGCTTACGGAAATAGAATGGGCAATGGTCCTGAAGAATCTGGCGACGGTTGGCGTTATCGTGGCAAAGGCCTTATTCAGCTTACTGGCAAAGACAATTATACTCGTTATGCAGAAAGCTTAGAAATTAGCGTTGAAGAAGCAGCAGAACATTTAACAACCTTTGAAGGTTGTGTACAATCAGCAGCTTGGTTTTGGGAAGCAAATAATCTAAACACTTGGGCAGATAAAGGTGATATACTTACACTGACCAAACGCATTAATGGTGGCACCTTAGGTTTAGAAGATCGCATCAAACATTACAAACATGCAATGGAAGTGTTTAACAGCTGATGTTTTTTTTAAGTTTTGTACCCGACGCTTGGTTAGAAATGGCAGTAAATGCCATGTTAATCACGGGCGCAATCTTAACATTTTTAAGCTTTTTTATTATTAACAGGATATTAAGTTTTTGGCCTGGACTGTCGCCTTATTATCATGTTTTACAGATAGTCAGTGCTGCCATGTTGCTTGGCGGTGTCTATTTTAAAGGTAGTTATCACACTGAAGCGCAATGGCGTGCAAAAGTTGCAGCAGCGGAAGAAAAAGTAAAAATTGCGGAAAAGCAAGCTGCCGAAGCCACAGGCAAAATTGAAACTAAAGTTGTGACAAAAACAAAAGTAATAAAAGACAAAGCAGAAATAATTGAAAAAGAAATTGTAAAAGAAATTGTTAAATTCGACACAAAATTTGTGCCTGGGGGCGAATGTGAAATTCCAAAAGAATTTATTCTACTGCACAATCGTTCTGCAGAATCTCCCGCAGTCAAGGATAAAAAATAATGGACCATGATCAAAATCGAAAAAGTACAATTTTTCTATCAACAATCTTTCTTTTGGTTATACTGGCCACTTGTGCGGGTTGTTCTACTCCACCTGTCAAACAAAAATGGCCCGAAGCCCCTAGTATAGCAATGCAAGCCTGTCCAGACTTAGACAAGTTAGGCAATGATGCTAAACTCAGTGATATTGCAAAAACTATAAACATTAACTACAGTAGATATTACGAATGTGCAGTTAAGGTTGATGCGTGGATAGAATGGTATAATATACAAAAAACAATTTATGAAAGTACTCACAAATGAAAAGACTTTTAATTATATTAGGTTTAAGTTTTTCACTGTCTGCCTGTAGCGTTATAGCAGTGGTGAAAACATACTGGCCACGAAATCATGACCCTGTGATGTTTGACACACTGGTAGTTGTTGAACAAGAATTAGATGCAGTAGATTGTAAGAAACCAGATTGGTCAAAAGTACATTATCATGTTAAAAAATTAGATAGGTATGCAGCACTGCGTGATGATCCACAAAAAGAAAATATAAAAGGTCTTAATAATCATATAGAAAAGCTAAGTTCAAACACTAATCCAGTGTTTTGCGACTTAGGCAAAAGAACAGGCAAACAAAGAATTGAAGCAGCATTTTCTGCTTGGAAGGGACGATAATGACAAAGTTGGTAGATGAAATACAATTAATTGATGAACAATATAAACTTGGTAATATTGGTGCAGAAGAAAGAAATTATCTTTTAACAGAAATACGAGACATTCGTGCTGCACAAGAATGTGCTGGCAACGAAGAACTTTTTAGATATATTGTTCAATGCTGTAATGTGGCTATGTCAGTGGTATGAACAAAACAGAACATTGGACCGAAAAAAAATGGCGTCCAATGATGGGTTGGATGTATATGATTATCTGTTTTTTAGATTTCGCTGTGTTTCCAATACTTTGGTCAATTTTACAGGCTTATTACAAAGGTGAAGTTACTAATCAATGGGATCCATTGACGCTACAAGGTGCAGGTTTATTTCATGTTGCAATGGGTGCAGTTTTAGGGGTAGCTGCATGGAGTCGTGGTCAAGAAAAAATACAAGGAATGCAAAATGAACAGTCATCCAGCTTGTCCTCAACTTATAAACCCTAAAGCGCAAACACCAGTTACTCAAGAAAAAACTAACGATTATTTGTCTGATCAGTATCGAGCAGCCTTAGTACAAGCAGCTTTAGAGGCGTATCTTCGTAAGGATACAAAAGATAAGTAATTACAAAGGTTCTAATAATTTACACAAAGGAATATATTATGAAATTATATGCAATTATTCTAAGTTTGGCAGTTGGGTTAGGTTTAGCTAGCACCGCACAAGCCGAAGCACAAGTGAAAGAAGTTTGTAAAGAAGTAATTGGTAAAGATGGTAAACCAATGAAAGATGCTAAAGGCAAACCAGTTCAAAAATGTACAAAAATAAAAGTGCATAAAAAAGTTGAAGGCGAAAAAGTGCCTGACAACAAGAAAAAATAATAGACTGGGCTGATAAACCGGACTGTTGACTCTGTCCGGTTTTTCTTTTACAATTATAATATGAGTCATTATGACACTTTGGGCATACAAAGAACTGCTACGCCTGAGGAAATAAAAAGAGCATATAGAAAATTAGCCAGTCAGCATCACCCTGACAAAGGCGGAGATACGGGTAAATTTCAAGAAGTAGAAGAAGCATACAGAGTATTAAGCGATCCTCAAAAAAAAGCAGAATATGATAATCCAAGACAAAACAGTGTACACTTTAATTTTGGTGATGGGCAGAACTTTAATTTAGACGAAATTTTCAACAGATTTGGTTTTGGAAATCCTTTTGCCAATCACCCAAATTTTAGACAGCCCGAACGGCGCAACAAAGATATTCGCGCCGACATTCACATGTTTTTGGTTGATACACTGATAAGTCAAAGCAAGACATTAAGAATCAAAACCAGTAATGATCAAATACACACCGTGGACATTACTATTCCGGCCGGCATTACCTCTGGCACTACAATGAAATATCCCGGATTGGGCGACAATATGTTTACCAATCTTCAGCGAGGCGATCTGTATATTACTGTGCATGTAAACAATAACACACAGTTTGAAGTAAGTGGTCTAGATCTTTCAACAACCTTGACTGTTAATTGTTTTCAAGCTATAATAGGCAGTGAGCAAACAGTTTTGGGATTAGACGGAAAACAATTTTTGATTAAAACACCTCCAGGTTGTCAACCAGACACTAAATTAAAAATTGCTGGAGAAGGGTTACCTGCATTTCAAAAAGATATCAAGGGTAATTTGTACATCAAAATTAAAATTACTATTCCAACTGATCTCGATGACAACGATCTTGAACAAATTCGTAAACTAAACTACAATTCATAAATATTTTTATGCTTGAATCAGGTCCAGAAATTGATAAACTTATTTTAGCAGCAACAAAAATTGCCGCTGATAAAAATCATCAGTATTTTACATTAGAGCATTTGGCTTTGGCCATGGTCACTGATGAATCTTTCGGACAATTTTGTCGAGACTATGGAGCAGATGTCGATGCGTTGACCCGGGATCTTCAAAACTATCTAGATCAACAAACAGAAATTTTAGTCAACAAAAACAAAACTGGTACTCCAAAGAAAACAAGAACACTGGAAAGAGTTTTTAATAGAGCGTTTACACAGGTATTGTTTAGTGGTAGAAACAATCTACAAGTGATTGATCTATTCTTGAGCATTCTTGATGAAGAAGCCAGTCATGCTGTTTATTTTCTAACAAAGTACGGTTTTGAAAAAGACAAAATTATTAACTTTTGGAATAAAAGTTTTACCAAAACACACAAGAGAAAACCCAATAATCAAATCGAAGCTATTCTAAACGAATACTGCGATAACTTGAATGTCAAAGCACAAAAAGGCAACATTGATCCTGTTATTGGTAGAGATTCAGAAATACAAGAAATTGTAGAAGTGTTGGCCAAACGAAACAAGTCTAACATTTTAATGGTAGGCGATCCCGGTGTAGGTAAAACAGCCATAGCCGAAGGACTGGCAAGAAAAATCATTGAGCAAGAAGTACCTGAATATCTATTGAATCACACAGTGTATAATTTAGATATTGGAAGTCTGTTAGCAGGCAGTAAATATCGGGGTGAATTTGAAGAAAAATTCAAAGATGTAATGAAGGCCTTGGCCACAAAAGAAAAATGTATTTTGTTCATTGATGAAGCACATACAATGCGTGGGGCTGGGTCAGGTAGCAGCAGTAGTTTAGATTTTAGCAACATGATTAAACCTGCGCTTACTAAAAGTAATATTAAAGTCATAGCTTCCACAACTTGGGAAGAATACAGTCAAAGCTTTGAAAAAGATCGTGCGCTAATGCGTCGTTTTTATCGTATGACAGTTGAAGAGCCCACACCCGTTGTGGCCAAAGAAATATTGCACGGACTTAAAGATTACTTTGAAGAATTTCATAACGGTTCTGTAAGCAACGAAGCCATTGACGCCGCAGTGGATCTCAGCGTAAGGTTTCAAACAGATAAGAGATTGCCCGACAAAGCCATTGATCTAATTGATGCCAGCATGGCAAGATTAAAACTTGTTGCTCCTAATTTTGTACTGCGTAAAAGTCATATTATTGACAGTCTAAGTAAATTTACCAAGATACCAGTTTATCAATTGGATAATGAAACTACAAAAAATCTAGAAAATCTTGAACCAAATATTAAAACAAGGTTGTTTGGCCAAGACTTTGCTGTGGAAAATGTATTAGATAAAATTTATGTCAGCCGTGCAGGACTAAAGTCGCTGAATAAACCTGTGGGCAGCTTTTTATTCTTAGGACCCACAGGCACTGGTAAAACAGAACTGGCAAAATTGTTGGCAGAAAATCTTGGCATGAAGCTGTTGAGATATGACATGAGTGAATATCAAGAAAAACATTCAGTGGCCAAGCTGATCGGAGCTCCCCCCGGATATGTTGGCTATGATGATGGAAATCTCGGCGGCGGCTTATTGATCAGCGAAGTTGAAAAGAATCCCAACTGTATTATATTATTTGATGAAATTGAAAAAGCACACCCGGATGTCAGCAACCTTTTGTTGAGTTTAATGGACGAGGGTGTGATAACCAGCAGTAACGGTAAAAAAGCTGATTGCAGAAACAGCATTGTTATTCTTACCAGTAACTTAGGTGCTCAAGACAGCGAACGCAATAGTATTGGATTTACCAGTCTCGAACGCCAAGGCGAAGATGATCAAGCAGTAAAAGATTTTTTTAAACCTGAGTTTAGAAATAGATTAGATGGTGTTGTCAAATTCAATAAATTGAACAAAAATCATATTGAAAAAATTGTTGATAAGTTTGTTAAAGAAATTAACGATTTGCTCAGCGACAAGCACATCACTATTAAACTCAGATCCAGTGCAGTGGATGAAATTATTGAAAAAGGCTACGACAGCAAAATGGGTGCAAGACCCTTGGCTCGTAAAATCAATGAATTAATTAAAACACCGTTAAGTAAAAAGATTTTATTTGAAAATCTGCAAAATTGTACAGTGATCATTGATTTTATTGACCAACAATTTGATTTTGATGTAAGAGAAAATGAATACATTCTTTATCCCACTAACAAAGCAATAGATGAAAATGGATATGTTGTCTTGGACGAAGTTAAATCCAACCTGTAAGGTCAAGGATACAAAAAAAATTTTTTACAGCCGATATTTGTACAAGGCTGTGCTGTATGTACCTATGGGTCAAATAGTCAGAGACGACAACGATGACAGTATGATAATCGAAGCACAAATTGCTGCTAGAAAATCAAATTTTATTCGTTTTGGCAATCCTGGAACTTGGGCTTATTCTAATAGACGAAAACAATATGAACATGCACGAGTAGATCAATTGATGTATTGGAAACAAAATTTTGTAAAACACAAGGATCAACTTAGGTATAGAATTGAAGAACCTTTAATACAGTTATACAGTAACAATGAACAATTAATTTATGATTTAGTTGCTCAAGACAGCACAGCACTGCGTGAAATATATAGACCTAATAATAATTTAGCAAAATTGGCCTTGGAATCAAATCAAATTGTTGTTTCACGGCTGCCGGAGTATGAATACAAAATTTATCTTCGTGAGGGGATAAATCTAACCAACGACATACGAATAAGTATTGGTCAGTACTTAACAAATTTAGGCAGCGAAGTAAAGATCCCCGCAGCAACTTTACATAATTTTACCACAAGAAAATTATGGTTTACAAACTGTTATCTTTATGCTAAAGATAGTCAAATTGCCACTTTTCTAACATTAATGGCCCCAGGTATCATTGCAGGAATTTTTAAACAGGTATATATAAAACCATAAATAATTTAAAATTCAAGGACTGCACTATGGCCAAAATTCAAGAACAAAATATTGTAATTACCGTTAGTAAACTAGTCAAAAACGACCAAGCAGACAAGTTGGTAATTTCACAAGAAGTTGCAGATGCTCTGGCATCTGTAGCAGAAGAATTACTAGGCAACAGTGTTGTTGTCGAAGTTAACTTAGCATAATCAACCACTTAAGAAAGAAACTCATGAGCGATTCAAACAAAACAGTCGAAGCTAAAGAAATTACCCCCACTGAAACTTCAACCCCAGTTCCTAAACTTACTAAAGCCATTATGCCTGTGCCTGATTTGGCAAAAACTGCTCCTCAGATGCCACAAGGTAATCAATTTGATTTTAGTAAGGTACATGTACACTTTGCAGTACCCTGTTATGGCGGTATGGTCAGTGAACCTACTATGACCAGCTTCTTGCGTTTTACACTATTGGCACAGCGAGTAGGACTAAACTGGAGCTTGGACACTATGGTCAATGAATCATTGGTCACAAGAGCAAGAAATAACTTATGTGCTAAAATGATGACTAATGCGGCTGCTACACATTTTATGTTTATTGATGCTGATATTAGATTTGAACCCGAAGCTATTTTTGGCATGATTGCAGCAGACAAAGATGTTATTGGTGGTCTGTATCCTAAAAAATCATTACCCATTGACTATGTTATCAATTTGAAGAACGGTGGTCGCATTGAGGGACCTATTTTCCAAGTAGACACACAGGGCACAGGTTTCTTATTGTTCAGAAAGTCAGTGTATGAACAGCTGATCAAGGCTCACCCAGAGTGCAAGTATGTAGACGACATTGGCCTGGGCAAGCAGTTTGAACCGTTTATGTACAGTATTTTTGACACTGTAATCGATGAGCGTGGTCACTATCTCAGCGAAGACTGGACTTTCTGTCGTCGCTGGCAGGCCATGGGCGGCGATATTTGGGCTGACAGCCGTGTGCTATTGAATCATATTGGACATTATGAATTCAAGGGTGATTTGGCAGCACTAGAGCGCAAAGGTCTCAAGCGAGTTGATGCTAACAGTCCTGAAGGCCAGGCTGCAATAGAAGCACAAAAGGCCGCAGCGCAAAAGGCACTGGGAACGGCCAAAGTGGCAGTAAATGAATCAGCCTAAGGAAACACTGAATTTTAAAATAACTTTAAGCGGCACTTACTGGGACAAAGTGCCTGCTTACAGTGTGTTGCTTGACTCAGTGTTATTTGCTCAAGGTTCAGCTACTAAAGAACCCATAACAGTTGAGTTTACAACTGATGTAGATGAAGACAAAGAACATATACTGGAAATAAGACTAGAAAATAAAAAAAACAGTGACACTGTTGAAAATGAAAGTCAAACAGCAATTGTTAAAGATCTTTTGTTGAACATTGACAAGATTGAAATTGACGAAATAGACATTGCTGCACTTAAATGGTCAGCCAGTGAATTTATAGCAGACGACGCAGATAGACCCTTGCTGAAAAACTGTGTTAATTTAGGATGGAATGGCAGCTATAAATTGAAGTTTTCAAGCCCATTTTATCTTTGGTTGTTAGAAAACATGTAAAGCTAAATACTGTATTAGATTTAATACAGTATGTTTGCACACGAATTATACGAACAAAACAAACCCCGTGTTATTGTAACTTATCCAGGCCGTTTTCAGCCTTTTCATCAAGGACACGCGGAAGTTTTTGCACAGTTACAAAAGAAATTTGGTGCAGACAATGTTTTTATTGTCACTAGCAATGATACCAGCAGTGCTAAAAGTCCTTTTAATTTTGCTGACAAGTATCAATTGATCACAGCAGCAGGTATCGCTGGAAATCACATTGTTGAAGCTAACAAAATGTATGTGTTACCTGATGGCATTGATCCAGCAAACACTGTGTTTATCGCTGCTGTAGGCGGGCCGGATGCTGATAGACTGCGCCCAGACAGTGTAACCAAAAGAGATCAAAAGGACGAACAAGGTAATATAATTAAACCTGCAGGAAGTCCCGGTTATTACAAAACTTGGGGTATTGATCCAAAACCTGTAACAGCAGACAAGCACGGTTATGTTATTGTTATTCCCGAAGTTCGAAAATCAATAACAATAAAAGGCAAAGAATATGATGTAAGTCATGGCACCGAATGCCGTAATTTATGGAACGCAATTAGAAATGATCAAAAATCAAGACAAGAATTTTTAGGTCAAATGTATCGAAGACCTAGCGCAGAAATTGCAGCTATTTACGATAAAATTCCACAGAGCGCCACTGAAGATATTGTAGGTGTAAGTTCAGACACCAGCAGTCCTATTCCAGGCAGATTAGAAGAAATGGGTGGAGTTGGTGTTATTGCTAGCAAACGACAGGCAAAAGATCCAAGATATAGTAACAGTCTTACAAAAGATGTTAGACCAGGTGCAATAGAAAAAAATCTCAAAGCTTTTAGATTAGCTGAAGACGAAGACAGCAATAAGCTTGCATTGGCTGCTTTAGACTTTTACAAGAACCAAGTAGGCAATATTCAAGCTCAGCCCGTTGACAACTATACTAATCAAGCTAAACAATTACTTGCTCGTGCAGATTCAGACATTAAGCCTAAAGTATTAGACATTCTTAAAAAAGGACAAAAGAATCCTTATCTGCAAGGTGGCATTATTACCACTGTGGGTGCATTATTAGCCGGTGGCTTACTGGCCAGTGCCCAGCAAATGAATTTAAATCCTACACAAACTAACATGTTGTTACAGGCTGTGTTAAACACAGTTATTCCAACAATGGTCAGTCGTGTCAATGGAAAAAGTTGGATAGATACTATTAAATATACTTTGGCCAGTGCTGGCATCGGGACTGGCATTGCAGCAGTAACGGAACAACAACCCACACTGACTGGCAAATTGCCTATGGTTACACCACCTGGCCTAAAAAGTCCTCAACAACAGGCAGCAGCACAGTTAGGCCATGGCGAAGAAGAACTTGAAGAAAAATGGACAAAAAAATATAAACAAGCCATCAACTGCAATAATCCCAAAGGTTTCAGCCAGCGAGCTCACTGTGCTGGTCGTCGTGCAAGACAAGCAGGTCATAGTACAAAAAGTAAATCTGTAAGTGAAGATCAAAATAACAGCATCAGTAAAGAAGAAATTATACAAATGCTGTCAGACTTTTTGCCAATGGCCGCAGAACAACTGAACCTTAAAAAATTACCGCAAATCATAATTCAAAAACATGTTGAAACACATGACGGTCAAGCAACTTTCGGTCGTTTTGTCAATGATGAAGTTAAAATATATATAAGCATAGCAGACAGGCACCCTGTAGACATACTGCGTACATTAGCTCATGAACTAGTACATTTTAAACAATTTATAGATGGAAAAATGTATCAGGGTGCAGGTGAAACTGGTACTCCTATTGAAAATCAAGCCAATGCAGTTGCTGGCATAATCATGCGTAACTTTAACAAAAAGTATCCAGATGCAGTAAAAAGTAAACCCTTGGAGTTGCAATGAGAGCTCGTGAATTTGTTAGAGTCCAGCCGCAAGGCACTTTGACTATATTTGATATAGACGATACACTGATGCATACCACTGCCAAGATTCGTGTAGTGCGTGATGGCAAAACTGTTAAAGAATTAACTAATCAGCAATTTAACAATTATCGACTCCAACCTGGTGAAGAATTTGATTTCGGTGAATTTAGAGACGCAGAAAAATTTGCTCAAGAAAGCACACCAATTAAACCAATGATTCGCGAACTCAAAGCTATACTAGCTTATACTCGTGGCCGTGTTATCATGTTGACTGCTAGGGCTGATTTTGATGATCGCGACACTTTTATTGACACTTTCCAACGATTAGGCATTGACATGAGTCGTGTGCATGTTCATCGTGCAGGCAATTTGCCTGGTAATGAAAATCCTGCTTATAAAAAGGCAGTTTGGGTTCGTAGATACTTGGACACTGGCAAATATCGTCAGGTAAGTTTGTATGACGACAGCATGACCAATCTTCGTGTGTTTAAAGAACTGGCTGCAGAATATCCCCAAGTAACTTTTAATGCTTACTATATTGGGCCCAAAGGTGCTGCCACTGAAGTTGAAGAAGATTATCATCCAAATGATACGCCTCCGGGTCCAGAATTTAAACCTACCATGCCCAAAGGAACAGTGAGAGTTGATGTGTCGGATGTGTATGACTGGTACAAACTAGGGCAGCATATCAGCAATTTAAAGGGACTAGGTCGCCATGACTTTGGACAAGGGCCGCCAAGCACTATTTTTTCTTTTGGCAGTGAAGATGAAGAACATGAGTATATCAAAGACCTTGAAAAAACAGGACTCACTACCACAGACATAGATCCAGTTGACCCCAATCAACCAAAAGGCATGAAGCGTCAAAAAACTGATCCCACATACAATGTGGGCGAAAACTTTGCTGACGGCCGCAACCCTGGACGCAAAGGACTAAGCCAGCGTGTGGGAATTCCCAAAGGTGCTTCCATAGCACAACTTGAAAAACTTAAGAACGCTGAAGGCGAACGAGGTCGTATGGCTCGCTGGCAATTGAACATGCGTCGAGGTAAAAATCGTGCAGGATCTAAGAATTGAAGTTGATGTCTATTGCAACTGGCAAACTGAGCCACAGGCCTATAGACTATACATAGACAACGATTTATACACTGAACGCACTTATATTTGGCGCAACCCTCATCAGTGGGTGCGTGAAATACTGATAGCAGAACTGACCCCAGGTTCACACTCTATTACTTTGCAGCCTGTAAACAATCAATTCAATGGATTTACACTGGTAAACTTTGCTGTTGACAACAAGTTTCAAATGTTAGAAAATGGCAAGTTTACAATTTAAACTAAATATACAATATCTGGGATAAAAATATGAAAAGTTCACAATTTTTAGGCGAAAATTTTGTTGAAGACGCACATTCAGTTCATCAAGATCACGAAGTACAAATGGCTCGTGAAGAATTATATCACTCAGCAGAATACGCATTAAGATTACACAAGTTATTACGCAATGTTGATGAACAACAAGGTTTAGAAGGGTGGGTCAGCAGTAAAATTACATTGGCCAGCGACTATCTGAAAACTGTGTTGGAATACATGGAATACGAACTAATGACTGCGGCTAATCAGCAAACTATGTTACCTATAGCCGAAAATATGCAGCAAGGTGTGGCGGAAGGCTCCGAACAAGATGATCGTTATAAAGGTATAACACCTGGAAATGGCAGGAGTGCCGCAAGAAATGCTCATAGATTAGGAAAAACTTATAATAATCCGCACAACCCTAAGTACCATAAAGCAGCACATGCGGAATGGGAAAAAGAGTATAACAACGAAATAGCACGCCTAAAGAAGAAAAGTGTGGCGGAAGACATGTCTCGAAGAGTAGCAATTGGACCCGATGGTCAAGTGACAGGAGGTTATCAACCAAGCACTTCTGGTGAACCTGTAGCAACTCAACCAAAAAGTCCTGAAGAAATTGAATTTGATAAAAAACAAGCAGACTGGCAAAAGCAAAAACAAGAAAATTTATATCAACAAAAATTAAACAATTACATGCGTGGTGATAATAGAGGCGCAGGCTTTGGTTTTCAACCGAGACCAGAAGATATAGAAAAAGCCAATGCAGCGAGATCAAAATTAGGGATAAACGAAATGTCTGCTGGCAGTGTTGCAACTGTAGTTAATCCAACGCCCAAAAACAAAGCAAAAACAGGCACACTGTTTGGTGGTACTTATAAACAACCTAAGGCTAAAAAGTAATGCAGGATAAAAATAATCAAGATTTTAAAAAAAAATCTTTTAGTGATTATTTTAAAACTTTAGAATCCAGTCACGAGTTTACAAATGAGCAGGCAAGACCGAAGCCCAGCACAGTAGATCAACCTAGACCGGGCACTGCACCAACTAGACCTTCACAACCAATACAGGGTCCAAGTCAAGTAAGACCTCCAGGAACAACAGCAGCACCTTCTACGGCTGTAGTTAGACCTGTACCTACTGCAACCGCACCTGCTCCAGCCGCTGCCCCAGCTGCCGCTGCACCAGCTGGTCAATCTACTAGCACTTTAGGTAGAATTGCTCAGTCTGTGGCACCTTATGTGGCCAGAGCTGGCGCAGCAATAACCGGTGCATTAACACCAGGTAATGTGGGTCAGCAATACGATTTTCCTCAACAGGGTCCACTGCGAGGGTCTGAACTTAATCCGTTAACTAATAAACCGTGGACTAAACAAGAGTTAGACTTATACAAAGCTGATCCCACAAAGTTCCTAAGACCACCTCAGCAACAACCATCAGCTGATGTCAGAAGACCAGAGCTAGACGATCCATTAAGAAGACAGCCTGCAACTAGACCAGCTGCGCCACAATCTGTGCCTACTTCCAGTGCAGAAATTAAAGCATTGCAAGATAGATTAAGACAAGCAGGTGCAAATATTAGAACAGATGGAATAATGGGCCCACAAACACGACTGGCCATGCAACAGTTTCCGCAAGCTGTTCAACCAGCAGTATCTCAACCTGCTGGATCAGCTACTAGTGCAAGAAGACCAGAACTAGATGATCCATTAAGAAGGCAACCAGTTAGGCAACCTGTAATTGAGCCAGAACAAAGAGCAGATGTCAGAAGACCAGAACTAGATGATCCATTAAGAAGGCAACCAGTTGCTGTACAAAGTCCAACAACCGCAGTTTCTCAAGTAACAGTACCGTCAGACGGTATAGTCCCAACAGGATTACCTATGCCTAGGCCGCCTATAGTGAGACCAGGGCCGTTAACTCCACAACCTCCGCCAGGCACACCTGTACCTCCTATTAAGCCTGTCCCTGGCACACCAATACCGCCAAGGCCCGTAGAACAACCAGTACCAGAGCCAAGACCACCAATAACACCTGTGCCTGGAACACCAATTCCCCCAAGACCGCAACCCGCTCCAGCACCCGCTCCAGCACCAGGTCCTGCACCAGCACCAAGGCCACCAATTCCTTTACCTGAGCCGGTTACACCTCCAGGACCTCCTACTAGGCCGCAACCAGCGCCGGCTCCTGCTCCAGCACCAAGACCAGAACCAGTAAAACCAACAGAACCGGTGCCAGCGGCGCCCAGTCCACCATCTGAGTCACCGCCACAAGCTCCTCCTGTGGCGCCACCTAGACCTCTTAGAGTTCCAACAGAAAGACCTGCAGAACAACCTGCTCCAGCACCTGCTCCGGCTCCAGCACCTGCAGGACCTAAACCACAACCTATGCCAACAGGAGAAACGCCTGCACCTGCTGCTCCTCCTGTGCCCCCTGCTCCACCAGCTCCACCACTTCCCCCTGAGCCAGGTCCTGTCCCTCCTATTAAGCCTGTACCTCCACCAGAACCAGGCCCGCCTCCTGCCACACAACAACCGCCAGCATCTGCGCCCCCAGTTAGACCAGTGCCTGTACCTGTTACACCCGGTGAACCTGAACAGCGCAGAAATTTAGATTTTTGGCGCTGGGGCGGGCAAAAATCAGGGCCTCCAGGTGCTTATAGGTCTGACAAAGAAATGGGCTATAGAGAAAGTTTTGAACACATGACCGACATGCAGAAAAGCATTTACATAGTTGAATCTATGTCAAAAGCTGAACAAAAATCAACAGGACCAAAGTTTCCAGGTTATTGGAAAGGCACAGATCCTGCCAGTATGAGTCGCAATAGAATGGTGGGCGGCAGCGAACAACAGCAAGAAAATATACTCAGTGATTTAGAAAGCACAATGAAAAAAACTAGGACACTGAAACAGTTAAAAGAAAAATGGCAAAAATTTAAAGAAGGCGATGTAATTTCCTTTCCAAGTAGCTCCTCCAATGATCCCAAATTTAAAAATTTAAGTATAGTTCCCACTGAGCCTGCAACTGCCGGCACTACATCACCACCGTTGGCAGAACCATCAGGTGTTCAATCAGCAACTGGCAAACCCACAACAAGTTCTACAACTGGCCAATCGACTGTAAAACCAGAGATGTCTGTGGGAGATCGATATAGACAAAATTTAGGAGCTGTGCCTAATACACAATCAAGTGCTGCTCAATCAAGTGCTGTTCAAACTACAGGGAAACCTAGTAATGTTGTTGAATTACCTAAAAGCACAGTATCTACTTCTACCACAACAGGAGCGGCGCCTGCTCAATCCAGTAATGTTGTGCAGATGCCTAGATCAGCCCCGGCTGCTGCCGGCTCTTCAATTTTAAAAGGTATTGGGCAAACTGCATCAAAAGTTCTCGGGCCATTGGGAGTAGTGGGATTGGCAACAAACGCAGCGGCCGTGGCAGATTATGTGCAAAGTCCTGAAGTAGATTTAGGCCGCAGACTAGCTTCTGGTGAAGGATCGGCAGCAGAAAAACACGCTGCCTGGCTTCAAAAAAGTACAAACATAAGTCAGTACACCCCAACAGCACAGGAAGCTGCAAATTTACTGGCCAGCGGTGATAAAAGAACCATTGATATCTTTGGTGGACAAGATAAATTAAAGCAACTGGCGGGCACAACAAAAGCTGCTGAACCCAGTGCTGGTAGTGTAGATAAGATTGTACAAAAAGCCGTTGATGTTGTAAATCCAAAACAATATCAATACAATCAATTGACTCCAGCGCAACTTGAATACATAAAAAAACGATATGCTGAAGCAGGACAAGGCGCAGGTAGTGATGCACAAAGAGTAATTTCAAATGCATTAGACTTTAATAACTTACCAGCAAATAACAGAGAAGCAATTTTTAAATCTTTAGAAGATCCTCGCATTAAACAAGAAATTCAACAGTTAGAAAAATCAATGCCACAAAGACCTGGAAGCATAACTAGCACGCAGCCAGGAGCTAAACCATATGGCAACACTGTATTGGATGTAACAGATTCCAATTCTGTGGCTGAATACAATAGAATAATTGGTGGTAGGGAGGGAGGAGCAAAAGGATATGATGCTGCATTTATAGCTCCAGGTTATAAAACTCCTGAACAATGGTCTAAACAAACATTGGGAGTAGCAAAGAAATTATCTGACATGACATTAGATGAAGTTTTGCGATATCAAAAATTCAGAGGACCTCAGGACAATGCAGCTGGCAAATATGGTATGGTGCAAAGCACAGTGTTTGGAGAACTTAGAAACGGCAAATTTACCGGTTTAATAAATGATTTGGGAATAACTCCAGAAAATCTAAAAAGTCAAAAGTTTAGTTCTGATTTTCAAGAACGCCTCCAAGCTGCATTATTCCAAAGACAACAGGCTTCACTTCGACAAAATGGATTAGAATTAACTCCTGCAAACCTATATGGATCACATAGTATAGGTGCTGGAGGTCATGCTCAGGTAATGCAAGCAGCAAAAACACAACCCAATACACCAGTAGTTGAAATATTAGCTAATAATGCAGCAACAGCTAGAAATTTACAACCAGGATCTCGAGCATACAATGAATTTGTTAAGAAGCACAGCGAGTTTCTAACTAAAAGAAATCCACACCTACTTACTCCAGCAGGACAGTGGTATAATAGAATGGTGCAGATAGTTGATAATAAAACTGCGGTAAGGGAAACAAGAATGACAAACAAAAAAGATGTGGCTGACAGATATAGTTTTGATGAGTTTGACGATTTAGTAAGAAGATTAGGTCAACGGGCTAAAGAACAAGAACGCCGATATGGTCCGGTGGATATCAAACAATTAGCACAAAGACTGCGCGACATTGCCGACAAGGATGACAAGCCTATCAAAGAACAAGACCCGGCAACTGATCCCACTCGTCAGTCAACTTCACCAACTTTACAGGCTACTAGTGCCAACCAACAGGACACTAATCCAAATCAACAGATCACAAGCCAGACTGGCACTAGTCAAGAGCGTAAAGAAAAACAAGCACAAGCACAAGACACTGCCACTGCTAAAACCATGGCCAGTAGTTTGACCACAGTTGTTCCTCCTGGAACTAACACAAACGCATTGGCGCAGGCCATAGTAAATACAAATGACGGTAGACCTTTAAGTGCCGACCAACAAAAAGCTATCAGTGTATTACAACCATTGGTTTTAAAAGCAGCAGAAACTCCAACAACTGCTAGCGCATTAGGTAGTGCTTTGCAAAAAGCTGGTATGTTAAGTAAACAAGGAAAATAAAATTATGTTTCTCTCGGATTTATACAATAAAAGAAATGTAAATGAAAACATAAGTCCCATTGATTTGGCAGAACTGTTGTTTAATGCAGTGCTGAAAAACTTTCCTGAAGCAATCACTCGCTATGGTCACGAAGTAGTAGGTGATGCTGTGTTAGATTATGCCGAAGAAGCCACAGATTTGCGTAGCATGAGTGACATTGATATTGCTGCACAAGAAATATTAGACGACTTAGCAAACTATCAAGGAGATCGTACTAACGAACTAGAACCTGAAAAAAATAATGCTATTTCTGAAAATCTACGCAAATGGTTCAAAGAAAAATGGGTTCGTTTTGGTCCTGATGGTAAGATACGGGGAGCTTGTGCAAGGGGCGACGACAGCGAAGGCAAACCAAAGTGTTTACCACAAAGTAAAGCCCATGCATTAGGTAAAGCAGGTCGTGCCAGTGCAGCGGCAAGAAAACGCAGACAAGATCCAAATCCTGAACGCAGTGGTGCAGCTATCAATGTTGCCACTAAAAAGAAATCAAACGAAGGTGTGGCGGAGGGCTTCAGTGTAGTAAAAAGTGACTATGACTTAGATCAGATGGTGCTGACTTTTGACATTGAAGGTCCGCGTAAAGGCAAACCTTTACAGTTCACCTACTGGGACTATGACGAAGATTTCGCCAACGCTGAACGCCGAGATGTGTTCGATCAACTGCAACAACAATCCTGGTATGCGGGTCTGGATCATCCTACCAAGATGGAAATACTTGATGCATCATACAAGGCTATCAGAGGTGAAGAACCCAGCGAATACAAACCTACAGTAGATGATGAACCTTTGGACGAACAAGGTGTGTCGGAAGGCTCTCTAGATGAACTACATGCTGACATGTCAAATGTATATAATAAACTTGCTCCCGGAATTGAAAAATACAAAGATAAATCTGGTGCCGATAAATTATATCAATCATTATTTTCAGTGGCACAACAACACGGTGCTAGCGCCATATTTGAATTCAAAAGAATGTTAAATAACGCCAGAAATAGTGCTCATATGGACTATGATACTAATCCCGGTGGGTTCGAAAATTGGTTCTGGTATTTGCCATTCGCAGATGACGAGCAAGGTGTAGCAGAAGGCTTACAGCAGACTTTACGCAAGATTGTCCCTGGATATGCCAAGCGTGAGATTGATAAAAAGATGGACACTGGAAAGTTTGGTAAGACTGATGCAGATAAAGATGCAAACTTCTATCGTTATAAAAAGATCCAAGACAAGATCAAAGGGCAAGGTATAGTGGAAGAAAAATGTCCACATTGTGGTGGCCCTTCCTTTAACAATTTAATTTTAGCAGAAAAACAGGATGCTTGTTATCACAAGGTAAAAAGTAGATACAAAGTATGGCCCAGTGCTTACGCTAGTGGTGCATTGGTTCAGTGTCGCAAAAAAGGTGCAGCCAATTGGGGCAAAAAGAAAACCAATGAGACTAAACAGCCGAGCTTGGATTCAGACACAGTTAAAAGATTACAAAATTACCTTAATATTAAGTTTGGAGCAAATTTAGATGTAGATGGCGTATTAGGCAATCTTACAAAAAAATCTATCAAGAAATTTATGAAAAAAACAAAAACTAAACTTGCTCCTGAGCCAGATAGAACCACCGCAGTACAGGGTAAGACAAAAAAAGTAAATGAAACAAGATTTTATTTTTATCCAAAAGCCACAGATGCCAGCACACTGGTCAACGAGTTTAAGTTAACCAAAGACAACCAAGGTTGGTACTTAACTGAATCACAAGGACCTGCAGCAGTGCTAGAAGCACAACGAGCATTTGGTATTCCAAAAATCAAAGAAGTCAAATTAAAAGAATTTAATCTGGCAGCTTTCAGTGGCAGTGCTGCAATTAAAGGCGATGACAATGTACTAAGTCCCATTGGCAGCAAGGCATTGAAAGGTCGTAAACATGCGTAACTTTATTAATATCATGGAGGCAGCAGCAAAAAACTGTCCTGTGGCCACACACAACATTGATGTTAATCTTAAAAATAGGCAAAAAGCTATAGATTCTTATCATTATGGTCCAGCTAATCCCGACAAACCCGACAACTACTGGCGGCAAGCAGCTAAAAGATTCAAAGTTTCTGAAGCAGTGGCCAAGACCATGCAGTGCGCTAACTGTGCAGCTTTTGATGTCAGTGACAGTATGCGTGAATGCATTGCCAGCGGTATTCGTGGCAGCGAAACAAACATTGATGCTAATGCTAGTATAAATATTGCAGACATAGGCTATTGTAATTTCCTGCATTTCAAATGTGCAGGAGCAAGAAGTTGTGCTGCATGGATCACCGGCGGACCAATTACAGAAAAAGACAAAAATAAAAAGGCAGCATAAAATGGAAGAATTAATTAAAGCTACGAAAATAGGATTCAGCAGTACTTTTAGTTTTTATTTAAAAGCACACTACTTTCACTGGAATGTTGAAGGATCTGACTTTTTAGAATATCATGAGTTGTTTGGTAAAATCTACGAAGAAGTATATGGCAGCATCGATGATTTTGCCGAAAATATTCGTAAACTAGGCAGCTATACTCCTGGCAGTTACACAAGACTCAGTATGCTTAGTCAAATTGAAGATGAAACAGCAGTGCTGCCCAAAGATGCCATGGTAACTGAATTATTGGCAGACAATGATAAAATTCTTAAAATCATTAAACTTGTCTATGATTTAGCCGAACGCGAAGGACAACACGGGCTCAGCAACTTTTTAGCCGAGAGGCTAGATGCACATCAAAAGCATGGTTGGATGCTAAGAGCCAGTCTTAAATAATTGATGAAAGACTATTACTGTAGTGCAATAGACACAGGTCTATTTGTGTCTGTCAACGGCGGCGTGGGTCTATGTTGTAGCGGCGACGGTTTTTTTGGTTCTGTAAGACAGCAACCAATACAGGAAATTTTTACCGCGAATAAATTTACACAACTACAACAAGACCTGCATACAGGGCAGTCGAATGATTATTGCAAAGGTTGTTATAAAATTGAAAATACTGCTCCAGGCAGTAGTCAATGGTCTGCATTCAACGACCAATTTCAAAGGCAAACACAAAGACAACTTAAACTTATAGATATTCGCTGGAGCAATGTTTGTAATTTGACCTGTAGATACTGTAACACACATGACAGCAGTGAATGGCGAAAAATAAGAAATTTACCCATCGAGTCAGTGAATAGGGATTATACAGAGTCGTTGTTTGACTTAGTTGAAGAAAATTTACACAGTATAGAAGTTGTTTATCTATTAGGCGGAGAACCTCTGTTACAAAAACACAATATAAGATTATTAGACATGCTGCCCAAACATGTTAAGATTGATATATTAACCAACGGCAGTGTTGATTTGATAAACAACAAAGTATATGAAAAACTAACTGAATTTAAAAATACTTATTGGAATTTAAGTTTCGATAATGTTGCCGATAGGTTTGAATATGTGCGAGCAGGCAGCAATTGGAATTTGCTGTGCAATAATATCAATATACTCAAACAAGACTTTACAGCTAACAATGTAACTTTTCATCCTGTTTACAGTATTTTTAATGCCACAAGACTTAAAGAATTATATGACTTTTCAGACAGGTGCGGCAGTTTAAGAATTAATTGGCAACTGGCTTTAGCCACTGTCGATCCTTATAATTTACCCACTGACAGTTTTTTAATTTTTGGACACAATCGTGAAATAATTAATTTGGCCTTGGAAGAAATTGATCAGTTAGATTTTGATGATTATTTCTTAAGCGGTGTTAAAACCAGTTTACAAGACAACATTACAGATCCCACAAAATCTCAAAAATTTTTAAATTGGATAGATCAAATGGAGCAAACAATTGTTCCAAAATATAGTTTCCAAGCACTGTGGCCTGAATTAAATACATTATTGAACAAATAAACCTTGGCCTTAGGACCGGGTGGGCGGCTACTGCCTTGACTTATGCGATTCGCTACCGTATAATCTAGAGTGTAGCACATTTCAATTAGGAGATTCCATGACAGACTACAATCGCAGCTTCAACGGTGAAGCTAAAATTAAACTTACCCAACTTATTAACGAAGGCATGCAAGTAATGGCCGAAGTCGACGATTTAAACGCAGGACTCAATGACACCATCAAAGCCATTGCCGAAGAACTAGAAATAAAACCTGCAACTCTTAAAAAAGCAATTAAAATTGCACACAAAGCCAAATTAGGCGAGACTAATCGCGATCACGATGAGCTGAATACTATTTTAGAAACTGTAGGAAAAACTTTGTGACAAACATTGTTGTGTGTTTTCCGGGCGGAGCAAGCGGGCATTTTATAGCAAATTTATGTAGCTTGTTATTATTTAATATTAAATAATAACAAGCTACATAAATTTGCTATAAAATGCCCGCTTGCTCCGCCCGGAAAACACACAACAATGTTTGTCACAAAGTTTTTCCTACAGTTTCTAAAATAGTATTCAGCTCATCGTGATCGCGATTAGTCTCGCCTAATTTGGCTTTGTGTGCAATTTTAATTGCTTTTTTAAGAGTTGCAGGTTTTATTTCTAGTTCTTCGGCAATGGCTTTGATGGTGTCATTGAGTCCTGCGTTTAAATCGTCGACTTCGGCCATTACTTGCATGCCTTCGTTAATAAGTTGGGTAAGTTTAATTTTAGCTTCACCGTTGAAGCTGCGATTGTAGTCTGTCATGGAATCTCCTAATTGAAATGTGCTACACTCTAGATTATACGGTAGCGAATCGCATAAGTCAAGGCAGTAGCCGCCCACCCGGTCCTAAGGCCAAGGTTTATTTGTTCAATAATGTATTTAATTCAGGCCACAGTGCTTGGAAACTATATTTTGGAACAATTGTTTGCTCCATTTGATCTATCCAATTTAAAAATTTTTGAGATTTTGTGGGATCTGTAATGTTGTCTTGTAAACTGGTTTTAACACCGCTTAAGAAATAATCATCAAAATCTAACTGATCAATTTCTTCCAAGGCCAAATTAATTATTTCACGATTGTGTCCAAAAATTAAAAAACTGTCAGTGGGTAAATTATAAGGATCGACAGTGGCTAAAGCCAGTTGCCAATTAATTCTTAAACTGCCGCACCTGTCTGAAAAGTCATATAATTCTTTAAGTCTTGTGGCATTAAAAATACTGTAAACAGGATGAAAAGTTACATTGTTAGCTGTAAAGTCTTGTTTGAGTATATTGATATTATTGCACAGCAAATTCCAATTGCTGCCTGCTCGCACATATTCAAACCTATCGGCAACATTATCGAAACTTAAATTCCAATAAGTATTTTTAAATTCAGTTAGTTTTTCATATACTTTGTTGTTTATCAAATCAACACTGCCGTTGGTTAATATATCAATCTTAACATGTTTGGGCAGCATGTCTAATAATCTTATATTGTGTTTTTGTAACAGAGGTTCTCCGCCTAATAGATAAACAACTTCTATACTGTGTAAATTTTCTTCAACTAAGTCAAACAACGACTCTGTATAATCCCTATTCACTGACTCGATGGGTAAATTTCTTATTTTTCGCCATTCACTGCTGTCATGTGTGTTACAGTATCTACAGGTCAAATTACAAACATTGCTCCAGCGAATATCTATAAGTTTAAGTTGTCTTTGTGTTTGCCTTTGAAATTGGTCGTTGAATGCAGACCATTGACTACTGCCTGGAGCAGTATTTTCAATTTTATAACAACCTTTGCAATAATCATTCGACTGCCCTGTATGCAGGTCTTGTTGTAGTTGTGTAAATTTATTCGCGGTAAAAATTTCCTGTATTGGTTGCTGTCTTACAGAACCAAAAAAACCGTCGCCGCTACAACATAGACCCACGCCGCCGTTGACAGACACAAATAGACCTGTGTCTATTGCACTACAGTAATAGTCTTTCATCAATTATTTAAGACTGGCTCTTAGCATCCAACCATGCTTTTGATGTGCATCTAGCCTCTCGGCTAAAAAGTTGCTGAGCCCGTGTTGTCCTTCGCGTTCGGCTAAATCATAGACAAGTTTAATGATTTTAAGAATTTTATCATTGTCTGCCAATAATTCAGTTACCATGGCATCTTTGGGCAGCACTGCTGTTTCATCTTCAATTTGACTAAGCATACTGAGTCTTGTGTAACTGCCAGGAGTATAGCTGCCTAGTTTACGAATATTTTCGGCAAAATCATCGATGCTGCCATATACTTCTTCGTAGATTTTACCAAACAACTCATGATATTCTAAAAAGTCAGATCCTTCAACATTCCAGTGAAAGTAGTGTGCTTTTAAATAAAAACTAAAAGTACTGCTGAATCCTATTTTCGTAGCTTTAATTAATTCTTCCATTTTATGCTGCCTTTTTATTTTTGTCTTTTTCTGTAATTGGTCCGCCGGTGATCCATGCAGCACAACTTCTTGCTCCTGCACATTTGAAATGCAGGAAATTACAATAGCCTATGTCTGCAATATTTATACTAGCATTAGCATCAATGTTTGTTTCGCTGCCACGAATACCGCTGGCAATGCATTCACGCATACTGTCACTGACATCAAAAGCTGCACAGTTAGCGCACTGCATGGTCTTGGCCACTGCTTCAGAAACTTTGAATCTTTTAGCTGCTTGCCGCCAGTAGTTGTCGGGTTTGTCGGGATTAGCTGGACCATAATGATAAGAATCTATAGCTTTTTGCCTATTTTTAAGATTAACATCAATGTTGTGTGTGGCCACAGGACAGTTTTTTGCTGCTGCCTCCATGATATTAATAAAGTTACGCATGTTTACGACCTTTCAATGCCTTGCTGCCAATGGGACTTAGTACATTGTCATCGCCTTTAATTGCAGCACTGCCACTGAAAGCTGCCAGATTAAATTCTTTTAATTTGACTTCTTTGATTTTTGGAATACCAAATGCTCGTTGTGCTTCTAGCACTGCTGCAGGTCCTTGTGATTCAGTTAAGTACCAACCTTGGTTGTCTTTGGTTAACTTAAACTCGTTGACCAGTGTGCTGGCATCTGTGGCTTTTGGATAAAAATAAAATCTTGTTTCATTTACTTTTTTTGTCTTACCCTGTACTGCGGTGGTTCTATCTGGCTCAGGAGCAAGTTTAGTTTTTGTTTTTTTCATAAATTTCTTGATAGATTTTTTTGTAAGATTGCCTAATACGCCATCTACATCTAAATTTGCTCCAAACTTAATATTAAGGTAATTTTGTAATCTTTTAACTGTGTCTGAATCCAAGCTCGGCTGTTTAGTCTCATTGGTTTTCTTTTTGCCCCAATTGGCTGCACCTTTTTTGCGACACTGAACCAATGCACCACTAGCGTAAGCACTGGGCCATACTTTGTATCTACTTTTTACCTTGTGATAACAAGCATCCTGTTTTTCTGCTAAAATTAAATTGTTAAAGGAAGGGCCACCACAATGTGGACATTTTTCTTCCACTATACCTTGCCCTTTGATCTTGTCTTGGATCTTTTTATAACGATAGAAGTTTGCATCTTTATCTGCATCAGTCTTACCAAACTTTCCAGTGTCCATCTTTTTATCAATCTCACGCTTGGCATATCCAGGGACAATCTTGCGTAAAGTCTGCTGTAAGCCTTCTGCTACACCTTGCTCGTCATCTGCGAATGGCAAATACCAGAACCAATTTTCGAACCCACCGGGATTAGTATCATAGTCCATATGAGCACTATTTCTGGCGTTATTTAACATTCTTTTGAATTCAAATATGGCGCTAGCACCGTGTTGTTGTGCCACTGAAAATAATGATTGATATAATTTATCGGCACCAGATTTATCTTTGTATTTTTCAATTCCGGGAGCAAGTTTATTATATACATTTGACATGTCAGCATGTAGTTCATCTAGAGAGCCTTCCGACACACCTTGTTCGTCCAAAGGTTCATCATCTACTGTAGGTTTGTATTCGCTGGGTTCTTCACCTCTGATAGCCTTGTATGATGCATCAAGTATTTCCATCTTGGTAGGATGATCCAGACCCGCATACCAGGATTGTTGTTGCAGTTGATCGAACACATCTCGGCGTTCAGCGTTGGCGAAATCTTCGTCATAGTCCCAGTAGGTGAACTGTAAAGGTTTGCCTTTACGCGGACCTTCAATGTCAAAAGTCAGCACCATCTGATCTAAGTCATAGTCACTTTTTACTACACTGAAGCCCTCCGCCACACCTTCGTTTGATTTCTTTTTAGTGGCAACATTGATAGCTGCACCACTGCGTTCAGGATTTGGATCTTGTCTGCGTTTTCTTGCCGCTGCACTGGCACGACCTGCTTTACCTAATGCATGGGCTTTACTTTGTGGTAAACACTTTGGTTTGCCTTCGCTGTCGTCGCCCCTTGCACAAGCTCCCCGTATCTTACCATCAGGACCAAAACGAACCCATTTTTCTTTGAACCATTTGCGTAGATTTTCAGAAATAGCATTATTTTTTTCAGGTTCTAGTTCGTTAGTACGATCTCCTTGATAGTTTGCTAAGTCGTCTAATATTTCTTGTGCAGCAATATCAATGTCACTCATGCTACGCAAATCTGTGGCTTCTTCGGCATAATCTAACACAGCATCACCTACTACTTCGTGACCATAGCGAGTGATTGCTTCAGGAAAGTTTTTCAGCACTGCATTAAACAACAGTTCTGCCAAATCAATGGGACTTATGTTTTCATTTACATTTCTTTTATTGTATAAATCCGAGAGAAACATAATTTTATTTTCCTTGTTTACTTAACATACCAGCTTTTTGCAAAGCACTACCTAATGCGCTAGCAGTTGTTGGAGTTTCTGCTGCTTTTAAAACCAATGGTTGTAATACACTGATAGCTTTTTGTTGGTCGGCACTTAAAGGTCTACCGTCATTTGTATTTACTATGGCCTGCGCCAATGCGTTTGTGTTAGTTCCAGGAGGAACAACTGTGGTCAAACTACTGGCCATGGTTTTAGCAGTGGCAGTGTCTTGTGCTTGTGCTTGTTTTTCTTTACGCTCTTGACTAGTGCCAGTCTGGCTTGTGATCTGTTGATTTGGATTAGTGTCCTGTTGGTTGGCACTAGTAGCCTGTAAAGTTGGTGAAGTTGACTGACGAGTGGGATCAGTTGCCGGGTCTTGTTCTTTGATAGGCTTGTCATCCTTGTCGGCAATGTCGCGCAGTCTTTGTGCTAATTGTTTGATATCCACCGGACCATATCGGCGTTCTTGTTCTTTAGCCCGTTGACCTAATCTTCTTACTAAATCGTCAAACTCATCAAAACTATATCTGTCAGCCACATCTTTTTTGTTTGTCATTCTTGTTTCCCTTACCGCAGTTTTATTATCAACTATCTGCACCATTCTATTATACCACTGTCCTGCTGGAGTAAGTAGGTGTGGATTTCTTTTAGTTAGAAACTCGCTGTGCTTCTTAACAAATTCATTGTATGCTCGAGATCCTGGTTGTAAATTTCTAGCTGTTGCTGCATTATTAGCTAATATTTCAACTACTGGTGTATTGGGTTGTGTTTTTGCTGCTTGCATTACCTGAGCATGACCTCCAGCACCTATACTATGTGATCCATATAGGTTTGCAGGAGTTAATTCTAATCCATTTTGTCGAAGTGAAGCCTGTTGTCTTTGGAATAATGCAGCTTGGAGGCGTTCTTGAAAATCAGAACTAAACTTTTGACTTTTTAGATTTTCTGGAGTTATTCCCAAATCATTTATTAAACCGGTAAATTTGCCGTTTCTAAGTTCTCCAAACACTGTGCTTTGCACCATACCATATTTGCCAGCTGCATTGTCCTGAGGTCCTCTGAATTTTTGATATCGCAAAACTTCATCTAATGTCATGTCAGATAATTTCTTTGCTACTCCCAATGTTTGTTTAGACCATTGTTCAGGAGTTTTATAACCTGGAGCTATAAATGCAGCATCATATCCTTTTGCTCCTCCCTCCCTACCACCAATTATTCTATTGTATTCAGCCACAGAATTGGAATCTGTTACATCCAATACAGTGTTGCCATATGGTTTAGCTCCTGGCTGCGTGCTAGTTATGCTTCCAGGTCTTTGTGGCATTGATTTTTCTAACTGTTGAATTTCTTGTTTAATGCGAGGATCTTCTAAAGATTTAAAAATTGCTTCTCTGTTATTTGCTGGTAAGTTATTAAAGTCTAATGCATTTGAAATTACTCTTTGTGCATCACTACCTGCGCCTTGTCCTGCTTCAGCATATCGTTTTTTTATGTATTCAAGTTGCGCTGGAGTCAATTGATTGTATTGATATTGTTTTGGATTTACAACATCAACGGCTTTTTGTACAATCTTATCTACACTACCAGCACTGGGTTCAGCAGCTTTTGTTGTGCCCGCCAGTTGCTTTAATTTATCTTGTCCACCAAAGATATCAATGGTTCTTTTATCACCGCTGGCCAGTAAATTTGCAGCTTCCTGTGCTGTTGGGGTGTACTGACTTATGTTTGTACTTTTTTGAAGCCAGGCAGCGTGTTTTTCTGCTGCCGATCCTTCACCAGAAGCTAGTCTGCGGCCTAAATCTACTTCAGGACTTTGCACATAATCTGCCACGGCCGCTGCGTTTGTTGCCAATCCCACTACTCCCAATGGCCCGAGAACTTTTGATGCAGTTTGCCCAATACCTTTTAAAATTGAAGAGCCGGCAGCAGCCGGGGCTGATCTAGGCATCTGCACAACATTACTGGATTGAGCAGGCGCCGCTCCTGTTGTGGTAGAAGTAGATACTGTGCTTTTAGGTAATTCAACAACATTACTAGGTTTCCCTGTAGTTTGAACAGCACTTGATTGAGCAGCACTTGATTGTGTATTAGGCACAGCTCCTAAATTTTGTCTATATCGATCTCCCACAGACATCTCTGGTTTTACAGTCGATTGGCCAGTTGTAGAACTTGTTGTGGGTTTGCCAGTTGCTGATTGAACACCTGATGGTTCTGCCAACGGTGGTGATGTAGTGCCGGCAGTTGCAGGCTCAGTGGGAACTATACTTAAATTTTTAAATTTGGGATCATTGGAGGAGCTACTTGGAAAGGAAATTACATCGCCTTCTTTAAATTTTTGCCATTTTTCTTTTAACTGTTTCAGTGTCCTAGTTTTTTTCATTGTGCTTTCTAAATCACTGAGTATATTTTCTTGCTGTTGTTCGCTGCCGCCCACCATTCTATTGCGACTCATACTGGCAGGATCTGTGCCTTTCCAATAACCTGGAAACTTTGGTCCTGTTGATTTTTGTTCAGCTTTTGACATAGATTCAACTATGTAAATGCTTTTCTGCATGTCGGTCATGTGTTCAAAACTTTCTCTATAGCCCATTTCTTTGTCAGACCTATAAGCACCTGGAGGCCCTGATTTTTGCCCGCCCCAGCGCCAAAAATCTAAATTTCTGCGCTGTTCAGGTTCACCGGGTGTAACAGGTACAGGCACTGGTCTAACTGGGGGCGCAGATGCTGGCGGTTGTTGTGTGGCAGGAGGCGGGCCTGGTTCTGGTGGAGGTACAGGCTTAATAGGAGGGACAGGACCTGGCTCAGGGGGAAGTGGTGGAGCTGGTGGAGCAGGGGGCACAGGAGGAGCAGCAGGTGCAGGCGTTTCTCCTGTTGGCATAGGTTGTGGTTTAGGTCCTGCAGGTGCTGGAGCCGGAGCAGGTGCTGGAGCAGGTTGTTCTGCAGGTCTTTCTGTTGGAACTCTAAGAGGTCTAGGTGGCGCCACAGGAGGAGCTTGTGGCGGTGACTCAGATGGTGGACTGGGCGCCGCTGGCACCGGTTCTGTTGGTTTTACTGGTTCTGGTCTTGGTGCTGGAGCAGGAGCCGGCGCTGGTTGCGGCCTAGTAGGAGGTCCTGGAGGTGTAACCGGCTCAGGTAAAGGAATTGGTGGCCTTGGTGCTGGTGCAGGACCTGGTGCTGGAGCGGGTGCTGGAGCGGGTTGCGGTCTTGGGGGAATTGGTGTTCCAGGCACAGGTGTTATTGGTGGTCTTGGCTCTGGTACTGGTTGTTCTACGGGCCTTGGCGGTATTGGTGTGCCAGGGACAGGCTTAATAGGAGGTACAGGTGTGCCTGGCGGAGGTTGTGGAGTTAACGGCCCTGGTCTCACTATAGGCGGCCTAGGCATAGGTAATCCTGTTGGGACTATACCGTCTGACGGTACTGTTACTTGAGAAACTGCGGTTGTTGGACTTTGTACAGCAACTGGTTGCCTTCTTAATGGATCATCTAGTTCTGGTCTTCTGACATCTGCTCTTTGTTCTGGCTCAATTACAGGTTGCCTAACTGGTTGCCTTCTTAATGGATCATCTAGTTCTGGTCTTCTTGCACTAGTAGCTGATCCAGCAGGTTGAGATACTGCTGGTTGAACAGCTTGCGGAAACTGTTGCATGGCCAGTCGTGTTTGTGGGCCCATTATTCCATCTGTTCTAATATTTGCACCTGCTTGTCTTAATCTATCTTGCAATGCTTTAATTTCTGCACTGGAAGTAGGCACAGATTGTGGCGCAGCTGGTCTAGTTGCAGGCTGTCTTCTTAATGGATCGTCTAGCTCTGGTCTTCTGACATCAGCTGATGGTTGTTGCTGAGGTGGTCTTAGGAACTTTGTGGGATCAGCTTTGTATAAGTCTAACTCTTGTTTAGTCCACGGTTTATTAGTTAACGGATTAAGTTCAGACCCTCGCAGTGGACCCTGTTGAGGAAAATCGTATTGCTGACCCACATTACCTGGTGTTAATGCACCGGTTATTGCTGCGCCAGCTCTGGCCACATAAGGTGCCACAGACTGAGCAATTCTACCTAAAGTGCTAGTAGATTGACCAGCTGGTGCAGCGGCAGCTGGGGCAGCGGCTGGAGCAGGTGCGGTTGCAGTAGGTACAGGTCTAACTACAGCCGTAGAAGGTGCTGCTGTTGTTCCTGGAGGTCTTACTTGACTTGGACCCTGTATTGGTTGTGAAGGTCTAGTTGGTGCAGTGCCCGGTCTAGGTTGATCTACTGTGCTGGGCTTCGGTCTTGCCTGCTCATTTGTAAACTCGTGACTGGATTCTAAAGTTTTAAAATAATCACTAAAAGATTTTTTTTTAAAATCTTGATTATTTTTATCCTGCATTACTTTTTAGCCTTAGGTTGTTTATAAGTACCACCAAACAGTGTGCCTGTTTTTGCTTTGTTTTTGGGCGTTGGATTAACTACAGTTGCAACACTGCCAGCAGACATTTCGTTTATCCCTAATTTTGATCTCGCTGCATTGGCTTTTTCTATATCTTCTGGTCTCGGTTGAAAACCAAAGCCTGCGCCTCTATTATCACCACGCATGTAATTGTTTAATTTTTGTTGATATAAATTTTCTTGTTTTTGCTTTTGCCAGTCTGCTTGTTTTTTATCAAATTCAATTTCTTCAGGACTTTTTGGTTGAGTTGCTACAGGTTCACCAGAAGTGCTTGGTTGATAACCTCCTGTCACTTGACCATCGGGTCCAATTGCTACTCTTCGAGACATGTCTTCCGCCACACTTTTCTTCTTTAGGCGTGCTATTTCGTTGTTATACTCTTTTTCCCATTCCGCATGTGCTGCTTTATGGTACTTAGGGTTGTGCGGATTATTATAAGTTTTTCCTAATCTATGAGCATTTCTTGCGGCACTCCTGCCATTTCCAGGTGTTATACCTTTATAACGATCATCTTGTTCGGAGCCTTCCGCCACACCTTGCTGCATATTTTCGGCTATAGGTAACATAGTTTGCTGATTAGCCGCAGTCATTAGTTCGTATTCCATGTATTCCAACACAGTTTTCAGATAGTCGCTGGCCAATGTAATTTTACTGCTGACCCACCCTTCTAAACCTTGTTGTTCATCAACATTGCGTAATAACTTGTGTAATCTTAATGCGTATTCTGCTGAGTGATATAATTCTTCACGAGCCATTTGTACTTCGTGATCTTGATGAACTGAATGTGCGTCTTCAACAAAATTTTCGCCTAAAAATTGTGAACTTTTCATATTTTTATCCCAGATATTGTATATTTAGTTTAAATTGTAAACTTGCCATTTTCTAACATTTGAAACTTGTTGTCAACAGCAAAGTTTACCAGTGTAAATCCATTGAATTGATTGTTTACAGGCTGCAAAGTAATAGAGTGTGAACCTGGGGTCAGTTCTGCTATCAGTATTTCACGCACCCACTGATGAGGGTTGCGCCAAATATAAGTGCGTTCAGTGTATAAATCGTTGTCTATGTATAGTCTATAGGCCTGTGGCTCAGTTTGCCAGTTGCAATAGACATCAACTTCAATTCTTAGATCCTGCACGATTTTTACCTCGACGCATGTTCAATTGCCAGCGAGCCATACGACCTCGTTCGCCTTCAGCGTTCTTAAGTTTTTCAAGTTGTGCTATGGAAGCACCTTTGGGAATTCCCACACGCTGGCTTAGTCCTTTGCGTCCAGGGTTGCGGCCGTCAGCAAAGTTTTCGCCCACATTGTATGTGGGATCAGTTTTTTGACGCTTCATGCCTTTTGGTTGATTGGGGTCAACTGGATCTATGTCTGTGGTAGTGAGTCCTGTTTTTTCAAGGTCTTTGATATACTCATGTTCTTCATCTTCACTGCCAAAAGAAAAAATAGTGCTTGGCGGCCCTTGTCCAAAGTCATGGCGACCTAGTCCCTTTAAATTGCTGATATGCTGCCCTAGTTTGTACCAGTCATACACATCCGACACATCAACTCTCACTGTTCCTTTGGGCATGGTAGGTTTAAATTCTGGACCCGGAGGCGTATCATTTGGATGATAATCTTCTTCAACTTCAGTGGCAGCACCTTTGGGCCCAATATAGTAAGCATTAAAAGTTACTTGGGGATATTCTGCAGCCAGTTCTTTAAACACACGAAGATTGGTCATGCTGTCGTCATACAAACTTACCTGACGATATTTGCCAGTGTCCAAGTATCTACGAACCCAAACTGCCTTTTTATAAGCAGGATTTTCATTACCAGGCAAATTGCCTGCACGATGAACATGCACACGACTCATGTCAATGCCTAATCGTTGGAAAGTGTCAATAAAAGTGTCGCGATCATCAAAATCAGCCCTAGCAGTCAACATGATAACACGGCCACGAGTATAAGCTAGTATAGCTTTGAGTTCGCGAATCATTGGTTTAATTGGTGTGCTTTCTTGAGCAAATTTTTCTGCGTCTCTAAATTCACCGAAATCAAATTCTTCACCAGGTTGGAGTCGATAATTGTTAAATTGCTGATTAGTTAATTCTTTAACAGTTTTGCCATCACGCACTACACGAATCTTGGCAGTGGTATGCATCAGTGTATCGTCTATATCAAATATAGTCAAAGTGCCTTGCGGCTGGACTCTAACAAATTCACGAGCTCTCATTGCAACTCCAAGGGTTTACTTTTTACTGCATCTGGATACTTTTTGTTAAAGTTACGCATGATTATGCCAGCAACTGCATTGGCTTGATTTTCAATAGGAGTACCAGTTTCACCTGCACCCTGATACATTTTTCCATCTATAAATTGTTTAAAATGTACTAGTTCATGAGCTAATGTACGCAGTATGTCTACAGGGTGCCTGTCTGCTATGCTTATATATATTTTAACTTCATCATTGACAAAACGACCGAAAGTTGCTTGACCGTCATGTGTTTCAACATGTTTTTGAATTATGATTTGCGGTAATTTTTTAAGGTTCAGTTGTTCTGCGGCCATTGGCAAAAAGTCTGACAGCATTTGTATAATTTCTTCTTTACTGATGCTGTTATTTTGATCTTCACTTACAGATTTACTTTTTGTACTATGACCTGCTTGTCTTGCACGACGACCAGCACAGTGAGCTCGCTGGCTGAAACCTTTGGGATTATTGCAGTTGATGGCTTGTTTATATTTTTTTGTCCATTTTTCTTCAAGTTCTTCTTCGCCATGGCCTAACTGTGCTGCTGCCTGTTGTTGAGGACTTTTTAGGCCAGGTGGTGTAACCATAGGCAATTTGCCAGTCAGTGTGGGTTGTTGTTCCGTTACTGCTGCAATGCCAGTCCCGATGCCAGCACTGGCCAAAGTATATTTAATAGTATCTATCCAACTTTTTCCATTGACACGACTGACCATTGTTGGAATAACTGTGTTTAACACAGCCTGTAACAACATGTTAGTTTGTGTAGGATTTAAATTCATTTGCTGGGCACTGGCCAGTAAGCCACCGGCTAATAATGCACCCACAGTGGTAATAATGCCACCTTGCAGATAAGGATTCTTTTGTCCTTTTTTAAGAATGTCTAATACTTTAGGCTTAATGTCTGAATCTGCACGAGCAAGTAATTGTTTAGCTTGATTAGTATAGTTGTCAACGGGCTGAGCTTGAATATTGCCTACTTGGTTCTTGTAAAAGTCTAAAGCAGCCAATGCAAGCTTATTGCTGTCTTCGTCTTCAGCTAATCTAAAAGCTTTGAGATTTTTTTCTATTGCACCTGGTCTAACATCTTTTGTAAGACTGTTACTATATCTTGGATCTTTTGCCTGTCGTTTGCTAGCAATAACACCAACTCCACCCATTTCTTCTAATCTGCCTGGAATAGGACTGCTGGTGTCTGAACTTACACCTACAATATCTTCAGTGGCGCTCTGTGGAATTTTATCGTAAATAGCTGCAATTTCTGCGCTAGGTCTTCGATACATTTGACCTAAAAATTCTTGTCTTGATTTTTGATCATTTCTAATTGCGTTCCATAAATTACGGCATTCGGTGCCATGACTTACATCATATTCTTTGCCTTTTATTGTTATTGATTTTCGAACTTCGGGAATAACAATAACATAACCGTGCTTGTCTGCTGTTACAGGTTTTGGATCAATACCCCAAGTTTTGTAATAACCGGGACTTCCTGCAGGTTTAATTATATTACCTTGTTCGTCCTTTTGATCTCTTTTGGTTACACTGTCTGGGCGCAGTCTATCAGCATCCGGCCCGCCTACAGCAGCGATAAACACAGTGTTTGCTGGATCAATGCCATCAGGTAACACATACATTTTGTTAGCTTCAACAATGTGATTTCCAGCGATACCTGCTGCTGTGATCAATTGATACTTGTCAGCAAAATTAAAAGGACTTTTAGCACTGCTGGTATCATTGCTAGTGACAATAAAAACATTGTCTGCACCAAATTTCTTTTGTAACTGTGCAAAAACTTCCGCGTGTCCTTGATGAAAAGGCTGAAAACGGCCTGGATAAGTTACAATAACACGGGGTTTGTTTTGTTCGTATAATTCGTGTGCAAACATACTGTATTAAATCTAATACAGTATTTAGCTTTACATGTTTTCTAACAACCAAAGATAAAATGGGCTTGAAAACTTCAATTTATAGCTGCCATTCCATCCTAAATTAACACAGTTTTTCAGCAAGGGTCTATCTGCGTCGTCTGCTATAAATTCACTGGCTGACCATTTAAGTGCAGCAATGTCTATTTCGTCAATTTCAATCTTGTCAATGTTCAACAAAAGATCTTTAACAATTGCTGTTTGACTTTCATTTTCAACAGTGTCACTGTTTTTTTTATTTTCTAGTCTTATTTCCAGTATATGTTCTTTGTCTTCATCTACATCAGTTGTAAACTCAACTGTTATGGGTTCTTTAGTAGCTGAACCTTGAGCAAATAACACTGAGTCAAGCAACACACTGTAAGCAGGCACTTTGTCCCAGTAAGTGCCGCTTAAAGTTATTTTAAAATTCAGTGTTTCCTTAGGCTGATTCATTTACTGCCACTTTGGCCGTTCCCAGTGCCTTTTGCGCTGCGGCCTTTTGTGCTTCTATTGCAGCCTGGCCTTCAGGACTGTTAGCATCAACTCGCTTGAGACCTTTGCGCTCTAGTGCTGCCAAATCACCCTTGAATTCATAATGTCCAATATGATTCAATAGCACACGGCTGTCAGCCCAAATATCGCCGCCCATGGCCTGCCAGCGACGACAGAAAGTCCAGTCTTCGCTGAGATAGTGACCACGCTCATCGATTACAGTGTCAAAAATACTGTACATAAACGGTTCAAACTGCTTGCCCAGGCCAATGTCGTCTACATACTTGCACTCTGGGTGAGCCTTGATCAGCTGTTCATACACTGACTTTCTGAACAATAAGAAACCTGTGCCCTGTGTGTCTACTTGGAAAATAGGTCCCTCAATGCGACCACCGTTCTTCAAATTGATAACATAGTCAATGGGTAATGATTTTTTAGGATACAGACCACCAATAACATCTTTGTCTGCTGCAATCATGCCAAAAATAGCTTCGGGTTCAAATCTAATATCAGCATCAATAAACATAAAATGTGTAGCAGCCGCATTAGTCATCATTTTAGCACATAAGTTATTTCTTGCTCTTGTGACCAATGATTCATTGACCATAGTGTCCAAGCTCCAGTTTAGTCCTACTCGCTGTGCCAATAGTGTAAAACGCAAGAAGCTGGTCATAGTAGGTTCACTGACCATACCGCCATAACAGGGTACTGCAAAGTGTACATGTACCTTACTAAAATCAAATTGATTACCTTGTGGCATCTGAGGAGCAGTTTTTGCCAAATCAGGCACAGGCATAATGGCTTTAGTAAGTTTAGGAACTGGGGTTGAAGTTTCAGTGGGGGTAATTTCTTTAGCTTCGACTGTTTTGTTTGAATCGCTCATGAGTTTCTTTCTTAAGTGGTTGATTATGCTAAGTTAACTTCGACAACAACACTGTTGCCTAGTAATTCTTCTGCTACAGATGCCAGAGCATCTGCAACTTCTTGTGAAATTACCAACTTGTCTGCTTGGTCGTTTTTGACTAGTTTACTAACGGTAATTACAATATTTTGTTCTTGAATTTTGGCCATAGTGCAGTCCTTGAATTTTAAATTATTTATGGTTTTATATATACCTGTTTAAAAATTCCTGCAATGATACCTGGGGCCATTAATGTTAGAAAAGTGGCAATTTGACTATCTTTAGCATAAAGATAACAGTTTGTAAACCATAATTTTCTTGTGGTAAAATTATGTAAAGTTGCTGCGGGGATCTTTACTTCGCTGCCTAAATTTGTTAAGTACTGACCAATACTTATTCGTATGTCGTTGGTTAGATTTATCCCCTCACGAAGATAAATTTTGTATTCATACTCCGGCAGCCGTGAAACAACAATTTGATTTGATTCCAAGGCCAATTTTGCTAAATTATTATTAGGTCTATATATTTCACGCAGTGCTGTGCTGTCTTGAGCAACTAAATCATAAATTAATTGTTCATTGTTACTGTATAACTGTATTAAAGGTTCTTCAATTCTATACCTAAGTTGATCCTTGTGTTTTACAAAATTTTGTTTCCAATACATCAATTGATCTACTCGTGCATGTTCATATTGTTTTCGTCTATTAGAATAAGCCCAAGTTCCAGGATTGCCAAAACGAATAAAATTTGATTTTCTAGCAGCAATTTGTGCTTCGATTATCATACTGTCATCGTTGTCGTCTCTGACTATTTGACCCATAGGTACATACAGCACAGCCTTGTACAAATATCGGCTGTAAAAAATTTTTTTTGTATCCTTGACCTTACAGGTTGGATTTAACTTCGTCCAAGACAACATATCCATTTTCATCTATTGCTTTGTTAGTGGGATAAAGAATGTATTCATTTTCTCTTACATCAAAATCAAATTGTTGGTCAATAAAATCAATGATCACTGTACAATTTTGCAGATTTTCAAATAAAATCTTTTTACTTAACGGTGTTTTAATTAATTCATTGATTTTACGAGCCAAGGGTCTTGCACCCATTTTGCTGTCGTAGCCTTTTTCAATAATTTCATCCACTGCACTGGATCTGAGTTTAATAGTGATGTGCTTGTCGCTGAGCAAATCGTTAATTTCTTTAACAAACTTATCAACAATTTTTTCAATATGATTTTTGTTCAATTTATTGAATTTGACAACACCATCTAATCTATTTCTAAACTCAGGTTTAAAAAAATCTTTTACTGCTTGATCATCTTCGCCTTGGCGTTCGAGACTGGTAAATCCAATACTATTGCGTTCGCTGTCTTGAGCACCTAAGTTACTGGTAAGAATAACAATGCTGTTTCTGCAATCAGCTTTTTTACCGTTACTGCTGGTTATCACACCCTCGTCCATTAAACTCAACAAAAGGTTGCTGACATCCGGGTGTGCTTTTTCAATTTCATCAAATAATATAATACAGTTGGGATTCTTTTCAACTTCGCTGATCAATAAGCCGCCGCCGAGATTTCCATCATCATAGCCAACATATCCGGGGGGAGCTCCGATCAGCTTGGCCACTGAATGTTTTTCTTGATATTCACTCATGTCATATCTCAACAGCTTCATGCCAAGATTTTCTGCCAACAATTTTGCCAGTTCTGTTTTACCAGTGCCTGTGGGTCCTAAGAATAAAAAGCTGCCCACAGGTTTATTCAGCGACTTTAGTCCTGCACGGCTGACATAAATTTTATCTAATACATTTTCCACAGCAAAGTCTTGGCCAAACAACCTTGTTTTAATATTTGGTTCAAGATTTTCTAGATTTTTTGTAGTTTCATTATCCAATTGATAAACTGGTATCTTGGTAAATTTACTTAGACTGTCAATAATATGACTTTTACGCAGTACAAAATTAGGAGCAACAAGTTTTAATCTTGCCATGCTGGCATCAATTAGATCAATGGCTTTGTCGGGCAATCTCTTATCTGTTTGAAACCTTACGCTGAGATCCACTGCGGCGTCAATGGCTTCGTTGCTTACAGAACCGTTATGAAATTCTTCAAAGTAATCTTTAAGTCCGTGCAATATTTCTTTGGCCACAACGGGTGTGGGCTCTTCAACTGTCATACGATAAAAACGACGCATTAGCGCACGATCTTTTTCAAAGCTTTGACTGTATTCTTCCCAAGTTGTGGAAGCTATGACTTTAATATTACTTTTAGTAAGCGCAGGTTTAATCATGTTGCTAAAATCTAAACTACTGCTGCTACCTGACCCAGCCCCACGCATTGTATGTGCTTCATCAATGAACAAAATACATTTTTCTTTTGTGGCCAAGGCCTTCATTACATCTTTGAATTTTTCTTCAAATTCACCCCGATATTTACTGCCTGCTAACAGACTTCCAATATCTAAATTATACACTGTGTGATTCAATAGATATTCAGGTACTTCTTGCTCAATGATTTTTCTTGCCAGTCCTTCGGCTATGGCTGTTTTACCTACACCGGGATCGCCTACCATTAAAATGTTAGACTTGTTTCGTTTGGCCAACACTTCTACAATTTCTTGTATTTCTGAATCTCTACCAATAACAGGATCAATGTTGCCTTTTTGTGCTTTGACATTCAAGTTATCGCAGTATTCGTTTAGAATAGCTTCGATTTGATTATTGGGTTTTCTCTTGTGTGTTTTGGTAAAACTTTTATTCCAAAAGTTAATAATTTTGTCTTTTTCAAAACCGTACTTTGTTAGAAAATAAACAGCATGACTGGCTTCTTCATCAAGAATGCTCAAGAATAGATCAATCACTTGTAGATTGTTTCTACCACTAAACAATACCTGTGTAAACGCTCTATTAAAAACTCTTTCCAGTGTTCTTGTTTTCTTTGGAGTACCAGTTTTGTTTTTGTTGACTAAAATTTCTGTTTGTTGATCTAGATAGTTTTGAAGATCCCGGGTCAACGCATCGACATCTGCTCCATAGTCTCGACAAAATTGTCCGAAAGATTCATCAGTGACCATGGCCAAAGCCAAATGCTCTAATGTAAAATACTGATGATTTTTATCAGCGGCAATTTTTGTTGCTGCTAAAATAAGTTTATCAATTTCTGGACCTGATTCAAGCATAAAAATATTTATGAATTGTAGTTTAGTTTACGAATTTGTTCAAGATCGTTGTCATCGAGATCAGTTGGAATAGTAATTTTAATTTTGATGTACAAATTACCCTTGATATCTTTTTGAAATGCAGGTAACCCTTCTCCAGCAATTTTTAATTTAGTGTCTGGTTGACAACCTGGAGGTGTTTTAATCAAAAATTGTTTTCCGTCTAATCCCAAAACTGTTTGCTCACTGCCTATTATAGCTTGAAAACAATTAACAGTCAAGGTTGTTGAAAGATCTAGACCACTTACTTCAAACTGTGTGTTATTGTTTACATGCACAGTAATATACAGATCGCCTCGCTGAAGATTGGTAAACATATTGTCGCCCAATCCGGGATATTTCATTGTAGTGCCAGAGGTAATGCCGGCCGGAATAGTAATGTCCACGGTGTGTATTTGATCATTACTGGTTTTGATTCTTAATGTCTTGCTTTGACTTATCAGTGTATCAACCAAAAACATGTGAATGTCGGCGCGAATATCTTTGTTGCGCCGTTCGGGCTGTCTAAAATTTGGGTGATTGGCAAAAGGATTTCCAAAACCAAATCTGTTGAAAATTTCGTCTAAATTAAAGTTCTGCCCATCACCAAAATTAAAGTGTACACTGTTTTGTCTTGGATTATCATATTCTGCTTTTTTTTGAGGATCGCTTAATACTCTGTATGCTTCTTCTACTTCTTGAAATTTACCCGTATCTCCGCCTTTGTCAGGGTGATGCTGACTGGCTAATTTTCTATATGCTCTTTTTATTTCCTCAGGCGTAGCAGTTCTTTGTATGCCCAAAGTGTCATAATGACTCATATTATAATTGTAAAAGAAAAACCGGACAGAGTCAACAGTCCGGTTTATCAGCCCAGTCTATTATTTTTTCTTGTTGTCAGGCACTTTTTCGCCTTCAACTTTTTTATGCACTTTTATTTTTGTACATTTTTGAACTGGTTTGCCTTTAGCATCTTTCATTGGTTTACCATCTTTACCAATTACTTCTTTACAAACTTCTTTCACTTGTGCTTCGGCTTGTGCGGTGCTAGCTAAACCTAACCCAACTGCCAAACTTAGAATAATTGCATATAATTTCATAATATATTCCTTTGTGTAAATTATTAGAACCTTTGTAATTACTTATCTTTTGTATCCTTACGAAGATACGCCTCTAAAGCTGCTTGTACTAAGGCTGCTCGATACTGATCAGACAAATAATCGTTAGTTTTTTCTTGAGTAACTGGTGTTTGCGCTTTAGGGTTTATAAGTTGAGGACAAGCTGGATGACTGTTCATTTTGCATTCCTTGTATTTTTTCTTGACCACGACTCCATGCAGCTACCCCTAAAACTGCACCCATTGCAACATGAAATAAACCTGCACCTTGTAGCGTCAATGGATCCCATTGATTAGTAACTTCACCTTTGTAATAAGCCTGTAAAATTGACCAAAGTATTGGAAACACAGCGAAATCTAAAAAACAGATAATCATATACATCCAACCCATCATTGGACGCCATTTTTTTTCGGTCCAATGTTCTGTTTTGTTCATACCACTGACATAGCCACATTACAGCATTGAACAATATATCTAAAAAGTTCTTCGTTGCCAGCACATTCTTGTGCAGCACGAATGTCTCGTATTTCTGTTAAAAGATAATTTCTTTCTTCTGCACCAATATTACCAAGTTTATATTGTTCATCAATTAATTGTATTTCATCTACCAACTTTGTCATTATCGTCCCTTCCAAGCAGAAAATGCTGCTTCAATTCTTTGTTTGCCTGTTCTTTTGCCTAAGTCGCAAAACACTGGATTAGTGTTTGAACTTAGCTTTTCTATATGATTATTAAGACCTTTTATATTTTCTTTTTGTGGATCATCACGCAGTGCTGCATACCTATCTAATTTTTTAACATGATAATGTACTTTTGACCAATCTGGTTTCTTACAATCTACTGCATCTAATTCTTGTTCAACAACTACCAGTGTGTCAAACATCACAGGGTCATGATTTCGTGGCCAGTATGTTTTCACCACTGCTATAACGCTACAGGCAGACAGTGAAAAACTTAAACCTAATATAATTAAAAGTCTTTTCATTTGTGAGTACTTTCATAAATTGTTTTTTGTATATTATACCATTCTATCCACGCATCAACCTTAACTGCACATTCGTAATATCTACTGTAGTTAATGTTTATAGTTTTTGCAATATCACTGAGTTTAGCATCATTGCCTAACTTGTCTAAGTCTGGACAGGCTTGCATTGCTATACTAGGGGCTTCGGGCCATTTTTGTTTGACAGGTGGAGTAGAACAACCCGCACAAGTGGCCAGTATAACCAAAAGAAAGATTGTTGATAGAAAAATTGTACTTTTTCGATTTTGATCATGGTCCATTATTTTTTATCCTTGACTGCGGGAGATTCTGCAGAACGATTGTGCAGTAGAATAAATTCTTTTGGAATTTCACATTCGCCCCCAGGCACAAATTTTGTGTCGAATTTAACAATTTCTTTTACAATTTCTTTTTCAATTATTTCTGCTTTGTCTTTTATTACTTTTGTTTTTGTCACAACTTTAGTTTCAATTTTGCCTGTGGCTTCGGCAGCTTGCTTTTCCGCAATTTTTACTTTTTCTTCCGCTGCTGCAACTTTTGCACGCCATTGCGCTTCAGTGTGATAACTACCTTTAAAATAGACACCGCCAAGCAACATGGCAGCACTGACTATCTGTAAAACATGATAATAAGGCGACAGTCCAGGCCAAAAACTTAATATCCTGTTAATAATAAAAAAGCTTAAAAATGTTAAGATTGCGCCCGTGATTAACATGGCATTTACTGCCATTTCTAACCAAGCGTCGGGTACAAAACTTAAAAAAAACATCAGCTGTTAAACACTTCCATTGCATGTTTGTAATGTTTGATGCGATCTTCTAAACCTAAGGTGCCACCATTAATGCGTTTGGTCAGTGTAAGTATATCACCTTTATCTGCCCAAGTGTTTAGATTATTTGCTTCCCAAAACCAAGCTGCTGATTGTACACAACCTTCAAAGGTTGTTAAATGTTCTGCTGCTTCTTCAACGCTAATTTCTAAGCTTTCTGCATAACGAGTATAATTGTCTTTGCCAGTAAGCTGAATAAGGCCTTTGCCACGATAACGCCAACCGTCGCCAGATTCTTCAGGACCATTGCCCATTCTATTTCCGTAAGCACGGTTAGCAATCATTTCAGGTTTATTTGCATATCTTGCAGCAGTTTCGTCGTCGGGAAAATATTTAGGCCATACTCGGCGTAGACTAGCTGCTTTGTAATTTAAGTTTTCTGTGATAAACTTAAATCCCCCACTTTCGTGTGCTGTTTGTGCCACAAACGCTGCTACACGGGGAATAGTATGAATTTCATAATCGGGCAGTATTTTGCAAAATGCGCTATACCATTGCTGAATGTATGGGTTACCATGTACACATTCATTAAGTTTATCTACTGTGAAATCAAAATCGAATCCATTGGCCATAAAAACTCCTCGAAATATTATCTCAAAGTATTTAGCTTTTGGACTATTGCATCATCTTTGGTCAGTAAGTTTTTGTTCTGCAAAAAATCTACCCAAATATCAAATTGTTCATTGGATAAATTAGGGTAAGCTCTTTCTTGTACACTGGCAGTTAGTAAATTAGATTGTTTTGTACAACTCCATGTTTTATCAAAATCTTTTACTTGAAAATCTGCTAAATTGAAAATACTGTAGTATTGATTGTCGGTGTATAAGTCATCAAATTTGCCATATTTGTAAAGCACAAAACCAGTATACAGCATAAATTCTGTTAACTCATTGGGACTCTTAACATTTTGACAAAAGAAGTTAAAAAAATCTGGAATTTCACTGATCATAGAGTTTACTGTGGTTGTGTGAAACATAAAAGGCACCCCGCCTGGTCCTAGCACTTGAGGGCAAGAAATTTGAAAATATTCTTCTATAAAATACTGTGCGGATAGAAAAGCATTAATTGTTGGCAAATGTTTAAAATTTACTCGTCCCAACTGGTCAAATAAACTGTTCCAGTCTAACTTTTGTACAAAACAAGTTTTACTGTCTAAACACAGGCTCCAGTTTGATTTGGCTTGATTAGCCAGTAATAATTTATAAAGTTGTTGACTTCTCCAACCATCTAAACTAGGATCGGACCCAAAATTGCTACGGGCAATAATTTTTACTTTTGTTTTATTTTCGCCCCACCAGTCTAGGTTTATATCTGTACAATAATGATCTTCATCATTTACACATATGTAAATATTGCCAATGCGTTCCTGTGGAAAGTATAAGGAAATTGATCTAGCTTGAAGTTCTAATAGAAAAATGTCATTGCGATATGCAACTACAATTATATCAATTACTTCAGGCCTGCTGCTACTCGTAAGTGCTCTGTCCATGAATTGATTGGGGCAGTTTTGTTGATAGGTACTCTAGCAGCTTCTTGCATGGCTGTAATTTCATTGTTGCTGTCTTTGAATTTTTGTTTATAAATCTTTGGTTCCAAAGGCACTATGTTTGCAATGTTTTCTTCAGTTAAATCATATAGCTTGGCATTCTTTCTATATTGAAATTGCCACTCTGTTATATCTTGATCGGTTAAATTTAAAATATCATCTATTAGACGCATAATAAGTTTTGGAGCTTCACGGTTTCTTTCTATTTCTGCAAATACAATATAATCGCCATCATCCATGACCCCTGAACTTACATCTCCGTCTAATATGAATTCATAACCTGTTTCCATGAATACCATTAAGGCATTTGCTGGCTGTTTTTCTTTAACTTTAAAACTAACAACAATGATATCTTCATCGGTACCCATTTTACTTTTGAATTCATCAATGTGCAGCTCAGGAATTATCAGTCTTTTAAGGTCTCCTTGTTCAAGACCTTCAAATAGCTTAGATAGCGGGTGCATTTTGTTGCTCCATGTCTTGCTGAAACACATCATTTGTTTCACCTTGTTCAGCTGCTTGTTCAATTTCTTCTTGGTCTAACAAGTCGTTCTCTAGTTCTATACTGCCTTGTTCTATGTCAGTCATTAGCTGTTTGGGCATAGTAATAGAAACAAGCCAAATTGGCTTACTGACTAGTCGGGGAACTTTTGTACCAGGTTTAAAATCATCGGGGCTTTTAACTTGTACAGGGTACTCTAAGGTATCTTTTTTGTAAGTTATTTCGCAGCCATAGTTTAATAATCTTTCACCACCATCAGGATCTGGCATGTCTTTGTAATCATACATAAAAGTACAAGTTACGAAATATTTTTCATACACAGGACCTTCAACTAATTCTCCTTTTTTCCAATTGGGAAAAGCGTACAAGTCCATGTCATCTAATACACGCTCAAAATCCAGCAGAGTTTCTAAACTGCTGTCAGTCATGTAGATATCTTTGGTATTATCTAATATTTTTTTAATATTTGCAGGCATGTAGTTATTTATATTCAAGAGAGTTCAAATACTCTTGAGTTTTGATAGTTTTTAAACCTGTAATTTGTAGTGTTGCTCGGGCTGTGTGCCCTGCATTGGCGGTGCTGTGGGGAACATTCAACCAGTCAAAAGTTGTAACATCCCCTGCATGCCATCCCCACCAAGTATAGTTGCCAAAATTCCAAAAATGACCCTGTTGCCAGTCTGTTAATTGTACAAAATATCTAACTACTTTTGTGGGGTCTTCGGGCATCCATTTTTCTAACTTGTCTAAATGCAAATTCCATACTTGCCCTGGCTGCTGTACATGCACACGAGCCATACAGTTTTCTAAACAAAATTTATCTGCAATAGACTGAAATACTGAGGGCAATGAATATGTTAAATTCGTTATTACATAATCTTTGCCGTAGCCCTGTTGTTCTAAATCATAATCTTCTTGATCATACTCTATATCTTGGCGTTTTAAAGGATCATTGTTTCTGCCCCTTGTTCGCCAAGTTACAGGCAGTGCTGACTGTATTACTTCAAGTAATTCGCTTTTCCAAGTAACTGGAATAGACCCAATTCTTTCTACACGATCCCATTTAGGATTCCACTTATCGGTATCAAAATGATATTGGCTACGAGCTTTGGTCAATTCCCAATTGGACTTCATATAACTGTTACCTTTATATCTGATGCAGTGTAATCTTGCCGATAACATAGTGGAGGGTCCGAAAGTCCCAGTAATCTTGATAACTGCAAGTTTGTTTCTACAGTCTTACTGGGCCATTCTCTAGCAGCCCGCCTGTTGCCCAGGTTTTCCTTACGAATACATTCAGCCATTTGTCTAAGATCTTTGTAATAATCACGATACAAAGGATAGGTAATTTTAAATTCTCCGCACTTTACCCACCAGCCTAAACAGGCATCATCTGACCTATCTATAAGCACAATTGGACAGTCTGGCCAAGTTTTTTTAATGTAATCTATATGATAACCAAACACATGACTTTTGATAATCCTTATGCCTTTACCCGAGAATGGACGATCAAATTCAGCTTCGTTGGTTTCTTTCGAGTACTGATCAAGATTTTCAAACCAGTCTCCAAATTCCATAGCTGGTCCCCAATATACCCCCATGTGCATGAGCTGCATTTCTCCAGTGGCATCATGGTAATATTCTCGACTAGGGCTTGCGTCACTTGAGTCAATACTAGAACTATAGTAAATGTTTTTAACTACACTGCTCCACTTAGATCCTGGAGCGCCAGACACAAAAATATATTTCATTGTTGTGGATTAATTTTCTTTGCAATGGGTTGCCATTGTTGTCTAAGTTTATGCATACTGGCTCTAACTCCTTCGGGCGAATGCTCGTTGACAGTTATGTACATCATATTTTCTTTAAATTTTTCTGCAGACTGTGCATTTCTTATTACAGGTACAAAATTTTTATTGTACCAAGACTGTATTTCTTGGGGTGTTCCTGGGGGCAGCACAATGTTCCAGCAGCCGTGTATACTGAGATTGGGCACAACAGCAGTCATTAAAGGATATTTTTCTAATCCTGGTAAAACTCTAGTATCTGCAATACCAATTAGTTTTAGTTTTCCTGCTTGAACATGGGGGTAGCCTACTGCTACTGGAGTTACACCAAATTCTACAGAACCTCCCATAACATCTAACAGTGCTTGTGCGGGTCCTTTGTACATGGGTGTTTCTACACGGTCACCACCTGGAACTGACAAATAAGTAGTCAGATATTCTACTGCTAGTTTATGCCCGCCACCGCCGATTGCTATGTTTACAGGTCTGGATTTACTGTTAATTAATTTGACCAAATCTTCAGGAGTATTAATTGGACTTTTAGGATTAGCCCAAAATGCCAGTGGACTTCTTGCAATGTTTGCCACAGGCTCCCAATTTTGTGCATCATATTTGACCATTTTACTATACCAAATATCTGGTGTTACCCAATTGCTTTGACAGGCAGGTACCATGATAGTATGTCCGTCGGGCAGTAACGAATTAAAATAATTGCCAGCAATATTACCGTCGGCTCCTGGTTTATATTCTGACACAAACTTTACATTCGAAGTTCGTTCAATTTGTTCTGCTACAATACGAAATGATATTTCATTGCCTGCTCCGGGACCATTGGGAAATATTACTGTAACAGGTTTAGTTGGTTGCCAAGCCAAAGCCATGGCCGGCACTAAAGCTAATAATGATAAAAATTGTTTCATGATGTTCCTTATAGATTAAATACTTTACTTGAAAAATTTTGTTCGAATACAAAAATATTTAGTCTAAACAAAAAAATTTATTATGAATACGAAAATTTTTACTCTTTTACAAAAAAATTTGCAGTCTGCATTTAATTTGCCCAAGTATGCAAATATTTCAATTGACGAAACAACTCTGGTAGATCAATTACCCTGGACTCCTGCAAGATATAGGAAATTTAAAGATATAGTTGAGGCAGAATTAAGCTTGCCTTGCGATTATTTTGGTACTCTTAAAGATATTACGCATGATTTAAGTGAGCGATACATTCACAGATTTTTTGCAGAAATCTGGAAACCCCGTACAAATGACTATGATTATACTGGTTGGCAGCTAGCTGACGAAATAAATCAACTTAATCCTCAAAGTGTTTTAGACATTGGCTGTGGGTATCATCCTTTTAAAGGTAGAATTAAAAATTTAATAGGTATTGATCCATATAATAATTGTGCTGACTATATGGTAGACATATTAGACTATACAGGTGAGCACGATGTTTTAATTGCTTTAGGCAGTATAAATTTTAACAGTCGTGATGAAATTGAAGCTCGTTTTTCAAAATGTATTAGTGTTCTAAAACCAGGAGGTAACTTTTATTTGAGAGCTAATCCTGGAATCACGCATAAAACAGGCCCATATGTTGATATCTTTCCCTGGTCGTTTAGCATAGTGAAAGAGTTTGCCGACAAATATAATCTAAGATTAGAAACTTTTAAGCAAGATGCTAACGATAGACTGTACTTTGTTTACAGCAAGTTAGCCTAATACTTAGTCCTGTATTACAAGAATTATAACTGCGTTTTGTAATCTCATCCGATTTTTAAATAATATTGTGGACACTGAGTTTAGAGTCCGCTACTCGAGTCCATATTTACACATTTGGAGGACATATTGTCGAAGCGTAAGAGTAGGTTGTTCTACCAACCTGAACAAAAAGTAGAAAACAATGTAGTTAGTATTAACACTTACTATAACACCAAAAAAAGACAAGTTCAATTATTACCCAAAACACTTAATCAAGAAACCTATATTAATCTTCTCACAGACACTAACAAACTAATAATTTTTGCCACTGGCCCTGCTGGTACAGGTAAAACTATGTTAGCTATGTTAGCAGGAATAAAAGCCTTAAAAGACGGCAGTATAACTAAAATTGTTCTTACAAGACCTGCTGTGGGTGTAGACGATGAACGACACGGTTTTTTGCCTGGTGATTTAAATCAAAAAATGGAACCATGGACTAGACCTTTGTTTGATGTGTTATATGAATATTACGATAAAAAAGAAGTAGCCCGAATGCTAGACGAACAAATTATAGAGATATCTCCACTGGCATTCATGCGAGGACGGACATTTAAAAATGCGTGGATTATTGCAGACGAAATGCAAAACGCGACACCAAATCAGATGAAAATGCTGTTAACTCGTTTAGGCGAAAATAGTAAAATGGTTGTTACCGGTGACACCCGACAAGCGGACCGTCAAGACCCCGACAATGGTCTATTAGACTTCAAAGCACTAGTTGAAGACTACAAAAATTGTCAATATATAGCAGGAGTAGAGCTTACCGGAAGAGATATCCAAAGACATCCTGCTGTAAAAGAAGTATTAAAGGTATATCGAGAGATATAACTGTTAAAGTAGTCGATCGTAAATAACAATATGATCGACTATAATAACATTCGCAGTGTACATTTAGAAATCAGTACACGATGTAATGCTGCCTGTCCAATGTGTCCAAGAAATTCTTCAGGTTACGACGAAGACTTAGGTTATCCAGTAACTGACATGACTCTAGTTCAAGCCAAAAAAATATTTACACCTGATTTTTTGAATCAACTAGATCATATATTAATAAACGGTAATTTCGGCGATTTCATTACTGCCAAAGATAATTTGGCTATAGTTCAATATTTTAGCATGTGTAACCCACAACTGCGAATAGAAATTAGCACAAATGCATCGGGCGGCCGAATCGGGCTATGGGAACAACTGGGTAAAATACCTAACATACAAATAGGATTTGCAATAGATGGATTAGAAGATACTCATACTATATACAGACGAAATACAAATTGGAAAACCGTAATAACTAATGCTAAAAAATTTATTGAAGCAGGTGGTACCGCAATATGGCGTATGATTAAATTTGACCACAACAAACATCAGATTGATCGTTGTAGACAAATGAGTAGAGAGTTAGGTTTTCAACGGTTTGATTTGCTTGATGATGGTAGAGATTCGGGCCCAGTTTATGATAGACATGGTAATTTTGTATACCATATAGGTAATTTGCCTAACATGATTAATTTTGAATATCCAAAAAGAATTGAAATTTGGAAAGAATGGGGTAAAAACGGCGATTTGCCTGATACGAGATTAATACAGTATAAAATATTGCCTGTGAAAAAACAAGTAAATTGTGCAGCAAAACAATCACAGCAAATTTATGTAACTGCCACTGGTGAAGTTTATCCTTGTTGTTGGTTAGGATTTTATCCAAAATTAGATTATCAATATCCTTGGCAACATGATAACATGTTTCTACAGACTATGGCAAAAAATAATAACGCACTGGAACAAGGTTTAGAAACTGCCATTGGTTGGTTTAATGCAGTTGAACAAAGCTGGTTAAAATCTTCTTACTTAAATGGTAGGTTATTTAAATGCGATAATCAATGTGGCATTTCTTGAGTAAATGGTTGGGATGATTTTGCAACCATCTAAATTTTAGATCTTTATGAGCCTGTGTGACAAAGTGGAATTTATCCGGGCTGTGAATGATATCTTGTAATTTAATAGCATAATCGCAAATATTAATAGCTTTTTTTGTTAAAGTGTGAATTTGATTTTGAATATCATGAGTTTGTATTAGATGTTTAATCATTTTTTTAGTTTCTATCATTTTGTGAAAATGTTTATCACAGAACCAATTAGCTTTCTTGTACCAAGCTAATCTAATTTGTGACTTTAAGTCTGTATACAAAACAATTTTAGTGCCAGGATAAGTCACCCATTGATCAATATCGTTGCAAGTAAAATATATTTTAAATTTTCTATGATTATGAAAATAAGTTTCTAATGTTTTTAGATTATCTGGCCATATTTCACTCCACTTCCATTTCGATCCTGTTTCTGTCCATTGATTTTTAATTAAAAAATCAATTACAAAATCCATATAGTCTTGTAAATGATGACCTATTGATCCATTTATTTTTTCAACTGTTGATATTTCCTGCAAAGTGTAGTCGTTTATTTTACTAATATAATTTTTATTCCAAACATTAAGATTATAGTATTCTTCATATGACGGCCAGCCTAATCTTTTAAATGTATCGAAATTATCTTTATCTAAAAGTAAAGTTCCTTTTGAATTGATATAACTTTGATTCATTGCCTGTGAATGAACGCATATATTATGTTTATTCAAAAGTAAAATATTGTGTAATAAAAAAAATCCACCGCTGCCGCCCGTGTAAAAGATATTTACATCATTATTAAACATGTTTACAATTGGCAACTATTTCATAAATTTCACGCCAATTTTTTACAATTGGAAATTCAACATCGGCATTCATGTTATGCCCGTGTTCCATTAATAAACTATTAAGACCTAAATTATACCCAACTTGAGCGTTAATAATTTTATCTTCAATCCAATAGTAGCCACTGTTTCTGTATGGTTCTAGTGCATGATCTTTGTCTGCGCCGGTTTCCAAAAATACAAACTTTTCAAATGCTGTTGTTCCAAAGAGCTTTCTTAGATTCATTTTTCTAAGTTCTTGAGCATTTTCATCTGTGGTCAATGAAGTAATACAGTGAAATATAAAACCATGTTCTTCGTGCAATCGTTTAACATAGTACATGGCATCACGGAGAGGAGGTAAAAAACCCATGTGAGCAGATTCATTAAATATTTTAATGAGTTTTCGGCCTTGATCGTGGTCAATTCCATATCTGGTTCCTATATTATATTTTAAGTTTCCTCCATCTACTTTATTAAATCCGTGTTGCTGCATCCACACATCAAAACTATACTCCCAGTCTAACAAGACGCCATCACAATCAACTAATATAATTTTTTTATTCATCATTTTTTAAAAATCCACCCTTTATGTGTTTTATAGATACCGACAACAAGTTTCCACGCTTCTGCTCCTTGTGATCCAGTTATTTTGACTAAGTCGCCTGTAGTTCCAGTAAATGTTCTTCCGTCCTTATGTTCAAATGTATACTTTTTTGCCTGAGCTTTTCTTCTTTCACTTATTTTCTTTTTATGCTCGTCTGACTTTGGAATTCCCTTATTATACGAATGTCCTTTATTCTTTTCTGATATTTTTCTTTTTGTTTCGTCTGTGTGCTTCATACCATAAAAAGTGTTAAGTTCTCCGGGTCTTGATGAATTCAATGAACATTTCAATTTGACCATCTCGTCTTTGCCGATTAATCCATCAAGACCTTTCCATGCTAAAAAATCTTCCTGTCTGCCATATTGTTCAAACAATTTTTTATGTGCGTTAGCGTGTTCTTCAATTGTTAGATATACTAAATTAGATGGGTCGTCTGTGCCGCCTGCGTGTCTGGGAATAATATGATGTTTGTGTAATACTTGTTTCATACAAGTATTTATACAAGGTACTCCTAAACTGGGATATTATCTTCTTTGTTGTTGAAGTCTTTGAACAACACCAATTGTTGCTTCAAGTTGATTTTCAAGTCTGTTTAATTTTCTACGAAGAAACGCTATCTCCATAGCTTGATCTGTATTTGTTTGAGCTAATTTAGTAAACTGTTCACGCCAAGATTTCATTTCTTTTTCGTGTCCCAACAATGTAGGCCTTGGGGGCGCATTGGGGTCAACAACCTTCTTTTTCTTGGGTTTGAACATTCCTGGAATCATATAATATTTATTTTTGATTGAAATCAAATCCCAAGTAATCACTGTGATTGATATTTCGTCTCATATCCAATTCTGTGATTTTATCAATGAAAAGTTTTTTATCGCCTATTTCTTTTATTTCTTTTTGAATTTGATTTATTTTAGATTTAAAATCTAAACTATTTGAATAAAATTTATTATCAGTTGAAAATTTTTGCACTGCATCTAACGCCAAAGATTTATAATTTTCTGGAATATTTTTAAGCACTAACCAATTTGGTTTTTGTAACACTGTTAGATTCCAAGTTATAGGAATATCCTGCAATTTTTTTAAATCTGCTAGTCCAAAAACGGACACTGCGTCTACTACAGTATTAAAATGTATAACGGCATCTTTTGTTAACAATAAGTTTAAATTATTGTAAAATTTATCCCATGAAATTGGATATCTATGATATTCATTTACTTTTTTATATGCATCAATTGACACCATAAATGAAATATTATCAATTTGACTAATAGCATTTAAAAACCTGTCAGATAAACTACTTAAATTTGTGTTTATTACTACTTCAATTTCTGGGTAATCTTTTGCAATAGTTTCTAATATATCTATGTATTTTTTTATTATTAACGGCTCGCCACCTGCAAAATAGATTTTTTTAATACCTTCTAAATTAAAATCAATTTTTCTGACTTTATTTACTATAGGTATTGTAAGTTCTTTAGCCCAAAAACTACTATCGTCTGCATTGCAAGAAATACAAGCTAAATTACATTTATTGTCGAATCTTAAATCGTAAAATTTTACTTTTGGCTCGGGGCACTGCGATGCTTCAAAATGTAATTTTATATCTTTATCTTGCAGCCATCTTGCACTTTCTTTTTGTCGCGGACTTATAACTTTTTTTAATTCTAAACTATAGCAATAGCTACAATCTGGTATTTTAATACCTTGCCAAATTTGATGCCGCAAATTATTAGCTGTTTCTTCAGAATCTAAAGTTTGGTTAGAGTGACAACAAAATCTTTTTTGGCCTTTAATATCAATATGCTGCTCGATCCAAGGCAAAACACAAAAAGTATCACCAAATTTTAATCTTGAATTCAAGATCGAATTCCCGCCAGTTCAGTAATAGTCGCACTTAAATTAATTTCTGGATCCGCACATTGACTATGCCATACAATGCCTTTACGAATAATCATAATAGCTTCATCTCGGCCTTCTTCAGTAGCGGACCATAAATCTAGATTATCATACATCCACCGAAAAATTTCTTCCATTTCTTCAGGCCTGGCCTGTTCGCACAATAGTTTTCTTGCTTCGCGGATTCGGCGTTGTTTGAACAAGTCTACCATGGTCAATCTGTAATCTGCAGTACTGTTCTGTTCTTCTCGGGGACTGATCAGTTTGCCAGTATTGCTGTTTTGCTGTACTAGTTTTAAACAATTACGAAGATCTGGGTAAGTGGCTTTGACATAGCTGTCTAGTGTGTCTAAGTCAAACTCTATATTTTCAGTCATTAACACAGTTGCTACGCGAGCAGTGAACTCTGTTGGATCAGTTTTATTAATTTGTAAATCTACACAACGGCTTTTGATAGGAGTAATGATTTTGTGTACTAAGTTACAAGTTAAAATAAATCTAGCCTGTGCTTGATAAGTTTCCATGAGTCCACGCAGCAGGCCTTGTGCGTTTGGACTCAAGTAATCTGCTTCGTCCAGTAGCACTATTTTAAGATGTCCAAATGGCAAAGTACTGACAAATCCTTCAATTTTAGTTTTAAGAAAGTCTACACCGTTGTCTCGACTAGCGTTTACTTGTAAAAAGTCAAAGTTGTCTATACCAAGTTGATTTACTAACACCTTGGCCAATGTAGTTTTACCTGTACCCGCAGGTCCATGTAACAGTAGATGCGGACAAGCGCCTTCTTCGATCCAGCCCTGTACTTGTTCCTTTACTGATTGATCAGTGAACACATATTCATCAACTGTTTTGGGCCTATACAACTCCGTCCATAACTCTCGCATACTCTATCCTTTTTTGATTTAATACTAATACTACGTTATATTTTTGATTAATACATTCAGTCAGTTTTGCTTTATTTTTTCGTTCAAGATTAATGTCAGTACCATTCTTATTCCAAGTCCACGATGATTTAATCTCGTACACTGTATTGTGTATTAAAAAGTCGCTGATGTAAAGTTTTTTGACATTATCCGTAGGATCGTCAAACCAAACACTTGGCCCGCGAGTGACATTTTTAGTGATCCATTCTAATCCGTATTCTGCTTCCAATTCTTCAAGAAACTCAAATTCATAAGTGCCTTGATATACTACGCCTGTATTTTTAAATTCGGTAATAGGACATTGAGCATTGTTGTCCCAAGGATTCTTAGCCCAGTGGTCTCGCATTGTATGCGCCAATTTTTCGTAATGATTATTTTCTTTACGAGTGGCGGCCCCTTTGATTTGCGAAGTTTTCGTGATACCTTTTTCGATTCGAGTAGCAAGTGATTTAGAAGTTCTTTCTGTATGATCTAACTTAGAAAAAGCCTCACGCTTGCCTTTGCAGGAGTTGTGATGTTTAGAACAGCATACTTTTCCGTTCCAGAACTTATATCGTGCGTGTGTCCCGCAACCGTATTCGCAGAGTTCAGTTGTATCGATTTCTTCAGCTTGTGGTTTCTTGTAGGACATTTTTCTCTCCGTATATAGTTATTTATACACAGAGAGCATTTTTCAGTCCATAATTTGTTTCCGAAACAATGGTACGCCATCAGTTAAATGGCGGATGTATTCTAGTTCAGGAAAAGTATCAATTGTGCCTTTGTGGCTCTTTACTTCGACTCGAGTTTGATCTACATTTTCAAGTGCATAGAAAAACATTTCTGTAGCACCCTGTTCAATTTGATTTTTAAAGTGTTCTTTCATATGTTTTTCAATCCAATACGACTATAACCTAATTTGTGTTTTGTTTCTCTTCGAGACTCTCGAAGTTCTTTATTGTATTCTTCAATGATTAATTTTGCAAATTTTTCGGCATTGTCCACGCTGATCCATTTGCCGCTGGTATCTGTGCCTACTTGTTCTATCAGTTTTTTAATTTGTTCGTTCATTAATATCTACTTCCTGGTTGGCCAGGATCATTGCTATTGGTACAAGCAAAGCTATGATCGGTAGCATGTGGACAGCGTTTGTTTCCGCACATAGGACAAACAATCATCCTGGTCATTACATACGGAAAGTGAAACCCTGGTTCGGCATAATTCTTGTTGCAATTATAGCAATAACAATCTGGTTTTCCTGCAGTTTTACTTTTGCTGCCAAAAATTAAGTCCCAATTGTCGCTGAAAGTTTTTTGATCAACACTGAATGGTCTAGGTGCTGATCCTTTTCCCCCGGAATTTTCAGTCATTTTATTTCTAGACGACCACTTTTAAGTTCTTCTTTGATTATGTTTTTTATTCTTGTTTTCCATAACAAAGCTTGTTGTTCTTCATCAAATTCAGGACTTAATGGTATGTTGTGGTCGTTGGGTTCAACCCAAACATAAACATCATCGTATTCGTTGTATATTAGGATCATTGTACAAACTGCTATGTTTTTGTGCTTCTGCTTCGGCCACTCGTTTACGCAAACTACTGCTGCTAAAACTGTGATCGCGCTTATTGTAAACTATATCAATACCTCTGTCAAGACAAATATTACGCCCTGTAAAATCTTTGTGCTCGTATTCAATGCCCAAAATTCTTACATCAATTGGCAAGGTTAGTAAAATATCTTCCAGATCTTTTTCAGTCTGATACACTACGATTTCATCAACATATCTAGTGGCATTTAATTGTATTTGCCTTTCGACAATACTTTGTACTGGTGGATTTTTTGTGTCGGGTCTATCAATAGTAGGATCAGTCTGAAGCCCTGCAATTAAATAATCGCAATGGTTTTTACATTCACTTAACATAGCTACATGCCCAGCATGTAATAAATCAAATGTGCTAAAAGTTATTCCAATCCGCAGACCTTTGTCTTTAAGTTCTCTTACTTTATTGAATATCATTAAAACATTTCCTCTGCAATGCCTAGTAATTCGGCTGCTATAAACAATATACCCGCAGCCAGTAAATCACCCTGAATAAGCCTCCAAGCGGCAATAATTCTAATGCCACTTTTTATTAAACTGATTCTAAAATGCCATTTACTAGGATCTTTTGGTTGAATTTCCACTGATCCACTCCTTTAAAGTACGAAATAAATTTAAAAATCTAAACGAGTGTGAATTTATTATAGGTGGATGATGCGGACAACGACCTTGATTATAATCACAGGTTACACTATAATCTTTATTACAAACATTACACCGCATTGATAAGATCCTTAAGTTTTAAAAATTCTTGTTGTGTTAAAAATAACTGATATTTGGTTTGTTCTGCAGCAGGTTCTTTGGCATTACTAAAAGTAGTGCTAAACTTTAAAGCATAACAACCTCGGTGGCTTTCAATTGACAGTTTTTTAATTTCAAGAAAAGTGCAGAAACTATCTTGATTAATTATTGCTTGTTTTGTCATTTAATATTTTCCAAGTTTTTTTCTTTTCTAACTCATTTATAAAGTTAGATTCGGTATCGCCAAAGGTATATGATTTTGATATTAGTTCATGTAATAAGAATTCAATTTCTAATAGATCTTTTTTTATGGCCCAGGCTGAAAAACCGTCATTCAATGGGTTATTTAATTCCCCCGACATTCTCATCAACTGCCGTTCTATATCGGCCTTGTCCCATGAAATTTTAAAACCCATTTGATATCTATTATTTGTCTAAGTCAGATTTCTTTTTTAAAATCCACGATCCTAGAGAGTCTTGACTCCATGCTATAGTGTCGCCTGCTGCCCACCCTGCTGCAATTAACAAATCCATAGGAAAAGTAAACAACAGTTCACCTGGCGTTTCTGGATCTTCTTCAAGTTGAACCGTCCAGATTTTTTTATTCTCCATAGTATTCTCTTGATCGTCTTTCGGCATGAAGTGCTGTACTAATAGTATCAATTGAATTAGGTTCTTCGTCGGAAACCATCATAATCGCCGCAGCGTCTATTCTACGCACAGTGAATTGTTTACCTTCTATTTCAACTTCAATACCTCTAGTCCAACGACCGTGTTCTACTAGAATCCACTGGCCAGGTTTTACATCTTGTTGAGTAGGGCCAACTGCGTACACGCGACACCAACGAGGTCTAATACCGTCAGTTTTTCCGTCATCGCCCATTAAGATAATACCACTGGTCAGTGTTCTTTGGCCAAAATTCATGTCTGTGGCTAGAACATGGTCGTTTAATGGAATTAATTTCTTTACTTTGTTAGCAAATTTGTAGCCTATTTTTTGATCATAAGGATTTTCGATTGGCATTATTTTCCTCGTCGTAATTGATTTAAGTTAACTGGTGGCCTGTGTTGATATTGTTCATGCATTCTTTGGTTGCGACCTTTGACCACTGATCCATCTGCGGCCACAATATCACCACGAGCGTTGGCATTCATGTTGCCTACAGCTTTTGTATTTTCGTGCATTAATCTCAATTGATCTAAATTAACAGTTTTTCCAAATGCTGTTCTATATATTCCGTTTGGCATGTTATTATCCTTTACACTTATTTAAGGAATTCTTCGATGTCTAACTGATAATATATTGAATCAATTTTGTGTACACCAATTAAGTACAAAACATAACTGGCCACACTTGATCCTCGACCAACACCCCATACTATATTATTCTTTCTCATGTTGTCTACTAGATATTTCATAAACTTTAGTAGATCAAATAAGTTACGATCCTGATACATAATTAATTCTTGACCAACTCGCTGTAGTTGTTCTTCTGTTGTGCATTGATCCAACAACCACGCTGCAATGTCAAATTTTTTATATTCATCAGGCATGATCCATTGAGTTTGATGTTGATGATCGAAATCTTCAATGTTTGCATAGTCTACTGGATGATATTCAGTTAGTTTGTCTAATTCTGCATGTAAAGTTTTAACAGCACTGTTATACAACGAAGGGTCTTGTACTCGAAATCTAGTCAAGTCTAGATTTGGATTTGTGTATAACAAATCGAATAAGTCATGCTCATCGACAATTAATTCGCCGTAATTGTTATATTTCACTTTATATCGATTATTTTATCAAACTTGTCGTTTTTCTTGAGAATTTCTTCTAATTCTTTTTGCCGTCTGCGATTAATTTCTTGAGTGTAATCATCTAGGATCATTTGCAGTTGATTTATCAGTGAGCCGTTATTCATTCTGTAAGCAGCATTCAATTTTGTCATAAGTTCGCTGTGTTTTTTAGTTAACTCAGCATCACTGGTCTGAGACAAATCCGGAGTAAATGGATGCATTATGCTCGATCCTTTTGTTCTGTGCCTAACAATTTTTCCAACATTTCTCTTGCAGCAAAAATTTTACCACAAGCCATTAATTGCAAAACTTTTGTTAGTTCTCGGTAAAGCTCGTCACTCATAACAGTATAGAGCAAATTATACAGAATTAATTTCAAATAATCAAATTAATTTTAACCAACTCTGTACCAAGCATTGGTACTAGATTCGTAAACCCAAGTTGCACCAAAACTTGTATTAGCAGTGGTAAATGCGCCATTTACAGTCTGTGAACCAGACCCGCTTTGAGTCAATGCTGTTACTGTATTTGCAAAACCAATTTGGATGGCTTGGCCATTCATTGGTGTTGCTGGCATAATAATTGTATGAGTAGCAATTGTACCAACGCCTGCTCCTGTTCTCAACAATGCAAATCCGATATTACTGAAAATTTGAGTGCTACCACCATTGACCATTGTGGCATTTTGTACACCATAAGTGGTACCCCCGCACATGTCAGTCATGCCAGTAACTGTAAGATTGCCCACATTAGCATTACCACTTACACTTAAAGAAGTTTGAGTGCCTAGTAAAGTAATTCCAGTTTGTACTGCTGTAAGGACATTACCATAGATGCCAGTATTAGCAATTAAATTACCCGCAGTTACATTACCAGTATAGGTAGCATTAGTGCCGCTGGTAATTACACTGTCTACAATAACATTGTTTGCGTAAATATTACCTTTAACTACTCCGCCTACATTAGCCACCGTAATTGTTACACCTGCTACCGCAGTGTTGCTGACCACTGTATAAAAGTTTACATTACCCTGAAATTCATTTTGATTTCTGGTAAGTTCTGTAATTGACCAAGTTGTGCCGCCATTGGTTGTAGTTAGTTGAAATACATAATATCCTGTATTGGCAAATCTGGTTACTTGACCAGATTGTCTGTCAATAGTTGAAATATTCTGACTAACACTGGCCGGCCATGTTACAGTATAGGCAGTATTAGGAACGACAACTGCCAGTCTAATTGTAATAGCCTGATCAGTAATAGTATTGAAGTTACTAAAACTTACAGTTAAGCTAGCACCGAGATTAACTAATTGGTAACTTCCATTATAAAAATTATAAGTTAAACTTCCGCTAGTGACTGTGCCATGATCAAATACTACTTCCCTAAGTCCAGATAAAGCTGCATTAGCCAAAACACTACCAGACAAATTACTAGTTTGCCCCGCTTGCACTGCATTGGCTTGTAATGCGGAAATTTCTGTAGCTGCATATTGGAAGTTAGTCTTGATATTTTGGAAATTATCACGAAAACCTTGGCTGCTGTTGTCTTGTCCAGCTACTGGAAAAGTTGCATCTATATTGGTATAATTAATACTGCTGGTCATTTAGGGCAAAACTCCGATTTGTGGGTACTTCAGATATTTATCTCCTGTTGTCGGTGTGGTATATATATCTCTTGCGGTATGACTGTAACTAACATTAGAAACTGTGCTTAAACTATTGCTGTATAATTCCACATTTGTGTCGCTGTGAATATTAGCCACAGTTCCCAATCGCACATTAGTGTTGACAACAATAGTGTCGTTTAAATGCAATTCTGTAAGGAACAAAGTAGTAGTTCCGTCTGCAGTAAATGCAACATTAGTTAAATTTGAGCTGACTGGAGCATCAAGTGTTAAAATTGCATTGCTTCTAATGCTGGTTATAGTACCAATGCTGTTACCTGTGTAATATAACTGTTTACCCACAGTTAATTCAGTGTTAAAAGCGGTACCAATACCAGTTACTGTTGTACTATCAACATTGGCAGTTATCAGTCCTGTACCTGTAATGTTTGTAACAATACCTTGAATATATTTGCTATTAGTGTTTGCTGTAATATTACCTGAAGCAATTACGAAATTATTGATTATAAACACATTAGTATCATAAGTAAAGCTGTTTGCTGAGACATTACTGTTAGCATTAGCAGTTAATAAAAGAACGCTAGCATTGCTTACTGTGTTTACTGTGCCTAGTGTGATATTGTTTACGAAAATTGTTTTACCCGGATACAGCTCACTGGTAAACGCAGTACCTGTGCCAATAACTATATTACTGCTAGTATTAGATGTAATTGTGCCTGTACCTGTGGCATTATTTTTTTCAAAATTTTCACTCAAAACGCTGTCATATTCGTATCTATCAATAGTGAAATTAATTAATCCAAATTCTTCAATGACTGTGCTCAGTCTATATGCAACTTCTTGCGACTTGTTTGGTTGAGTGTAACAAATTACGAATGCTCGTGTAAATCCTAATACAGTTCCGTCAGACTGAGTACTGGTCATCCATGCAGGTAAAATACTTCTATTTTCATACCCTATATTATCTCCTATTCTTTGATACATGTTAGGAAAACTATTGGGATATACTGTAGTAATACCGCTGTTATTTAATGGCCAACTAATTGCAAGATTTGGTCCTAGTCCTTGGTCATTGACCACACTGTCAATAAGTTCTAAATAAACAACCTCGTATATTGTATTAAGATCCGCATCTTGGGCCCGTGCGGTTTTTACATTGCCAAATTGCAGTGTTTTCCAGTAATGATTTAAAGTCATCGCAGACACATACTCTGCTATTTGTTTTGGATTCAAACCTGTTTGCAGTAAAACTCTACGCAAAAAATTAACACCAAACCATGGATCCCACGGTCTGTAAATATAGCTGTTTGGTATTATATCGGAGTTGTTTATAATGCCATAGAATATGTCTCTTTGAGCTCTTGTTGGCAGTAGTTGACAATATAAATTTTCGTAAGGTTGATTGTCTCGTTTATACACTGTTAGTGTAAATGTTTTTTCGTCATACACATAGTTGTCTGAATCATTGACAGACACTGTGAATGTATATTTTTGATCCCATGTAGTCAGTCCGTCATCGAAAGTAACAGTTCCTCCATCTAAACCAAAAGTTTCAAAACTTACTCTACCAGTTATAGTACCATCTTTTTGTAGTTCTAACCCAATTGGAAGACCACCTGTAGTAATTAAACTATACTGTAAAAAGCGGTTACTGGGAGTAGTAGCACTAATATACAAATCACTGATAGCGCCAGTATAGATTATACCAAGTTCAGAATCTGTTTCCCATGTTACAGTGTCTGAAATTTGACCTAGTACTTTTAAGCTGAAGTTTTTAGTTTCGCTGGTATAGCTTGGATTTCCAGTTTTATAAACCCTAATACCGAAATTATATGTAATACTGCCCAGCACACCAAACGGAACTAACCCCGAAATCCAACCACTAGTAGCGTTCAATGTTAATCCTGTTGGCAAAGCACCAGTGGTAATTTCATATGTAATAGCATCTGCGTCATAGTCTTCTGCTTCAATTTGATAAGCAAATCTTGTGTTCTGTCTTATTGAACCTAAACTTCCAGCTTCAGTGTAAATTACTGGACTGTAAAGTGTAGTATCATCTGCAGTAATATACGAACTATCCACTGTGGTTGTATCATTATCTGCTGTAAGACTTTGTCTAGAAATTACATAAATCGTGTAAATTTGAGTATCAAAATTTACTCCATCGGCAACTTGAACTGTAAATTGAAAGTTTCTGTCAACATTGATACCACTAAAATCAAAACCGTAAAGATCAAATGGACTTACATCATAACCCTGTCCTTGTGTGGTTTGATCACTGGTTACAGGTCTTATATAGCCGCTTATTCTTCCATTACTAGATAAAGTTACTCCTTCTGGTAAAGCCCCATCTATTATACTAAAAACAGGAGTAAGTAAATTATTTGGCTCTATAGATTCTAACTGTATATCAACATAAGTTCCATCTATGTAAGTGCCTAAATCACTGTTTGTAGGAATAATAATAGGTGGGGTTAGGCCTGCTACCGTCAAAGTAAATGTTCTATCTGCTACCTGATTTTGAATATTTTTAATTCTTACTGTAAAAGTACTGGTTGTTACTTTGCTTACAGGTGAAGGAACACCGCGTATTTGTCCTAGTACAGGAATGCCTAATATTCTGCCATCATCATAAATTTGCAAGCCTGCAGGTAAACTGCCAGCAACAATACTAAATTGCAAGGGCGGATATGGTGCAGCCAAGGGATCATAGGCATCCAGTGGTAATTCATAGTATTCTTGCTCAGGAATTATACCTAAATTACCGGGGGGAGTTATCCAAATTGGTGCGGTGTTAGCCATTTTTATTCTTTATACATTGCTTATAATAGCCACTAAGTTATTAGGTGTAGTATCTAAGGCAATCATTTTTATTAAAGTCACAGTGTTACTAGCAACTCCTATATTAACATTTGTTCCTTTATTTGTTCTGTTACCATATACAAATATATTTGTTGATTTTAGTGTGCCGGTGTTGTTAATAAAATAAAAATCTTTTTGGGTACCAGATTCGATTGTGCCTACTAAAGTTAAATTTACATTACTGTTCATGTAAAAAGCAATAGTTTGAATATTAGAGGTTGTAAATCCTATATTATGATCACCGCCTGTTCTTGTTCCAACTTGATTGACTGTTGCTAACAAACCTGTAATTGTTGTACTTGATAATGTAATGTTACCCACAATAGATACATTTGATGTAATAGACGATCCTATTTGGCTTATATTTGATTGAACTGGTGTGGTTAATGTTCCAGTGAGTAGAGCATTAGTGTTACCAATGGTGGCTGCATTTATACTTGCCCCAGTAAAAGCAGTTCCTGCATTACCAACCGTTGCAGCTAAAATACTTGCTCCGGTAAAAGCTGTACCCGCATTACCAATTGTTGCTGCGCTTAAACTAGCTCCGGTAAAAGCTGTGCCCGAATTACCAACAGTTGCAGCTGAAATACTTGTTCCGACAAAGGTAGTTCCCGCATTACCAACAGTTGCAGCATTGACAATGTTAAAAGTGCTGGTACCTGTGCTAGTAATATTAGCAGTTAAATTAGCAACATCTGTATTAGGAAAAAAAGTTTCAATAAATTGAAAGTTTTCATTTACTTTGATGAACGCATTCCTAATGGTATCTCCTGTACCGTCATTAGGTGCTGATCCTACATTGATATTTGGTAATAAAGCCATAGTTGTTTTAAACCCGTTTTACTTATTTAGCGGGTTTAAAACTTTAATAAGGGCTAAAACTGCTGCCGCAACCGCAAGTGGTTTCTGCGTTGGGATTATTGATAGTAAAACTGCTGCCCATGACATCTTCTTTGTAATCGATGCTGGCGCCGTCTAAGTACATCATGCTAGCACTGTCTATTAAAACAGTAACACCATTTTCTTCTATAGTAAAATCATCTTCATTCTGCTCTTCGTCAAAAGTAAAACCATACTGCATACCTGAACAGCCGCCACCTTGTACAAAAGTGCGTAGTTTTAAATGAGGATTGTTTTCTTCAGCTAACAAGTCACGAATTTTGTTAACTGCATTTTCACTAATAGTTAACATAATTATTTTCCTGCGTAGATTCTAATATTAACACGATCCCAATTAATCAATTGCCATATACGATCTAAATATCGCTGTTTGTCGGCACCATAGTCCAACGCCCAGGCATGTTCCCACCAATCAATTAAAAGTGCTATATCGTTTTTAATTTGGTGATTTTTGATAGTTTTAATCTCTCCCGTACGGCTCATGTAAATCCAACCGGAGCCTTGGATTTTCATGGCTTCTTCTTTGAATTTTTCTTTGAATTCTTTGAAACCGCCATATTTCTTTTTGATAAGATTTAGGCTGGCCCCACTGGGTTGATTACTAGGTCTGGGATTTGAAAATTGGCTAAAAAGAATATTATGTAGGAAAGCACCTGCTTCGTTGAAAACAGGATCTCCTTGTTTTTTATTGTAACGATCTACATACCCCTGAGCCAGTTTACCATAATGATAATCTATAGTTTGCTTGCTCATAATAGGTGCTAAACTACTACGGCCATAGGGCAATTTTATCAGTTCTAATTGTTTGCCCTTAGATTCTACTAAATCAATTAATTTTTTTATTTCTTGTGTCATGCAATTATTTATTGCCTATACATGATGCGACCTTTTGTTAGATCATAGGGGCTTATTTCTAATGAAACTTTATCACCAGCAATAATTTTGATATCATGTTTTCGCATTTTACCGCCCACATAGGCGGTTACCATGTGATCTGAATTATCTAACTGTACACGAAACATAGCATTGCCCAGAACTTCTGTAACTTTGCCCTGCATTTTCATTGCTTCTTCTTTGGCCACTTTTAAATTGTTCTCCTTATATGTTTAATTTAAATGTTTAGCTTTTAACTTGATCCACATAAATTCTTTCAGTAGTCTTTGATTATCGCCTATGTAACCCAGCATAGGCGCTCTGGGTATGTCCCAATTTGAGCGCACTAGTTTTACGCCTCCTTTGGGACCTTGACGATAAACTCTGTCACTGTCACGAAATAATTGTGGATAAAACCATTCAGTTAATAATCTTTCGCCTTTTAGACACCACATATAGTCATCTTTAATACCATAATATATGTAATTAGCCACGGCGCATCCTTGCTTGATCTTTGGCATCTTCGTCGCTGAAAATAGGCACAGCATTGCTTTTATGCAGTGTGCCAATACCAATCATTTTAGTACCTGTATAGTGTTGACGAGGTTTACTGGTCACTGCTCCGAGATGGGTATCAGGAACACTGCGACCTACGGATTGTGTTTCGCGACCAGGCGGTGCGGTAAGTTTGTAAGCAGTGTGCAACGGTTCAAAAAACTTCCCCATAGACTTCTCCTTGCTGGGCACGCCGTGTCTTTGTTTTAACAATACCCAATCTTCAGCTAACTGTCTGGCTCTTTGTGCTTCGGCAGCATTACGAAATTTTTGCTTGCCTTTTTTCTTACCAGCTAGACTCAAACTAGGATGATGCAAGTGCATTGACACGGCGATAACCTTTAAGTTGTTACAAAGGCTTTATTATAGCAGAATTGTAATTATTGGACAAGTAAAACTTTGGTTTTAATTTTTTTCTAAAGTGTACTTTTGAAAAGTCCACTCTGGACCTTTAATATAAAGATTATTACTAAAAAGAAATAAATGTTGCGGGAATCTTTGTTTAATATGATCTATACATTCTTGATCTGTTCGGCCCTGGCCCAAAAATTCGCCGTCATCCTCGTCAAACCACAAATAAATTTCTCCATGTTTTTCTACTGAAACCCTGTGAACAATTTCATTTATTTTTTCTTTAAATTGAGTAATCTGTGCTACTTTTTTTTCATAGCCATTCAATTTTAAAATCCAGGCAAATACTAAAGATAAAACCAAATACCAGCCAAATGCCTGTAGCATAAAAATTGCAAATTCGATAATCAAGTCCATATTTAGGTCCAAAGTGAATTTCTTACTTTGATCAAACGAATCATCATTTGTTCATCTTCTTTTTCATAAGCTGCTTCAATTTTACGAAGTAGCTTATGAGCCTTGTCGCTAGCTTTACGGTCTTCGGAATCTTTACTGTTTAGACTAGACATAAAACTACCTGGATATTTTAAACGCATTGCTTCGCAGTAAGCACTCCAGCCACTTGCATCATGCGGGTCTGGGCGATTGGGATACACTTCAGTCCACCACTTGTATAGTGTTAGAATTTCTTGTGCTTTAATGGCTTGATATGTAGGCTTGCCGATATTTGGACTGCCCGATTCACATTCTTCTTCTTTCCAAACAAGTTCGCTTTGCCACTTTAGATTGTCAAGCCCGGCCTGCGGACAGCGCCATGCACGAACACGCCACCAACCTACAGCCCACCATGGCATGTTATACTGTTTACGAACTTCAGGGCCTTCCCAGGCAAGATGCCACCATGCTAGCTCAACTTCAACAAAGTCTTGTAACTCATTGAACAAACAAGGTAGAAACCGGTCGCCCACGTCGCACCACTGACCGGGTTTAATGTCCCGTGAGTTAGCGGTAAGACTATGAGTGCGAGTAATCCAACGGTTATTAATATAGTACTTAATAGCATGTAATTTATCAGGAATAAACAAAACTACATCTTGCACACGATCTAGGGCTTCTTCAGCCAGCCACCAACGAATGGGATGTGCCTTTTTAGCATTACTGTCCCATTCATCCCATTGCGGCCCTGTACCATATTTAAGTTTTTTAGTACCTCTTAGCCAGTCCGCAAAAGGTGTGCAAGACCAATAGTTTCTCATTCCTTCTTTCCGCCCAACAACTGTAATAGGCTTAAAAATAAATTGATAAAATCTAGATAAAGTGTTAGCGCACCAAGAACTTCTTCTCGACCTGTATCTGTGTCTTGGCTGACCAACTGTCTAATATTTTGTGTATCATAAGCAGTTAATCCCAGAAATACAATAATAGCAATAGCACTTATTACCATTTGCATTACTGTGCTGCCAATAAACAAGTTAACAAGGCTGGCAATTACAATGGCTATGACACCTACAAATAAAAATTGCCCTATGCTAGTCAAATCTCTGCGAGTAAAATAACCATAAAAGCTCATTACCGCAAACAAGATTGCACCTCCCATAAACGCTGATACAATAGATCCCATGGTGTAAACAGCAAAGATAACACTAAAACTCAGTCCCATTAGTGCTGCAAAGCCATGCAAGAACATTGTTAGTCCTTGTTTGCTGAATTTGTCTGCTGCAAAACTAAAAGCCAGAATAGCCGCAATAGGTGATAAAATTACAATCCATTTCATTACACCTGTAAAGAAAAATTGTAACAGTTCTGGTGTTGTGCCCACCAAATAACTGACTACCATACTGGTAATCACAGCAAGACTCATGTGTTGATATACACGAACCATTGCGTCGTTTACTGCACCGGCTGTACGATAAATTACTGTGTCCATGATATACTCCTTAAAAAAATTCTGGAACAAAACCATTGCCTATGTCATGACGAACATAAGGCTTTAAGTTGGGGGGTTGCCAACCTTCAGGTTTCAAAACTTTACCATCTTCGCGTTTACGAACCTTGCCTGTTGTGGAATCAATCTTCGCGAAGTTTGTACGCATGACTTCTCGCCAAGCACCTTCCCCATCGGCACCCATTGAATGTATGGCTCCAATAGTAACAACTAAAATATCAATTAGAGCGTCGAGTTCTTCAACTTCACTGTTTGCAGTTTTCAGCTCATTGAATTCTTCTTCAATCAAATTGGTATACAGCATCTTTTGCTGATAATTTACTTCACCTACAGTTTGATCGCAGGCTCGCATAAACTTCTCTTGATCTTTAAATGGGTTTGTTGTCATCTTTAATTACTCGCCATCCTAGTTTATTCAAATCATTTTCAATTTCTTCAGTAACACAACTTTCTGAAACATATTTTGAAAAAATAGTTTGCCAATTATGTTTTTGTTCTTCTGTCCAATTTGATTGCTCTTCATCTGTGCTTGTATCAGAATTTCTGATCCCCGAACAGTACCAATCTATGTAATCGCCTTCTTGACGCATGTCAGCTATAATACCACCTGCACTGCGCCAACTGCAGGACCATTGTTCGTCTTTTAAAATTGGCCAGGTTTCTATTTTTTGGAAACTATTGTTGCACATAGCAGCATACAAGTTTTGAGCATAAGCTTTACTGGATCTAACTTTATCCAAAATCCAATCAGTGGTGCAAAGATCATAACTCATGTTGTTCTTTTTCCACTCATCACTTTCTTCTAATTCCAACTCCTGTTGATTCCAAGTTTCATATAGATTAAGCATGGACAAAGCAGCGTCCACACTGTTTTGGCTTTTTGCCTGTTCTATCTTTCGTTGATAGCTTCGTTTTTGAAAACTATGTCGATCCGGACTACGACTCATTTTTTTCATAACTGTATTATAACACTGATGTTAAATTTGAGCTATTAGCTGTCTTGCCAAATTATCGCGATGCTGTTTGGACCGTTCGCCCAAAATAACTATTATTTGTTTTTGATTATCTTTTTCAATCATTACTGTAATGCACCGTCCTGCGCCACTGGTATAGCCTGTTTTGGTAAGCAAAATATTGTCGAATTCATTTAGCAAATCCCTACTTGTATTAGTATATATAGGTATTTCCTTATATCCATATTTAGTTTTTATTGTGGTGTAAATTTCTGGTTGATTGGATACAGTTCTTATGAACGGATATTCGTAAGCTTTGACTACTAAATTTACAAGTTCAAGTGCTGTGCTTATATTTAAAATTCCAAGACCAGTGGGATCAATAAATTTTGTATTGACTAAATTATATTCTTTTGCTTTAGCGTTCATTGTTGCTATAAAAGCTGCACGGCCTCCGGGATAATGTCTAGCTAATAGCTCACCAGCAAAATTATCACTGCGAACCAGTAAACTAGTGATTAAATCAGCCACAGCCACTGTTTGTTTTTTTGTTATGTGAATAATTTGTTCTAACTTATATGTTTCTAAGGCCACAATAGCAGTCATCAGTTTAGTAATACTGGCAATGGGCCTGACCACATCTGCATTTGACTGCTTAATTATAGAATTGTTTTGGGTGTTATAGACTATTATGCTATGATTTTGTGCATAATTACAAGTCAAAGTCAAATAAAATGTTAAAAATATAAAAAAATTACGCATTCAATATTTAATATCGCAACATAATTTTTAAATTATCTGTTATGGTTTTTTAAATTTTATTTGATGAACGATAGAACTGCTGGGAATAGCAATTTGAAAATTTAGTCTTTTAAAAACAGCAGGAATATTATTCACCCCATGTAATACCCAACTGTTCAATAGAACCCATTGCCTAATAGGGAAAAATGCCCTATCTATTTCTACTACATCTTTGTCTACATTGTCCACATGTGGAGTTGTAGTAGAATCTTTTTGTACTTTTCGATGATCAATGACCATTGGCCACCCTGGTTTGACATAAAAACTGGTACTGGTTTCGTCGCTGCCTCTTTCAATTAGATAGAACAGTCTGAGTTTTGTTCCGTCCGTGTGTGGCCCTAGTTCTGTGGCATTATTAGGATCCGGGGAACCTGTTGTTCTTACATGGGTATCGTAAAAATATTCGGTGATATTTTCTCTTACCCATTGCTCCCAGTCTGCGCCCATGGCAAAACCAACTTGGTGTTGTCCTTTTTGTTCTTTACCATTTTTCACTATGGTTCTGTTTCTGTGTTCTTTGGTGATATAACCGGCTTTTAAAATAACATCTTCTAGTAATCCCTGACTGCCTTTTTCTTGCAGTTCATACGCTCTTTGAATAAAGTGTTCAGGAGGGTGTGGCAAATCTGGTAAAGGTAGCCAAGTAAAACTAGCAGGTGGCGTTACATCTTCAACAAAGGCGCCTTTTGGTCTGTGTGGAGAAAGTAAGACATCAGTGGATTGAATTTTTTCCATTTGTATTCGTTTTCTTTTTAATAGGGAGTAGGTTGTCAAAACTAACAAGTTTTGCTATGTATTTATGTTTTGTAACTATAATATTGTGAACTTTATTATTGTAGACAATGGGCAAATCTAAAAGCACAGTTATTCTTGGTCCTTGTGCCGAGGATATTACAGTGTCGTTACCTATCGATCCAACAAATGGAATTTTATTCCAGTGACCAAAAACTCTGTCACCTATGAAATATTTAGGCTTGTATGCCAGTCGCTGCCAATAGTCTGTACTCATTTCGATTCCTGTTATTCGAAAGTTTCCCATCGTTCGGTGGCATAGTTCCAATGTCTGGTGTCGTGAATTACAAAGGTTGCACACCAACTAAAAAGACCAAACTCTAGTCTCAGTCCAGCATGATCTTGTCTGTGGGTAAACTCAAATTGAAATTCTGCAACGATATTGGCACGATAAATTTGTAGTTCCCACGCTTTGTTTTTGGTCAGCTGATTAGCCCAAGACCAGCCTGCATCCCAAAGTCTGCTCCAAGGATTGGTGATTGAAAATCTTATATTAATCATAACAGTATTCCAGATATTTTAATCTAAACAAAGTTTCCAATTGATCATCATAAAAATCTAAACAAATAACCGCTACTGGATATTTGCCAAAATTTGAGTCATCTTCCCATGTGCTGTGTTGACGCACTGTAAATCCTAATTCCTGTCGCATCACTGATGAAATTAGCATTACGCTGGGCTTGTTTTTGTATTGTTCTTTGAGTTTATATTGCAGTTTTTGCCAATTTTGAACACTGATTGTAAGAGTTTTGGCCATTAAGTTCAAGTCCATTTAAGTGCAAATAGTGTAGCTTGGCCCGCATCAATAAATTTAAATTGCCAATTTTGTCCAGGAAAAGGGGTAATTATTTTAAATGCCTCTGAACCAAATTGCTCTTTGGCCCAAATAATTGCATCAAATGTACTGATTTTATTGCCATTAACATAAACAGTTGTCATAGTTTATTATAACACAATTTGTAATAATTGTCTATAAACTCCAACGCAACATAAACCATTGTGCATGGTAAAGTCGTTTAAATGTGAATTTGTAAAAGGCCACACCTGAACCCCCAGGGCCTGCAGAGTTAACTTTTCCCCAACCGGCACCAAATTGTTCATTGCACCAAGTTATGGCTCGATGTGCTCGATCCGCATGTCCGGTCCAAGAAACTTCGTATTCACCCTCGATGCACTGTAATTTCATTCTGGTTGTTTTAAAATGTCCCAGGTTTTCATTTTCTCTTTGATATCTTTTTCCAAAGTACGATAGCGATCACCTAGTTCTTTTAGTTCAGCCCATTCGGCTTCTAATAAGGTATTGGGTTGCAAAATTGCCAATCGTTGTTCAACAGCCTCCATCCATGTTCTAAGACTTTTACCGTTCATGTTTATATCAGCTTGTTCACCGGTGATATCTATTCTGCCACTAGTATTCATTACATAAGGGGATGCACTAGTTGCCCAAACAGTGTTTTGACCAGAACCTGCAATAGTGTAATTACCACTACTATAAGCACCAGATATGGCACCATTATAACCTGATGTTGTATCAATTACACCATTGCCGATACTTAAACTTTTGCTTAAATCATTCCAATCATATTGGTAGTCATCAATTTGAATGTTTAGATCGTCTTTATGTTTCTGATTTTCAGTTGTCATTGGCTTCTCTCCATGTATGATCTCCTAACCATTGTATGCGAGTTAGGTATTGATAATTTCTAGGCGCTGCTGTGGTCCAGTTATTTGGACCATTATGTACCAGTCTTGTTATATTTTTATCAGTGTCCCATACTAACCAATAGTACTGACCATGATACAGTTGAAAGTCATATTTTGCAGCATGTACTGCATCAGTAATGTCTAATCTTTTTTTAATGTCTGCAGCCTGTTGTTGCAACACAGCAACCAATTGCATGATCCTGTCATATTCTTGTTTGGCATGCATACGGGCTGCATTGACCATTATGTCTTTTTGTTTAGTAACTGGAACTAAATCAAATTTTGGCCCTGAAGATTCTGTGGCATAAGGCGTTACATTTCGATTAATAAAATGCACCAGATCGTTGCCAATGTTGCCATCAAAACTTGTGCGGCCTTTAGCTGAATTAGATTGATCAATCATAAAACTGTGTTAGTATAGATATTCTTAAACAATTTGTCAACTATTTTTACAAATAAAAACCCCGCACAGGTGCGGGGCGGTTATTAAGATTCTAAATTACTATTAGAAGCTATGTCTAATACCAACATCATAACCTGTTTTTGCGCCTGTAATGGCACTGCCGGTATCACGAGCCATACTAGTGTAGATCAATGTACGCTTGCTCAAAACATAATCAACACCGAGACCAGTTTTCTTTACACTGGCTACAGCATTGTCAGCTTTGCTTTGGCCGATACCTGTTTTAACCACTAGTTTGCCAATGGGCATAACAGCACTTACATTGTAGCTTTTACGATCAACGGAAGAAGCAACAGGATTTAATACTGCGTAAGTAGTACCTACCCGAACAAAACCAAGATTATAACTGGCTAAAACTGCGCGGATTTTATCACCGTCGCGGTTTTCTTCCATACCCACACCCGCTGTAACAGCACCTTGGTTGTAAGCTAACCAATAACTGGTAAGGCTGTTACTGCCAGTGGTAGTTGTGCCTGTTACCTGGCTGTCTTTCAAACCATAAGTCATAGATGCAGTAAAACCACCAATTTTTGGACTAACATAAAATATACCATCAGTGCGGCCTGCTCCAGATCCAGAACCTGAATTAAAATCTGCAGCAGTAGCATAACCAGTGGTCAATACGGCCAAGCTTGCTGCCTGTGCAGTTCCCCATGGATCAGTGTCATTAATAGGTCCTTGGAAGGCTGTCACAGCACGACCTAATCTTAGAGCACCAAAGCCACCAGCTAAACCAACTGTAGATTCACCTTGAAACATTGGACGGTTGCCAGAAGTTCCATCCGCAGCACCTGATTCAGGACTGAATCTTTGTGCTAGACGGAATGTAGCGCGAAGGCCCCCACCCAAATCTTCAGAGCCACTGAATACAATTTGATTCATACCATTGGCAGATTGATCAACACGAGTTTTTTGAGCGCCGATGGGGTTGATCAAACCAACATCAAATTGGCCAGAAATTGTAACTTGAGCCTGAACCGCTGCCACAAATCCCGCACTGGCTAATAGTGCAATTATAGTTTTTTTCATTAGAGAAGTTTCCTTATAAAGTTATATTTACTAGTATTTCAATGAGTAAAATAAAAGTAATCTTGGTCCGGCGTAGAGGAATCGAACCTCTATTGACGGCTTAGAAGGCCGCTGTATTATCCGTTATACTAACGCCAGATAGTTTATTGTAGCACAAAACCCACTGTAGGGTCAAAGCTTTTTGGTCTTTCTTCATAACCAACATAACCCCTGGGGTTACAGATCACCGTACACTGACCTATTTCGTATTGAAAGGTATCGTGTGTGTGTCCGTGTGTCCAATATTTAATATTTGGATTGTCCAAAATTAAATCTTCCAAACTACTGCTGTACCCACCATTCATATGAAAATCTTTTTCATAACGGGGTTTGGTGCTGAGTCTACTGGGGCTGTGATGCGTGACCACAACCACAGGCCTGTTAGCAAATTTTTTGGCAGTTGTTGTGATAAAATCTTTGGCCCACATGTGATCTTCTGCTGTAACTTGGGGTGTAAGTTTATAGTACAGATCTTGTTGTTTATAAAAATTTTGAACCACACGATAATCATTCATGCCATTTTTCAAAGTCATCATAGTAATCGGATCACCGCGATTGCAGTCAGTCCATAGTGTAGCGCCAATTACAACAACATCGTCAATTTCAGTGTAGGTCTTTTCCAGTAATTCAACTTTTTTAGGCAGCACACTGGTAAGATGCTGATAAGTTTTATCAAAACGGCCGCCGTAGTGTTCATGATTACCCATAACATAAATTACTCGGTCATATTTGCTGCACTCTTCATGAAAAAATCGTGTGTAACGATCTGACCGCTTAAAATTACCGTCAGCAGGCCCGCCGGGATTCATGATGTTGTTGATATCATATTCAGCATGAACATGTTTGGCCTCACAGACATCACCTGACAGAATTAAAACTTCTCCGCCAGGTAGTTCCAAATCTGAAAATTCTAGATGCAGATCGCTGATTACAGAAAATTTCATAGAATAATCTATTTATTGAATAAAAAAAGGCACCGAAGTGCCTTTTTGAAGATACTTACAGTATCACAGGCCTAGAGCCATTGCACGGTAGCCAGCAGCTACAAGAGCACGGCTGGGCTTGCCCAAACGATACTCGGTAACGCGAACACCGTTGCCAGCTTTACGCTGATTAGCGTAAACGGCAAAGCCAGCGTGACGAATGCGGCTGACTTCAGCACGGGGATTGCCAATGCTGAAACGCTTGCTGATTTGGCTAGCGGTCATTGCTTCACCATTTTGCAAAGCATTTAGAAGGCGTTGAGTTTTAGATTCTTTTGTAAACATAATTTAATTTCCTTTTAAAAGTTACTGCTTACTAGCAGTTACGGTCTATTATAAGCAAAAAATACCAAGGGGTCAATTTTATTGGTTATACTGTATCAAGTTTCTTAACCGAAATAACATTCATGACTCGAAAGCTGCGCCATTCTTTTTTGTCCAAACACCAAACCGACAGTGTTTCAGGTTTGAACACACGAGTTTTGTGATGCTCTGTTAAAGTCTGCGGTGGCAGTGCTTCAGCTCTTAGAGTACAGGGCATGGATCTTTGGGTTCCGTCTACTTTAGTAAATGTAATGTTAAGATCATCCTTAAGAGCCTGTCGCAGCCAACCGTTGCGTTGGTCCACTGTTAATTCTGTCCAATTATCGGGTAACATATTATGACTCTCCAAGTTTATTTAAAATCGTAATTCTTCAATTTGACTGTTAGTCATAGCAGCAACAATGCCATCTGCTACTTGATCATAAGTAGAAACTTTTCTATCTTGTGGATCAGGGCTTGAGTCTGCCTTGGTAAAACTTGGTTTTACATCTAACAGCCTTATGTTTTTATTTTGTTTTTTCAGTTCTAAACGCAAATTTCTTACAGACATGCTAAGTGCTGTTTTAGCTGCACTGTAAACCAATGCGTCGTCGGTAAATTTTGCTGCTCGCATACTGCTTAGAACTACTATCAAACCCGAATCTCGTTGTCTTATATATTTTTGAATTAAAAATAAATTGCCAACTAAATTTGCTTGAATGATCCGAATCCAGTCTTCTTGATAGTGTTCACTGAATAGACATTTTCCAATGCCCAAAGATCCAGCATTTAATATCAAAATATCTGTGTACTTAAAACTGATATTTTGCATGTCTTGGATTTTTTCTAAATTGAATTCGGGCCGATTTAATTCAATTATTCGATTTGCAGATTCTAAACGATGCAACAAGCATTTACCAATCCCTCTGGTAGTGCCTGTAATTGTTATGTTTTGATTTACAATTGGTGTCATGCTGTTTGTCAGTATTTTGGATAATATCTTATACAACATCGTCCTTGCGGTCACTGGGGAATCGAGCACTGGTATATCGCACAATAAGCACACTTACGGCAATAACAAATGTTGACCCTGCCACTGCTAACATCTCCAGGATATTAATGGGCAAGTGACTCATGATATCCACCATGTGACGAGTTAGTGCCGTAATTGCAATGTACAGCAAAAATCTAACTGGCATATGATTGGTCTTGAAATAGATACCAACCATGGCACCAATTTCTAGATAAATGAACAACAACAATAGATCACTGACCGAGGCATGATGTTTTTGCAGTAATTCATTGAACTCCCATGCTGCGGCCCAGACGGTGGCTGCTCCGATACCAAATAAGGCCAGTTTATGAAATATACTGACCAAAGCATTGCCTAGTGTATCTACATTTTTAATTTTTTGAATCATGCATATCTCATTGCAGTTTAATTTACAGCCTTCGGGTGTCAATAAATATCATACCGCCAACAACTGCCCAAAGTGCTGCAAAACCATAATTGCCTTGCAATGCGTAACCTAAAGCTGCCAGCAGCCCACAGGTTCCACCAATATAAGCAATCTTTTGTTGATTGCGTCCTAACCATTCAAAAATTTTATCTCTCATTCTTCAACTCCGTAAAAATGTTCTTCAATCTTTTCATCGGCTGTAAGCAAAGGACCACATAATTCTAAAGGAGTCTTACGATACACCTCAGTTACAACCGTCCTACATTCCTCTACAATCAACTTGGCGAACTTTTCAGGATTCAACACCGTTATATAATTGCTATACATCTCGCCAGGTTTAGCATCACTTCCACCATATTGATACTTTTCCTCAAGCGATTGGTTATAGAGTTTTTTAATTCGTTCGTTCATTAGTAACATTCCTCAATCTCTACATCATGCCCGAGATATTCTAACAGTGCTTTGATACCCTCAGTTCCCATGTCTTCATCATTATGGTTCCAACTAAAACTTATTCCATCAACTTTGACGGTCCAGCCATCGCAGTATTGTTCAATATCAATTTCTTTCATTTTTAGACCCCAAAATAATTTCGAACATTATCAATACATTCGTCAGCGCCCACTATATCAACCTGGTCACAAAGTTTTATACATTTCCTAACAATCAACTCAGCAAATTTATTGTGGAATACATCTAAGTCAAAACACTTTCCATTGTCAGGCGTAGCGCTAACAGCAAGTTCTCTTGCCTTAATTACTAAATCCTGTATAATTTGTTCATTCATAGATATCCTTCACGCCGTTCAGCACTTTCAAAACAGGGCTTACATACTGCATCATATTTTGGACCCATGCAGTGATAGATGGCACCGTTGCAATACTTACAGAGAATGAAAGCATGAGTCACAATAGAACCTTTCAGCGGAGCATAGAGTTTGTAAAACCCTTCTTCGCGCTCGATATAGCCAATATGTTCGCGTTCTTCTTTCATTATCTAACTGCTTTTGCTCGTTGTTCAATTACCTTTTCCATATCACCTTTTATGACTACATTAGTATAGGTGTCAACATAATTGCTGGCATGATCCACCACTCTATTGTCAGGTTCGTGATAAGTTCTGATCCGTTCATTACCAGCAAGATTCCTTTCTTTGTCTTTGTGAAAGTACGCTTGGACTCTGCTTAAACAAGTGATATAGGCTTGCCGCCGGTTGTCTTCGCGGCTACGACTGTTTGTGCCGTTGGCGGTAATACCAGTTGGTTCATGTATACAGCGACAACAATTTTGATGCTTGTTACGGTGCTGTCCTCCTTTGCCGGTGCCGCTGAACCACTCATATATAAACTGATCCTCTTGTACTTTCATTTTAATTTCTTGGGTCCATACCGCCGTTGCTGACAATGTCGGTATAATTATCGTTTTGATTATTCTGTAGATATTTAACAGCTTCTTCCCAGCCTTCTTGAAAAGTATTCCAATGATCTTCTAATAGGTCACTGACATACTCTCCATTGAGCTTACGGCGTAGACCATGACCTGTACAACTACCCGCAATATTCAATGTCAAATATGTAATAGTCTCAAATGCTTCACGCATAGGATCTGTCATTGTACCTCCTGCTCAATGACTTTACGCAGAGCCTGTTCTATGAACTGATTCAAAGACATATCGTGTTCATGTGCCATTTTCATGTACTTAAATAGTTCTTCATCGGTAAAGTCAACTGGAACGCTGACACGAGTGTCGTAGTTTTCGCCTGCTTTAATGGCTAAAGCTTTCTGGATCCAATCGTCATCAACTTCAAGATCAACATAGTCGACATTGTCCCAGGCAACATTTTTGTATTCTGGATTTTCACGATCAGCATAATCGTTATAAGCTTTTACCCAATCGGGATTAATTAAACGATATGCTCTGTTGTGTTTGTAGTCACAGCTCTCAACCATATAGACTTCTTGAGTTCCAGTATCAAATGTAATATTGAAACTGTATCCATCATGATCTCCGTTCCATGAGGATAAAGTATAAGGCTTGTTGCCAAAGCAAGTCCAACAGTAATCACTGCCTTCAGTGATGCGATAGTCAATCACTTCCATCCATTCTTTAAGAGTCAGCATGTAATTTCTCCATTAAGAAAAGTTAGTGCAATTATACAGTGTTGTGAATTTAAAATCAAGACCCTATGATTTTAATGCTTGAAAAGTTTGTTGTTTAGCACGCCGATCAAACTCAACTGCCTCCGCATCTAATATGAGATGTGAAATTTGGTTTACAAACTCTGTTATAGCACTTTTACCTTCGTCGGTCCAGTGATCGTAATTTTTACCAACGCTACTTTGATAGTAGAATCGACGGTTCTGCAAAAGTTCGTTAATGCCACCGTACATTAGTTCTTTAATTGCTTGTTTTTCCATGTTAAATTTTCTCGCCCACTTCAAAGCCACGGAATTTGAGGAAACGCGGAAAACGCAACGAATAACTGCCATCCTGATTTTGTGTAACTGCATCAGCACGGACTTCCACAATTTGTCCGATAACTTTAGATTTAGCAGACCAATAACTATCACGGTCACTGTCAGTAAAGCCACTGCCTACATTAACACGAATGTTTTTTCCGTCATCTTTGCCTTCGCAAATAAATGCTCCTAGTTTACCCTGATTTCTTCCTGTGCCTTCTTCTACTGCTGTTACGGCCAAAGACACTTCGATAAATGGTTTTTGTTTCAACCAACTGGCGGTGCGTTTACATTCATAAGGCGCATTCAAGTCTTTGAGCATGATACCTTCGTAGCCGTTTTCAATGGCACTTTTGTTATACATGGCATATAACCTTTGTCCATCGTCAGTGTCAAGGTCCACTTCAGCGTGATCCAAACACCTCACATTAGCCATGCTGCGAATTAGATTACTGTCATACCAACTGTTAAGCCAAGCACTGCGATCCCGTTGTTTGAGTTTGCAAAGACCTTGCTCAAAATCTTTTAAAGGCAAGATATCAAACAACCAAAGCACAGCATCGTTGGCTTTGACATTGCTTTTACGATGCACTTGTTTCATCAAGTCTTGAAAACTACTGCTCATTACTTCGCCGTCTAGTACCATAGGTTCTTTAAAAGTACTGGCATTCAAACTTAACTGTTGTTTTATGTGTTCAAAGTTGACCAGTTCTTTGCCGTTGCGGCTAAACTGGTCCACACGGCCATCAGGATAAACAATAGTAATTACTCTAACACCATCCAACTTTACTTCGATTCTTTTTGTGCCAGTTACCTTAGATTCATGATTTTGGCTGTCATGAGCCAGCTGACAACTGAACACAGGCACTTGATAATGTTTGTATTGTTTTGCCACTACATTATTAATGGTTTTTTCGCTGACACCGCAACGCAGATCTTTGATAAGAATTCTGCGATACCAGTCATTCCACTCAGCCTTGGTGGCTGATTGCATCATTTCAACAACTGTATCCCTTGCAAGGTTACCGGTGAGTTGGCGATTAACCAAACCAGCGACAATGACAGTAAAACTATTCCAAGATAAACCAGCACCATCCGCATCTTTTTTCTCCGGTATTTGTTTAAGACCAAAGGTCACAGTGCTGTCCAGTGCTAGTCTGCAACCCTCAAAAAATTCATTATTTTCCTGCTGGGCCTGAGCAAGAATGATTGCCTCTTTGTTGAGCCTGCTGCTGTGACGCTCTAGGTCACGAATTACTTGAAAACAAGGATCGGTCATAAAAATAACATTGATTTATTGGACACAATGTTATTTTAGCAGTGAATGTTTTTTTTGTCAAATGTTCGATTCGAAAGTGGTAACTGTAATGTTGTTTTCTGTCATGTATAACTGTCTAAGAAAACTACCTGCGGTTCGTCCAACATTTGCATTGCCATCTATATAAGAACTTTTTGCTGCTGCATTAGTCCAAGCTGCTTTGTCAACCCAAACACTTTCCCAAGTCCATACTAGATCGTCTTGGTCAGGCACAGCTCCTTGGCTGATAAAGCCTTTTGCTGTATCATCTAATTGCGCTACAGATTCATCAATTACCTGTGCTGGTGTTTTGCCAGCAGCATCGGGGAAAGGATCAAGTACAGACTGAGGCACTGTAGTTAACCAAACATCAAAATTTGGCACAGAAAGATTTGGTTTTGTTGTAGTACTGGTGATTTTATAAGGCATTTGAATTATCCCGTTTAAATTATTTATCACGGAATCATAGATAAATGCTTGCAGTTACCCCTAAATTTAAATCCTGTGCAACTACAAGTTAGCCCTTGTTCTGTTTGCTCCACAACATAAACATCCCCTTTGCTGCCTTTAACTTCCCAGCGAGGATTCACGGTGACTTCTTTGGAAATTTTAAAATTCCAAGTGTTTTTAACTTCTATAAATGTTCTTCCCCTGGTGTCAATTCTGATTGGTGATTTAAATTCTTTGGGAGTTTTGGTTCCGGGGGACACATAAGCATACATCAAAGTCTTTCGGTCGTCCAAAAGATAAATGCCATTGGCATAGTTACCATCATACTTGGTGGTTTCTTGATAGAATTTCATTGCTGAAAAAACTTGTTGCTATAACCATATTATAGCACAATTGGTAATTAAATGCAAGAATTTTTTAGAAGAAAATTTGGGAAAACCGTTATTTATTATATTATCTATTAAGTTTGGCTAAGTTGCAAAAACGCAACACCGACAACCAAAACCACCCAATATCAAATTCAAACCATTTTTTACTGAGTTTTACACTGGCAGGATTCAAATGATGATTGTTGTGCAGTTCTTCTCCACCGATTATTATACCCACTGGGAAAATATTTTTACTAGCGTCCTGTGTT